CAAAAGCGAGAAGAAGCGCGCCGGGAAATTTACTGGCAATCGTAGTCTTACCAGACTTAGGAGTGCCATAGAATAAAACTGAATATCCTCTTAAATCTCTTGATACTTCATGTGGTTTAAGGTCAAGCAAACTCATAATTATCTTTCTCCTTTAATTATTTTATTTATAATGAGGAAATGAAAGGGGTAGATAACTACCCCTTATTTAATTAGAAGTTGTAGTCGCCCTTTGCAGGAGCCGCAGTTGCTTTAGAAGCACCGGCCGCAGCCGCGTTACCACGAGAAGCCTGATACTCGTCCTGACGCTTCTTAATCTCAGCAAGATGAACCTCACGAGCGGTCATCATCTCACCCAGTTCAGAAGCCAACAAAGTATCTTCGCTATCCCACTCATAAGTCTCAGGCTGTGCCCAGTTAATCACAAAGTCACGCTGAGAAGTACGAGTTTCCTTTACAACAGCTTCACCAAATGCGCTCTCTTCCTCGGTCTTGCGTACAATAGTTTTGGATACCTGAATACCCTGAACTCTGGTGAAGACAGGAGAACTAGAGGAAGCGCCGAGATTTTCGAAATAATCGAGAGCTTTTGCGGGAGCGTATGGCTCATAAACACTAAACTCAACAGGGAGCAGAGCATTGCGGAAGTCAAACACGCAACCCTTAACAATTACCTTTTCGGGAGTTTCCTTTTCTTCATCGGCCTCAACACGACGGACATTAGTAATCACCATATCAGTGTTGAAAGTTGCACGACTCTTAGGCTCGCACAGTTCCTGTACCTGATGTACGAAACCTCCCTCGTTACGACGGACAGACACCAGATTACCATCCTTATCATACCACTCATTTAGACCAATGGCAGTATCAATACGGACCTTACCTGCGTTCTCTTTGCCGTGTTCCATTACAGAACCAATCTTGCCATCAATGATAGATTGCAGAACATTAAAGGTGTTATTAGGCTTGCCCTTAGCGGTCACCGCAGTTACATAAGTGAAATGCACTTGCACAACATTGAGCATCTCGTCATCAGTTGCCACACTAAGAGTACCACTAATAAACTCAGTACCGGGATTCTTAGAGTTAGGACCGCTCTCCTTCATTTCCAGCTTGTGCTCGTAAACATAACCTTCGACATGGGATTCATTCTTCATTTTCTTACTCATTGTTCAAATTCTCCTTATAAGCGTTAATATCAAAATTTTTGCCCTTTTCCGTCAAGCTATAAATGACAGGATTCTGGCCATATTTATCTACAAACCCATCAGATACGAGTTTTCGAATAGCTCCCGATACTTTGCGAGATGAAATAACCATTCCATCTGCGATATCTTTTGCTTTCAAATTCGTAGTATCGCAAGTCTGTAAATACTCAAGGATTGAAAGTCCACTTTCTGTGAACATGGGTTTCTCCATACCTTGCTGAGCAAGGAGGAGATTATAGACATCTTGTACTTCATCGGGAAGTACAACTGGCTCCTTGCAATTCTGCACTAGCCAGTCGAAGTAATCAGTAAATGCTTTGTACTTATTATTCATTTAATCCATTTCCTTACCTTTTATACATATATAATAACATAAAATTAAAGAAAAATCAACTGACCCTATCATACCGCCAAAATTGATATTTGATGTCGTTATATGAGGCCATTAGGTCTTCCTCAATAGCATTCCATTCTTTTGATTCATCGAGATTAGGGAAAAAGGTATCAATATTATCATGGCTTGCATAGATTTTTGTTACATAAACTCTATCACAATAGGGGAGAAGAGCATTGTAAATCTGTCCTCCACCAATAACAAAAATATCCATATCACTAGCCTTAATGTAATTAAGAGTTCCCTCTAATGGCATTGCAACAGTTAGATCTCCAAGAATAGAAATCACCCCATTTGAAACCATTGAGTTAGAAACAATAATATTGATACGGTCTGGAAGCCTTGGCAGAGCATCCTTTTTAGGAAGACTCTCCCAAGTATTGCGTCCCATTACTACAACATTATATTTGGTCAGCTCTTTAAAATGTTTTAGATCAGCTGGGATATGTTCTAATAGTTGACCTTGATAGCCAATCCCCCAATTCTCGTCTACCGCAACAATAGCAGAAATCATATACCCAACTCCAACTTTAACTGCGGCTTCATGGGAGAGTAATTCTCTATCGTAAAATCATCAATGGTCATGTCATAGAAATTAGTTTTCTCAGGATTTAGATGCAATACAGGATTCTTGCAAGCATCATCGCCAAAGAACATACTATTGAAAAATCTTGAAATCATTTCATGTGCAGCATCCATATGACGGTCATAAATCTGTTCATTAGCCACTACATGACTAAATACTCCAGGTTTATAACCAGTATGACGAGCAATCATCATCAAGAGCGCTGCATACTGAATTTCATTGATACCACCGGGACCAGAAGCGGTAAGCATATCGCCGCTACGTTGAACCAGCATCATATCAAGATATTCTCCACGAACATTCCAGATGGTTAGAAACGCACAAGGTGCCAATCCCGCGGTTTCATGGAGATCAGCCTCCTGCCATAAAGAAACTACCTTGCGGCGACCATATGGATCATTTTCAATATCCTTAATCAAATTATTGATTAAATCATATCGACTTACTGTTGCTCCATAGCGCTGACCGATCGTACCATCACCAATATCCCAGTCACCCCACCAATTAACACCCATTTCCTCCATCTTAGCGATTTCATTCGTGGGCTTTTGATAGATAGTGAAGATTTCCTTGATACCAGTCTTCCAAGCCATCGGCCGCAGGGTACAAATAGGAAATTCTCCTTTGGATAAATCATAAGTGCGGAAATTATGATTTACAGAGAGAGTATGCGCGGGAGTGCCATCTGCATAATGCGGTCTTGGGTTAATATCCTTATATCCATTATCAAGAATAAGATTGATTGTCTCAACCATATAATTATCTGCTTTATTCATTCAGTTATCGTCTCCCACAGTATTTGTGTATCCTACGATGTTGAATTGATTGAGCCAAGAATCTAGCTCATCAATAACAGCAATATATTTCATACCTCTAGCTTTTGTTAGAAAATATCCATAGCTGATAAATCCTAAATTTTGAGGTAGATTACGCTCTTTTGTTAACTCTAAGAACTTTTTAACCATCAGCTGAGGGTGTTGAGTAACAAAGAGTACCATCTTATCAGGATACTTATGCGCTAAATCATTTGCGTAGTGCATTAAGCTAGTTGTCTTACCTGTACCACGACTTGCAATTACCTTAAACATTATGAACCTCCACGAGTTCCATTCATACCTAGCTCTTTAGTCTTATAGAACTCAATCCAATAAGTCTCTCGTTCATTTAACTAATCTCTAGGCACTTCTTCCAAAACCTCAAATATAAAATTATATTGACCAGATTTTTGCATCGCCTAATATAACTTATTAGTCGCAGGTCCGTATGCTAAAGAGGTTTTAATGTGCTGTCTAAAACGCTCTTTAATATCAACAGACTAACCAATATAAGCCTAACCAGTTGTTAAATCGGTAATCTTATAGATGCCGCAGACCTTCGCTGCTTTAGAGAATAATCTTGCCATAAGCGTATCATATGAAGGTTTATAATAAGTTTCCCAAATTAGCTTATCTATTGCTTCTTTCTTAAAGAAACGCTTCTATAATTCACGGAGCAATTCAATATCACTAATATCTATTTCATCAATAGCAAGACGATAATAGTCCTAATCTGCGGCAATCGCTTCTTGGCGTTGCTAAGCCTAGATATAAGACAACTATTTAGCTTCTAATTCGTGGAGTTTGTCTTGCTGATAAGAGATTTGATTAGTTATCTATTGAAGTTCTGCTAAATGATACTTTTCTTTGGCTTGATATGTTTCATCCAGCTCTTTAGTTTTCTTTTCAAATTGAGCTCTAGCGCTCTCTTCTGCTCGCTACTCAGCGCTTTCCCGCAACTTATTCGCAGTATCGTTCAAAGAATTGACAATTTCATTATGTGATGCAATATCTTCTTTTACTTTTGCTAATTCTCTCTATTTCAATGCAATATCTTGTTCAATGCGTTTATTCTCTTCTTGTCTTTCTTTATTTATCAATACTACCTAAAGCCGATTATTGCGAAGATATAAAACATATCCGATTAGCGCAAGAATAACCAGGCCTGATAATATGTAATAAATCATAAGTAAAAGAAATCGGTAAGAGGCATAATCCTCTTACCGATCTAATTTATTACTCCTGGGCGTCAGGATCGAAAGCCAAGCCCTTATCAGTCAAGCGAAGATACTTAACTTTCTGATGGGAGCCATCGGCAAGCTCAACCTCAGCGGGCTCACGCACACCATAGTCCTTGCGCTGTAGAGCGGAGGTAAAAATACCATCAACCTGGCGCTTCTCAAGACCAAGAGCTTCAGCCACATCAGCGGCAGTCAGATCCTTGTCAGTATTGTCCTTTAGATAATCAAAAACCTTACGAGTATTTTCCTTCATAGCCATTGTAATAATCTCCTCTAAAATGTATTATTTAATTCTCGATGCAATTAAAGCATCAATTTCCAGTAAAGCATTTATCCCATCGGGAAAAGCCATAATCTAGTTAGTTAACTGCATAATTCGGTCTTCTGCGTGGGCTTTTTCCTCTTTTGAGGAATTTTCATCTTGGTGAATAAGTTCGCATTTATAGATTTCATCTGCGAACCGCTTCATCTGTTTACGGGTCATACAATCTGTCCTTTTACTATTGCTTTTCTGAATTACATATATATTATATCAGAAAATATTTTTTAAGTCAACAAAAAATTTCTGATATAACGCAATCTTTAGCATCCTTATCTTCTCGTTTACACTTGAATACTGGATGTCGCAAAGTATGCTCTTTCTTATCAATTTGCATACAATCAAGAGCTACAACATGACCAAGCCACAAATCGGGATTCTCAGTCATTTCTCTTTTGTTATCGTCAGTTAATCCAGAACTAACTGTACCTAAATCAACTAATTCACCCTTATCATTGTATGCGCCAATCTTAATTGCGGTTTTCCAGCCTAAATAATAAGGCTTAGTTACCGGAGTATAAAATCTATCCGCTTCGTCCAACCACTTAGAACCATTAGCGGGAGGATTGTTGAAATACTTCTCATATAGATTACCCTCAACTAAGCGGGGATTGCACCATCCACCAAAGCAATGGTCTTCCTCAAAGCAATCATAGAATGAAGGTTGCGTCTCTTCCCAGTATTCCCAAGTAGCTAACTCTTTACCAGTATACTCTTTTGTAGCATCGCAAAAGCCAGTGCAGATTAAATCAATAGAATCCATCTGCTTGACTTTAATAGTCGACCACGCAGGTCTTTTACCGGGAGTGTATGGATAATCCTTCTTCTTTAAAACTGCACCCTCGCCGCCAGATTTCAAGATACGAGAGATTTCAGCTTCCATATCTTCGTCAACACGAGTAGCAAGTCTCAAGAAACTGTACTGGTCGAGATTATGTTTCTTCCAAATTGCTGCAAGAATTTTATAGCGCAAATCCGCAGGTGAGTCAATAAGATTGACCGTATCATATGCAATAATATCATGCACATAATAATGGATTGGTTCTTTTTCTTGTCTCTTGATAGCAAGAGCAGGTAAACATCCCATAATACTTACAGTATCTTTCGATGTACCTCCGGGAACATAGATTTCTCCAATAAGGATAGTTCCTGCGGGAAGGCAGTTCAACGCCTCTTTTAAGTGAGGTACATTGTCACTTTTTTCTGTAAGGATACCAGATAGTTTACTTACTGTGCGACCAAAAAGATAAGAATGATTTTCAGTTTTTACAAACTGATAAAATGCTCCATCAATCTTCTCTTCAAGAAAATATTCCCCATTAGAGCATACTTCAGAGAGCATGGATTCCTTTCCCGCAGGTAACTTCCAAATAAGCATTGGCTCAATCATTAAGTTTTCTGCTTCAGGATATAATTCATGTATCTTATCTTTATCAAAACTCATTTATTGTTATTCCCTTTCTTTATATAAATATATTATAATAATTAAAAAGAAAAGTCAACTAAGAGAAAGAATGGGTATACCCATTCTTTCTCTTATACTTGCGTAATAGAAATCACTTGTTCGTTGTTCTTCAGCATGATATTGCCCATGGAAACTCGACCAAGAGTGGGAATGTCTTTACCGCTAATAACAATAGAAGACTTGTCACCATTGATAAGGAGATTATCACTTTCTTTGATAATCTCCGCTCCGGCGATTTCTCCCTTATAGCAGAGTAATCCCTTGCCTCCACGATTCTGTAAAGTAAGTTCATCAATCTGCATTTTCTTACCCAAGCCATTCTTGGAAACAATAGCGAGATAATCTGCGGGATCTACGATCGGCAATGCCGCGATTACGCTGTCGCCATCATTTAGTTTCATGCCCTTAACACCTTGCGCTGTGCGCGAAGAGATAGGCATTTCCGTGGTTCCAAATCGAATAGCCATACCATTCTTTGTTACCAATAACATCTGCTCTTGATTGATAAATGTAACATCTGCAAGTTCATCGCCATCTTTAAAACTGATAGCGATAATACCCGTACGTTTCATCTTATCATATTCATCAAGAGGAACCTTCTTGATAGTACCATTCTTTGTGGCAAAGAAGATAAACTTCTTGTCAGTATCTCTGGTCATTGTTGTAAATGCCATAGGTTTCTCGCCATTCTCAAACTCAATTAGAGTGGAGATAGGCGTTCCGTTAGACGCATTTGTACCTTCTGGAATATTATCCACTAATACACGATACATCTTGCCCTTAGAGGAGAATACCATCAAGGTATCTTGCGTATTAGTCTTCTGTGAGAAGAGAACAATGTCGCCTGTCTTAACGCCAGTAGTATTACGCTTTTGAGCCTTAAAATTCTTAGCATCAATACGCTTAATAGTGTTCTTCTTTGTCACTACAACTACGCAATCCTTCGGCTCAACGACAACTACTTCTTTCTCTTGCTTTGGAATGTCGGTGTTAAGCAGCTTAGTTCTACGAGCATCACCATAAGTGTCTCTTAACTGAGTAATCTTAGAGATTAAGACTTTATTTCTTACTTCCTTATTAGTTAAGATTTCAATACACTTAGCAATAAACTCTTTCTTTTCTTTTAACTCATTGACTAATTCTTCTTTATCAATACGAGTTAATTTGCCGAGCTTCATATCGAGGATTGCGTTTGCTTGCACTTCATCAACAGAGAGGAAATCCATTAGCTTAGTTCTCGCATCAGCGCGTCCCGCAGATTGTTTAATCAATGCAATTACTTCATCAATCTTATCAACTGCGGCAATCAGACCCTCAAGGATATGTGCTCTTGCTTCAGCTTTCTCTTTATCGAAAGTTGTGGCATTGACGAGGACTTCTTCTTGATGGTCAACATACGCATGGAGTAAATCAACCATAGAACAGAGCTTAGGTGTGCCATTGACAATATAGTTCATGTTATAGGATAAAGTAGACTGTAAATCTGTCAGCAAGAACAACTTATTCAATGCCTTAGATACAGACACTCCATCTTTTACATGGAATACCAACTTGTTCTGACCGATATTAGACTCATCATCAAAGTCATCAATCAGCTCACTTAGAACATCAATATTCTTCTCAATCTGCTCTTTAATCTTATTGCGGTAGGTACGATAAGGAATACTGGTGAAGACGATATCCTGCCCATCAATCTCATAATCGCCCTGAATTTTCAGAGAGATATTAGATTTACCGGACGCAAAAGCTGTCCGCACATCCTTAATGTTAAGAACTGTACCACCGAGAGGGAAATCTGGTCCGGGAATATAAGACAACACTTCATCAATAGTCAGTTCGCCCTTCTCGATTAAAGCAATAGCAGCATTACATACCTCTGTCAGATTGTGCGGGGCAGAGTTATGCGCCATAGAAATGCCGATTGCTTGACGACCGTTACAGATTGCGTTGGGAAATAGTGAGGGAAGAACGATAGGCTCTTGGAACTCACCATTGTAAGTCTCTTTAGTAGGAACAACATTCTTACTAAAGTCATTCATCATCAGGTCGGTAAACTTAGAAGGCTTAGCCTCAGTATAACGAGAAGATGAGAACATATCGTTATTTTCCTGTGTACCCAACTGTCCCTGCCCAGTTACAAGAGGATAGCGCATGAGAAACTCCTGCGCCATCTTCCGCAGAACACCATAGCAAGCAATATCGCCATGGAAGTAGGAGGTTGCCAGAGTAGAACCAATGATAGCATTACACTTCTTAGTCTTACTCTTGTTATCCATCTTTAGATAATCTTCCATTGTCCAAAGAATCTTTCGCTGAGCACTAAGGAGACCATCTTCCGCGGCAGGAATCGCACGATCGGTTAGAACTTCTTCTGCATAAGTTAGAAAGTTATCTTTAGCTTCATCAAGAATATCAACTTCTGTAATCAAACTCATAAAATCACTCCTTATTACTCAAAATTGAAACCGAGTTCGTTGGCATTATCGTAGATATACTGCTTGCGGGGTTCAACTGCGCTGCCCATTAGAATGTTGAGTAATTCCGTAGTTTTCTCTGCATCAGAGATAGAAATACGCTTATATCTCTCATTCATAAAGCAAACTTTTTGCAAATCTTCAGGATTCAACTCGCCAAGGCCCTTAGCACGCAGTAAATCATACGAGCCGTTATGACTATTCTTCCACTCTGTTAATTCATCTTCGGAGTAACAGTAATACTCTTTTCCCTTTTGACGAATAATATACAATGGAGTTACAGCCCTGTATAGCTTACCCGCTTCCACGAGAGGCCGCATATAAGTATAGAAGAAAGTGATAAGCAGAAGCTCAATGTCTGCGCCATCACTATCTGCATCGGAAGTAATAACAATCTTGTCAAAATTCATCTTATTGACATCAAAAGAAGAATCAAATCCAGCGCTAATTACACGCACAATATCTGACATCTCTTGATTCGCAAGAATCTTGTCTACCGCAGTTTTCAACGGAGAGACAATCTTTCCTCGCAACATATAGATGCAGTCAGTCTTAGGATTGCGGGCCTCCACCGCAGACGCACCTGCAGACAAGCCCTCTACGAGAAGGAGGTTACGGTTTTTAGGATTCTTATTCGTGCAATCAATAAACTTGTTACTGATTTGCATTTTTGCCTTAAGACCGGTTTCCTTTTTCGCTTTTACTCCACGAGCCGCGTCTCTTGCCTTACGAGCAGCTTCTCTCGCTTTACGGGCATTAAGCGCCTTATCTGCGATTCCCTTAATATCTTTCTCGTTTGCGGCGAACCAGTATTGAAGTTCCTCTGCAATTGCCGCGGTAAAGGGCTTCATATCGAGTTTAACTACTCTACTCTTAGTCTGAGCATCATATGCAACACCAGGAGCGGTCACATTAAAGGCAATATACATACCTTCCTGACAATCTTCACCAGTGAGATTTTCGTCCTTATCTTTTAGCCACCCTTTTTCACGGAAGAATTTATTCATCTCTCTCGTGAGGATGGTTTTAATTTGCGTAATATGCGGACCTGAATCTGTAAGGCCAGTATTTACATAAGGGACAATGGTTGCAGAATAAGCATTTGTATAAGTTAGAACTAAATCTAACTTGTTCTTGCCATCAGAAAAATTGAAGTTTAAGCGGTTCTTCAAGATTTCCTTACCTTTAACTGCTTCATCTACTAAGTCCATAAGACCATTCTTAGAAGCGAAGATAACCTGCGGTTGTCCTTCTCTATTCAACTCGATAGTCAGGCCTGGGCACAAGCACGCAATTACCTTAAAAAGATTGGTAATGACAGACATATCTACCTCCGGATGTGTGAAGAACTCTTCATTAGGCTGCCACTGAACCAAAGTACCAGAGGGACTATTCTTGTTATCCCATGTGCCCGTATCTCGTTTATCAAAGACGCCTTCCTTGAACCAGATATGCTCGTACTTACCATTTCGATGAGTAATTACCTCAAGCCAATGAGATAGATAAGTTGTCAGCTTACTACCAATACCATTCAAACCAAGAGCAGTACCTTCATAAACGCCATCGTCAGAATACTTACCAGAAGTATTTAGCACGCTAAAGGATGCTTCGAGCACAGTCTTACCATCATCACGCATGGCATTAGGAATAAATCCCTGACCGTTATCTTCTACAATAATCGTATTATCCTTTTTAATGGTAACAATAATTTTATTACCGTGACCTGCCTTAAATTCATCGACTGCGTTAGAGACAATCTCAATCAATAGCTGAGTAGAATACTCAGTGCTACCGACGTAAACGCCTGGCCGCAGTCTTGTAAACTCTAATGGAGAAAGTGACTCGATTGATTTCTCGTCATATAGTTTTCCCATATTTAACCTCCATACATATCTAATACTTGCTGTTCTGTAATCTTGCCTGTTGCTAATTGGTCAGCAAGCTCATTAAACAGCGTTCCATTATGTCCTTTTACATATCTTAAATCAACCCGTAATCCTTCTTTAGTGGTTAATCTATCATATTCGAGAATTAAGTCCTTATTCTCTAAGGGTTTATTACCGGCACGAACCCAGCCATTCGCCTTCCAATTCTTAATCCAATTAGTGAAACTATTGACACAATACATAGAATCACTATAAACAATAGGAATGAAGAAATCGCCGTCTTTCGCGCCATAATGAGTTAATGCCCACAAAATTGCAGACATTTCCATTCTATTGTTTGTTGTCCCATCTGCGCGTTCAGAATATGCGGCGATAACTTTATAGGTTGACGGATCTTGATGCGGTTCCGCTTCGCAAACCACAACTCCAAAACCACCTTTTGCGTCTTTCGCGCCATTCTTTAAGGTTGAGCCGTCTGTATATATTACTATCATTCGCTATACCTCAAATACTTCATTTATTTTTAAGTTCTCCTTTTTTATTTCTGAATATATAATACCATATATTTTATAAAAAATCAAGCTTAAAATAAGAAAAGGCTTAGTAGATTATTAAATCTACTAAGCCTTCAATATTAGATGGTTGCCTCATCCTAGATTATTTGCTGCTATTGTTGCTCACACATAGCTAAATCATAGGTAATTCCACCCTTGCGATGATCAGATTTACTCATATTTAAGTAAAAAGAACAAACAATACCATGCGCAGACCAGGGTAATCCTACTAATGCACTAATCCATGGAAGAGTGCCTAAATAACCGAGATGTACGCAATAGAAAGCAAGAGCAATACCAGAGATAGTTACAATCCACAATAAAGAGCGAATATCGCAAATAAGTTGTTTAGAAAATTCTCTCTTCTAGTTGTGTCTTCTTTTCCCTCTTGTTTGACGAGTCATTATTGACCACTCTTTTCAGCATAACGTTTTAGAACGGCTGCAAATTCACCACGAGTCATAAAGCGTTTTGGCATCAACTGACCTTTTTCATTGCCATTGATTAAGCCATTAGCTTGTGCCCAAGTCATTGCGTCTTGCTCCCAGGTGACTGGTTGCGCAGCGAGCTGACTAAGATATACATTCATCATTTCATTGAATTTTTCTTGAGTCATGTCTTCATCATCCTCCTCGATACCTTTAGACTGCATTAAAGCAGCAACATCTTTGCGGACGGTTGTCATATCTTTGCCATATTTCTTGAACCAATGGTATACATCAGCATGGTTGCTACCGAGACCTAGTTGATAGCTATCTTGATGGCAGAGAATAGTTGGAACCGTTACACCATTTACATTTACAGAACCATTTGGATTGATATTATATGTCTTGCATAAGTAAGCTGTCAATTCGCAAGCTTCTTTGTAGACTTTAGCGAAGTAATCGGGGTCACTTAGATTGTCTTCGCAGATTTCAAACTGAATCCATCCAGTATTACAGCTACCTTTAGATCCTGAACCGCAACCCCAAGGTCTATAATTCCAAGGTAGTGTTTGTACTGCGGCTACGCTTCCGTCAGCAAGAGCACCAATCCAAGCGTTTACACCAGCCTGCTATGAACTATGATTCCAATCGGTTCTACTGGTATTTTTACCAATTTTAGTAATCAGAGATTGATAGTTCTTGTCGTTCTCAGACGGTTGAACATAACGCTTAATGGTCTTATTATTAGCGCCTGTACTGTGCCAGAGGACGCCTTTAATATCCATCTTGCGGGTTTGCTTATAACAAGTGCTATTAGTCATCATACAAACCAATGGTTGATTAGCGTTTGAATATTTCATCTTAGCTACTTCCTCCTTTTGCGTTGAATAAGTATTGAAGTAACGTTGGCCATATAACGCACGCTATTTTAGTGTGCTAGAGCTCTGATCTGCCGGTCTTTCGAACTGAGTGACCACCAAATTAGATGCTTCTTCAACAGATGAGGTAGTCTTCAAGATTTTTAATAGCTGGGAGTAACTTGTAGTTAGTTCCTGATATAAAAAATCTAGTTGGGTGTTTAAGTCACCAATAGACTTTCCTCGACTTTTACACAGCTAAAATAGACCTTGCTTGCGGCTCCAATATGTCCATTGAGCTAAACCATATCCCGCAGAATCATGCGTGAAATTGGTATAGGAGCCGTTATCAACAGCCGCAGTATACGAGGCATCATTCATTCCTAACTCACTCTCATATGAGTTCTATAAGTTAGTTGGAATAAGTCCGCTTTCCGCGAATAGATTCCCCATTAGACCTGCGGCGCCGCAGTTACTTAATCCTTTTGATTTGAGATAATCCCAAATAACTTGAGCATTATCCGCCAATGACCTCACCTCCAATTAGGGTATAAAAATAGGTCGAGGGAAAAATTCCCTCGACCTCGTTATTAAATTTTATCAGCGATAGAAGCAATCTTACTACGATAGATATTCTTAAGAGTTACCTCTCCATAAATATCCTTACCTCTAAATACTTTTGATACTCTCCGCATACCGTTATTTGCACCAGAGAAGTGAATATCATCAACCTGAGTTTTTTCATCACCATCAATAATACAAATACAATCTTCGCCAACACGCTGTAGAGCGAGTTTCATCAGTGTGCGGTCAAGGTTTTGAGCTTCAGAAATATAGATACCTGCGTTCATACCAGAAGTATCATAACCACGAATATCAGAGAATGGTAGTAAAACTAATTTACCTTCTGCGATTAGTCTCTCAACTTCCTCTCGACCGCCGAACTTACTACTTAGCAAGTTGCCAATCTGAGAGTCAAGTAGCTTTTCGTCTTTTGTTCCCGGATAATATCCGAGACGAGCAGAGTTAGCAGTAGCAACAGTATTGCAGAAGATAATAATTTTATCTAGTTCATGGGCTTCCATTTTTGCCATTAAATAAGCCAGAGAAACGAAAGTCTTTCCGCTACCAGCTGGACCTTTAACAAGAGTTAGCTTGTTATTACGCAAACTATCAAATAGCATCTTTTGATAAATATCTCCAGAGTATGGAGAAATCTTACCAAACCACTTAGAGTTAATGGTCTTAGAAGAAAGGTATCTGAACTCTTCGCCTGTCCAAACCCGCAAATCAACAATCTCTCCATTGCTATTTTTCAGGATAAGATACTGTCCTGGTAATAGGTTAAAGGAATTATCGTTCGGATTCTGATAAAACTCTGCTAGAGCTTCGTCGCTATAAGTAACTTCAATATAACCAGTATAATTGTCTACTTCTTCTGGAACGCTCTCAATCATTCCATTACCAAAGAAGCAGTTAGCGATATGCTTTAGACTTAAATCGTTAGTTACAAAGACAATATCTTTTTCTTTGTCGCACGCAATGGCATCAGACAAGATGCGAGTATCATCAGTAACATCGAAACCCGCTTCTTTAATTACGAACTCATTGTCTACTTTGTGCGGGATTACTTCATACTTATCTGGATATTCTTCAAACAAATGAAGCAATAGACGAGCTGAATACTTGATGTCAGCATCCTTATTTGAAGCCGTCTTAATTCTCTCTAATTCTTTTAATGTAATTGAGGAAACTAAGAAGGGCTTCTTGTCCTGCTCAAATAGACTTTCTCCGGCCAACAAAAGGGAGCAAGTATCGTAGAAGTATCTATCTGTTGGAAACCGTACATCATAGTTCATGTTCATCTTCCTCTTCGTATGTAGTGGCAAATCCGATTGCCCTAGATTGAGTTTCTCCTTCACTAAGTTTATTAATCGCAACATTGTGACGAACAATTCTTTCATTTATATTAGCTTTAATAAGTTCTGTAATAGCACTTATAATTTCACTAATACTATTGAGTAAGGTGGCACCTACTGTGATAAGGAGAACTCCAATTAAAATATTTACCAATAAAACCACCTCTTATGTTATTATAATAAATAAGAGAAGTTTGTTAATTATTATCGGCCTTCTGTCTAAAGCGTTTGACAGATTCAATAGCTTTATCTTGACCAAGAATATATTTATGTAACATATTTTTCTCTTTATCAAGAGCCTCTTTAAGTGCGTCGGCTCTATATTTGCAGCGCATCATATTTCGATTAAAAGCGCCTAATGGGTCCACTTCCGCAGGAGTTTTAACGCCAAGACCTAATACCTCTTGATAAAACTGATTGCGGACATTAAACTTATCTCTCTCTTGCTTATAAAAATATTCAAGGGCTTCAATTCTTGCTTTTGATAGAGCAATATTATATCCAACTTTTTTAGAGTAGAAACCTTCATCACCCTTACTTAGTACAGCAGCGCCATGAAAAGTATGCCCTTGATAGCAAATCTTTACATTGGTGATACCTTCTTCTTCCTAATAATCTTTCATAATCACAGGAGCTTTATATATAGCTTTAACCAAATTCATATAGTTTTGTTCTCCTTATTTAATTCTTTATCTATATGATAGCAAAATTTTATAGATAAATCAAATTTGCCCTATTTCTCCGAAAAATTTGCTGGGCCTATGTGCGCGGAAACTCGGAGATCGACGATGCTAGCGACAAAAAAAAAGAGCCGCGCTCTTACGAACGCGGTTCTTCAAAATTACTCCTTATTGGAGGAGTCTGCCAACTTGCCACCGAGGAAACCGGTGAGCAAGGTTTTCACATCAATACCGAGGGATTCGCTCAGTCCCTCAGAAACCTGAGCGACATTCTTGATAATGTTGCCAGACAGCTTGCTGGTGTCATCACCGAACATCACAATCTTGTCAACATTGGTGTACGCCTGGCCGGTAGCCTGAGCAATAGCAGGCAACTGCTGGAAGTACAGCTTGAGGGCTTCCATCTGCATATCCATCTTTGCGGCTTCGCCGTACTGCTTCATAGCTTCCGCTTTCTTCATAAGACCTTCGGCTTCTGCCTCAGCCTTAGCCTGAATCGCAGCAGCCTCAGCTTCACCACGGGCCTTAGTAGCCGCAGCTTCTGCCTCACCCTGAACACGAACAGCTTCAGCAGTAGCACGCTGGGCTTCAGCTCTCTGCTCTGCCTCAAAACGCTCGGCTTCCGCAGTCTTCTGACGCTCATACAGATCTGCCTCAGACTGCTTCTGAGTAGCGTACAGCTTAGCATCAGCTTCCTGCTGGGCAGCATACTTCTTAGCTTCCGCAGTCTTCTTGACCTCAGCCTCCAGAGCACGTTCCTTAATGGCAACTTCGCGCTCCTTCAGGTCGATTTCCTTTTCCTGACGAGCAATGTCAGCATCTGCCGCAGCCACATCACGCAGTTTACGCTGGTTCTCAGACTCAATCTCCATAGCAGCATTAGCCTGAGCCTGCTTGGTATCAGCTTCCTGCTTCAACTGAGCCTTCTGAATAGCCAGACTATTGTTGCGCTTGGCAATCTCTTCCTCAGCCTTTACGCGGGCATCGTTAGAAGCCTTAGCGTTCTCAGCCTCGGCAACCGCAATCTCACGCTGGGCATTAGATTTAGCGATTGCGGCGTCCTTGCGGATCTGCTCGACGTTATCAATACCGAGGTTGGTGATAACATCATTGTCGTCAGAGAAGTTCTGGACATTGAAGGAAACCAGTTCCAGACCGAAACGAGCCAGGTCAGGCACAGCATTTTCCTGCACCTTTTCGGAGAATGCCTTGCGATCACCGACCATCTCGGTCAGCTTCATCTGACCCACAATCTCACGAATATTACCTTCCAGAAGGTCGTTAATCTTCTGCGCAATCTGCTCACGAGAGACATTTAGGAAGTTCTGAGCAGCAAGAGCAATCATCCCTTCACTCTGACCTACGCGCACAGAAACGGTAGAATCAACTCGCACATTGATGTATTCCGCAGTCGGCACGGCAGAGCCAGTCTTAACATCAATCTGGATAGCTCCGAGTGCCAGCTTATCCATTCGTTCCAAGAAGGGAATCTTGACACCAGCCTTACCGACCAGAATACGAGGTTTCTTGTGCAGACCGGAAATGATATAGGCAACATCGGGCGGAGCCTTTACATAACCAGAAGCCAAGAGGGCGATAAGAGCAATAGCAATAATCACCACAGGGACAAAAGGAAGAATAGTCATCAAAATTTCCATGTGTTACTCCTTAATATATTAAATTGTTTTTATTTATAAATCAATGCGTTAGTATTGTTTATCCGTAGTAACCTCCATCGGGAGGATCTCGTTTATAAGAGGTGCAAAGTTCAGGGATACAGCCACAATTAGGATAGGTATACACGCACTTATCGCATCTAATCACAGGCTTTGGTTTTTCAACCTACAGCTGAGCCTTGCACTCTTCTACCTTCTCGTTCATTTCTTTGATAACATCATCAAGGAGAACGGGATAGCACTCGTGGGAATCGACTCCCACATGATACATGAAAGGAATTTCATTGTAGAAATTACTTGTTTGATGGGTATGACCAAAGAGATTGCAAGTCACCTGCTTAAGTGACTCTTTCTCAAGATTGCCTGTTAAAGTAGGATAATGAGAAGCATAGAAATGATACTTGCGATAAGTGAAAGCATAAGCGTCAAACACGGGAATACCAGCTCTAAGATAGGCTTCTCTGCGGTTAGCAGTATCATGGTTACCACCAACCACGAGTTTACGACCATTCATGCGATTGAGCAAAGCAATCCCTTCCTCAAGCTTATCAGCTCCGCCGAGCATGAGGTCGCCGCAGATAATAAGAGTGTCTTCAGGGGCCACGCACTCATTATTCTTCTTTACGATAGTCTCATTCATCTCTTCAACACTCTCAAAACCACGAGCTTTCCAGATAAATTCCTTATCGTGATTATAATGGTAATCTGATGATAGCCAAATTTTCAATATAAGTCACTTCCTTTTGGGTGTTGTAATGGCTTCAATTCTCGACATTCCATTTTTCATACGCTTGTATACCGAATTTTTTGAAATATTATAAATGGAACACCAATCTTTGAAATTGTGAAATTCTCCATTGATTTCAATTAACTTGCTGGCTTCTTCTATGGGGATGTTATTTGGAATGATTTCCAGTGTTTCTGGATTATATTCCCTAAATATAAATCCCTTTACTGTTTTATATCTGTTACTACCGGATGCGCATTTTCTAATACTAGCTCTATCAGTTCCTAACTCATGAGCTGCGGCAGTTATTGTAGGAAAAAATTTCTTTTCTCCACTTGTTTCTGAAATGGCACAAATGGGTGTTGCCAATTTAGCTCGTACTTCTGGATCATCAAATGGATATTCTGTGTTTAGAGTTTGATTATATCCATGCTAAGAGGTTAAGCTATTATATTCAATGATTGCATCATGCTCTAATTTATATCTTTCTTCTGGAGTTTGAATATCTTTTATTAAGATTTGAAAATCAAAATTCTCTATACCATATTTTCTTATGGCTCGATATAATGGATATTCATATCCTGCGCGAGATTCGAGACGAGCATTTTGCTAATGTTCATACCACCTTGTTGTAAATCCTCGTGACTAGTCACTGGAACCAATATAGGTTTTATGGTTAATCAGATTTTCGATTTTATAAATGAAATACATTTTATCACCTTCCATTTATAAATGGAAATTCTTACAGACTCTTTTATTACTTCTGACCTCATCTTTGATAGTCATTGAAAAACTTATTCTTAATGGTGCACACGCACCTCGATATTAGAAAATCCCCAATTGGTCTTAGGAAACTCTTTTTCAGTAGGAATAGAAAATCCCTTCTTCATCTTCTTAATTGCGGAATCGGGGATTCTGGCAACGCCAGTCCGCTGAGCATTACGCTCAAGAGCGGTTTCGACAGGAACATCAATGACTTCAAAGGTCAATTTGGTATGCGGATCTGCGATCAACCGACCAAGGAGCTTTGCACGAGAAGCGGGGCTAATATGAGTCGCATCCGCAAACACAACATCAATATCAAGTTCCATAGCTTCATTAATCTGTCGGACAAATTCGTCGAATACTTCAACTTCTTTGTCAAAGTAGCTATCACGATCGGTCAAGATGGACTGCCGCACGAAATCTCTGGAAACTACACAAGTGGTGCGATGCTCTTCTTCAATTCGGGCTACCTCTTGCTTCACCCAAGTAGATTTTCCGCTACCGGGTACCCCAACCATGACTTTCAGTTCAGTTGTCATTCTTTTCGCCTCCATCCATTTTTGCCCCACAATGTGAACAATACTCCCAGAAGTTACTCTTGATTACTTTCTTACATACCGGACAAATTCGTTCCGTATGATAATTCATGCCAACTTCAATATCCCATTTACTGTGAGTTACTGGAATAACATCTGCAGCTGGTATTGCCATCAGTGCAGCAGCACTCACGTACACATCGTCCCAACGACCATGTATGAAATTGGCTTGCGATACAGCCACAGCACGGTCAATGTATTCTGGCATTAGCTAACCTCCGTTCAACTTCAGCCATCACCCAAGCAATATCTTCATCAGATACCTCGGTTTCAAACTGAATAGAGCAGTTCTCACCTTTTACTCTTGCTTCAATGAGCAAATTAACAGCATCTTCAAGGTCCTGTTGATGCTCTATGAAAGGAGAAAAAGCTCGATTCTCTTGAGCACAAGGACATGGGACAGGAGACCAAAGATCGGATTTGCATCTTGGGTTATCGTGATAATCTAACATACCATGCGGATGAGTCATTACTTTTCCTCCTGTTCAATAAACTGCTGAATGATAGCCATTGATTTTTCAATATCATTTAGCTCGTCATCAATGAACACGCCGCTCCAATCCAGACTATCAATAATGCCATCGAGGGTTTCCAACGCTTTAACAGCGTCATTTTTAGTGACCATACCTCATGACTTCCTTTCTTAACTTTCTATAAATATTATAATATATATTTATAATAAAATCAAAAGGTTCTAAGAATTAGAACCTTTTGATTTTATTTAATTAGTTTGATCAGTAAAATAGACTTGTGAAAGTTCACCAATGTCATCAATCTCACAATCGTTTATTTCAAATGGCCAATCTACCCATAAATCAATATGATTTTCTAAAAAATTTAATGGATCTTTCTTAAAAGTTTTATAATCTTCCTCAGATAGCTCAAGTTCTCCATGGTAATATCCGCCTCGTAGATAACCAGTAACCCAATCTACTTCTGCATCTATATTAACTTTATGAGTTACCTCAGTTGGATTGTCAAGAGAGATATAATATTTTTTGCCATTGATTTTTTTCCAGAATGAATAACTACTTTTTGGATAGCCAACTTTTTTTTCTAGAATATCTTCCTTGGTATTAGATTGCAACACAATAACTGGGTTTTTACGCGGATCTTGACCAATTGGGTGAAAATCTACTCCATCGGCGCCGGTAATTTCAAACCATTCTTTCCATCCTGTTCCTTTTTGCCATTCAGCCATTATTATTCCTCCTGACATTGGATTAGAGATTCGATATACTCGCGTCCTTCTCCGACAAATAGCGGGATACTTTTATCAATTTCCCAGCTAGAGCGAGTTACACCATCGGTCTCAGTTGTAACCTTGATGCAACAAGAGCCATGCTTATACATAGGATGAAAGTTTTCCCAAGAAATCCCTTTCTCCGTGATTAGCATCTCTTTGATTTTCTCACAAGACTTACCTTGGAGTTCTTTATGAGAGAAATTAGCCTGGCCTACCATTTGAATAGAATTGCGGGTTGCATCTAGCTGACGCCAATAGACGAGGTTGGTGACCTCTTCTTTGGGAATATTGAAGCAACGAGCATCAAACATGGCGCCCATTTGTGTTTTTACTGCATAAGTCTGGCCCAAATCATCTTGTGGGTAAGGGTTATCCATAGTCGCATGAGCGGCATAATAATCTAGATTCCTATGCCGGACTCCTTCATTAAATGCTTTATTGAAAGCCATCGTTGCCATAGAAGCAGCGATAGAGCACATTTTCTGTACCTCGTAATCAAACCAAGCAGAGCTGTTGAGCCGCTTGTAATCAACAAGGATAAGAGTGATTTCATCACTTTGTGTATACCCTAACACGCACCCTTGAATGTTTTCACAGAGATATTTCATGGTATCCTGCATTGTGTTAATCAATACATCATCAAAAGGCTTGCTGAAACCACGGGTAAAGGTGTGGAAAGCTTTACCGTCAATGCGAATTGCAACCGGTGTACGACGCATTAGCTTAGTCTTAGGAACGCTTTCGTAATCTTTCATTCTTTTAGCCAGATCTGACGTATCCATATTATACCTCCTTTATAAATACACTAGTTTCTAACAATAAATCTTCTAAACAAATATCTTGTTCGTGAGTATATGGAATCCTGATAATCTTTATTCCGTTAGTAGAACACCATTGATTTTTTATTTTGTCATGCAATACTGTTTTTTTGAATTGTTCTTTGGTATTCCATCCTCGTCCGACATAGGAAAAATGTTGTTCTCCATCAAACTCAATAATGTATTCATCGTTTACATAAAAATCAAAACGAGCTAGTTGCTTAGTATCAGGGAAAACACAATCAGGAAAGGTTTTTTCTTTTTCAAAGCTGATATTATTAGCAGTTAGTATCTTTTCTATTGTGTATGCTCCATGAGATTGCTTCATACAGCCACAGGAGAATGTTTTCCCGCTTACCAAGTTGTAACTACGGACTTCGGTCTCATTTCCGCAATCGCATAAACAATGCCATACTACCTGTCCATTCAGTCTTTTACTAGTTGGATATTGAGCTACCAATTTGCCGAATCTCTAATTAGATAAATCTTTAATTGGAGTTTTCTTGCCGGCACGCTCTTTCTACAAGCATCCACAAGACTATGTTAATCCTTTTCGCAGGTTAGAACTAAGCACATCTTTTTCATTTCCGCAGTCGCAAATACAATGCCAGATAGTCTCTCCTCGGCTATCTTTTCCAGCGATATTAAGTGCTGTTAAGCGTCCGAATTTCTGTCCAGTAATATCAATTCTTCTTCCCATAATCTCATAAAACTCCTTTATATTTATTTTTTCTACCATAAATGAATTTTATGAAATAGAGATTAAACTTTTCTGTCCTTAGATATTCATGGCTGGTAGAATCTTCCCCTTTCTTATACATATATTATATAATAAAATAATAAAAAAATCAAGGGAGCAAAAAGCTCTCTTGATTCTTCTTTTAATCCTTGCTCTTTCCGAGATTACTAGTCTTGAAATAGCTGCCAATCCAACCGAGCGTACCGGCGCAAAGTGGAATCATATCCTTGGTAAATCAAGTTGTCTGGAACAAAGTATTTAGACCATCAGTGAGAATATTACCAATGGTAATAGAAGCCACCTATCCTCCGAAATAGCACAGCCAAAAAGAGATAAAGGGGAGAACGAGTACTGTTGCGATTATCAAAGCAATAGCTCCCAGAATAGCCAGAAAATCATCCATCATAATAAACTCCTTATATTAAAATAGAATATCGCGCTCAAACTGAACGCTATAAGCAGAGCTGGGATGGCTTTTACATCTATTAACCCATTCACAATGCCCCAGCACAGCTTCTTCTCTAGTGGCATAACGAGCCACAATAATCATATTATGGTCAGCGACCCAAACCGCGGTTTCATAACCCTGGTCTGCGGTTAGACAAGTGTCGATAGTATAATCATCGACTTGATCGCGCCCAACGAGATCAGCGTCGTGATTGTTGCAAGCAATGCCAAACATTAAACTCATAAGATTATCCATTGCGTTTCCTCTTTTCCTTCTTTTTCGTAGCTACATCAATAGTCTGTCGATGTACAGAGTAGATTTTTGAGGTAAGCCCATTCTTCATCAATTTATTTAGATTGACCGGGCTGTAGTTAATTGCGTCAGAGCAAACATTCAGATGTCTGTCGTCATTTTTATGACGACGATCATGGATATGACCATGAATATTAAACACCCAAGGCATCATAGGAAGAGGTTCATGGGAGAGAATAAGTTTTTCTCCAATCATGAGAGGCCCCTCATAGATCTCGTCAAAGAGATTATTGTCTGCGGAAACTTCCCAATAATCAAAAGGAAAATTGAAGTCATATACATCAGTAATGGAATACTGACAATCGGGGTAGATGCGTTTCATTTCATCAAGAGCCTCAGATTTCTGAAAGACTTCTTTGGGGAACTTACGAGAAATCTTTTTGCGCTCATAATTACTGCGGCCGGCGTCATGGTTCCCCATAATGAGCACCTTATAACCACGAAGTTTAGCGCACATAGCCGGGTCGCCGCAGTCTCCCAAGATAATCAGAACATCTTTCTTACCAACTTTGCTATTGATAAGTTTAACCTGCTCTTCATCGGAAGGACGACCTGGAGTTCCAGCGGCGAGTTCTTTATCACCAAAATGAGGATCTGAATATACCCAAGTTGTCTGTCCATTCCATCTTTCGTTAAAAACTTTATACAGTCCGGGAATCATCACCATTCCTCCTTCTTAGAAAGGTCAATTGCGTCGGCAGCATTAAAGATATGTTCATCAAAGCTATCTAAATCTAACAATACAGTATAACCAGTATACCAGCTTGCACAGTCCAAATCAACTTTGTGGTCTTGTGCATACCACCAAGCTCCACCATCCCAATCTGGAATTTCATCGCTCCAATTATTTCGTTTTAACAGATATGGAATAGGAGTATGACCGTGCACGCAAATTTCTTTATCACCAAAAATAGGTTCCTTAGAGTGCCAATGGCATCTATCCCAAAGTAGATCGTCGTCATTAGGGATAGCATCATCCTGCATTGGATTAAAGCCAGCATGACAGAGATGGATAGTGATTCCCTGTTCATTTACATATTTCTTATAGGTTGGTAGTTTCTTGAGATAATTCCACCAGCCAGTTTTCATTGGTTCTAAAAGCCAGTCAAGGAAAGTTTCTCCACCACCATTTTGAGAAAGCAAAGCAAAATTTTTCCCAAGGACTCCGCATCCTTCTCTCCGCACTTCATCTTCCATGGCTTTTACCAGCATATCTTCGTGATTACCTTTAAGATAGATAAAACGCTTATCTTGAGCAACTGCCTTGATAGTCTCCCAAGGATTTGGACCTCTATCTCCGGCATCGCCGAGAAAATAAACCGTATCATCGGGTTGTAAGAAATCCTGAATCTGCTTCAATAGATCCAATCTACCGTGCAAATCTGAACACGCATATGTTGCCATTATTCTTCCATCTCCTTTTCAATGATTTCAATAGCTTCTTGCAAATCGTTAGCAAGACAAATTGGAGCTACCCACTCATTAGCTTCTGCCCATTCAAGATCAAGCTTGAGATTCTCAAGTAGTGAAAATAAATCCATTATATACCTCCTTTAGTGTAACTTCATCAGATCAGAAAGATAGCACCAATCTTTGATATACTGAGGGAAAAACTCCATGTACTGTTCGCCAGAATCTTCGATAAAATGGATATGTCCATCACGCCAAGTCTGCACAGAAACAATAGAGGCTTCAGGATAAGCATATCCACGAGTAGTTTCTTCATCGAGACGGATAAACACCTTACTACTAGGCACAGGCAATTCACCATTCTTAATGTTATGGAACATTTCTTTCATACTCTTTCTCCCCTCTCTTATACATATATTATATAATATATTATTATAAAAATAAAGAGACTCTTACTGGCTAGGTAAGAGTCTCTTGCATTTAGTTTTCTAATCCGATGGGAACGACATCCATGACACTATCGGGGTACATACTCCATTCGCCCCAAGCTTTCTTACTACCTTGAATTTCAGCTAGCTTTTGATTAGCATCAATCATATCCGCTACATAGATAAGCGTATCATCGTTAAACTGGTGTGACTGTGACATTTGCGTAATAATTGTTCGTTGAGTTTCAAAAGAAGCTAGAAAGCTTCTATACTCGCAGGTAGTTAAAAGCATTGCCAATGCAATAATAACTGCTACCACTCCAGTAAGAAGCGTACTTACAAGATAGAGTGTGCTATCCCAGCAACTCTTATTGAGTGCCTTCAATGAAACAACACAGACGATGGTACAAATAAAAAGAATAATACCCCAGTAAAGCATAATCTATACTCCTTAATCTTTAAATTGAGAGGCAAAGTGTAAGAGTATTAAAGAGAGAGTCCCTGTCGTAAAACCGGTAAGATAGACGGCTGAAGGAGGAACTATTGTTCCTAGAATAGAACCAGCAACAATAGTAGCCAGCCACAAACCATAGAGGATAATTCTCATACCTCGTCCTGCGCCTCCTCCATATCGGGAGCAGTCTCAGTCTCTTTGATAATACCCTCTAAATAATTTATATTCAAGTTATCAAACTCCTTATAAGATATTCTAACAAGTTTTATATTGTGGGTTTTGCAATACTCGGTTTTATAAGCATCTCTTTTTTGGATAATAGCCAAAGAGTCTTTTCTGTGTTGCCATCCAACTTCATGCTGTTCTCCATCATATTCAATAAGGCATATAAGTTTATTATTATTGTCAAATATTGCATAATCAAAGCTCGCAGATTTTCCACTATCTGGAAATATACAGTCTGAAATCTTATACTGTGAGATAAAGTGAATATTCATCTAAGTCAACAGTTCGTTAATTTTTAATTCGGCCTTCGACTTCAAGCATCCACATGATTGTGTATTACCATCCATTAAATTATCTGTTTGAACAATAACAATATTACCGCACTCACATAAACATTTCTAACTTCCTGGCGGTACTCGCTCTAAGACAGTGAGTTTTCCAAATTTTTTACCTTTTAGGTCATAGGTTTTGAAATGTATTGCTTTATCGCATCCACAAGACCCGGTATGTCCATTTCGTAGAAAATCTGTTCTTACTTCTGTTATATTCCCACAATCACACTAACATATCCATCTAGTATATTTATCATTGCGCTTAGGAGCACGTTCGAGCGCTACTAATTTCCCGAAGCGTTGACCAGTTAAATCCAATGCTTTCATATATAATACCTCCTTGGTTTTCTATTATATATGAAATCTCTGGAGGGTATATTATTTATTTTTGCCCTCCAGAGATAAATATTACTCTTGAGCTTCCTCAATATCAGGACTGTCAGAAGTTTCCTTAATGATACCTTCAAGGACGCGGAACTCGTAAGTCTTAGACTTGAAAGCAGTGAAAGTGCGACGGTTGACGATACGAACCACAACGCCCTCTTTAACATGAGTTTTGCCGATAGGATCGGCCAAGTCCTCGAAATACTTGTTAATGCGGTCCTGCAGGTCCTCGGCAGTAGTGAACTTGAAGTTCTCAATCACCGGGACACGATTAAAGCCATGCTTCTCACACCAAGCGGTAATCTCGTCAGGAGTCCACTCACGCTGACCGTTCTCGGAAGTGATGCGATAAATCCACATATGAGACTCACCGGGCTTGCAGCCGTAGGAGAAGATAGACTTTTTACCGAACAGCTTTTGGAAAGCCTTATCTTTTAGCTTGGAGTTATCGCCGATAGGCATGATGGTATCGTTCTCAGAGGGGCCGTAGTACCCTACTACCTCGTAGAAGACCTCCATACCGGGATCAAGATGGGGTTTCAATGCCTCATGGTGAGACATACGGAATAGATCATTGCCGTAGTAGCCCTGAGAGTTCTCAGTTACAACACACCGGCGCGTACCGAGAACATAAGCCTGCTTCAGACGCTTCTTCATATGAAATAGACGACGGAAGAAGCCATTGGGAAGCTCAGCAAAGGTGTTCATGGAACGCTGAGAAGTGCCATGCATCTTAAGAGTCATATTCAGCTCATCACCTGGACGGAACTTATCCAGATTGTATGCAAGCTGCTCAGTGTCAGTATGCATTGCAAACTCAGGATAGGTAATACCCTCTGCCTTACGACCCTTGTAGGAAGTTTTAGGAGTGGTGCTCGGAGTCTTACGCTTAGGAATATACTTACGGCAGAACTCCTTGTCATTGATAGTGTTTACCTTGTCGCCGTCCTCCCAGTGCTGATCGCCAAAAGTCTCATAGATGCGCTCAAGAGCGATGACGATGCCAGAACTCTCGTTGCCACGAAGCTTGATAGCCCGCACGTGAGAACTATTTTCCAAGTATCCGCCCTGAGGAGTGCCATCGAGATTTTTTCGATATAAGGTGAAAGCATCACCAAACCATCTCTCAATTTCTCCGTCGGTAGGAAGATAAAGCACTAGCTCATTTTCTTTCATGTTGGGTCCAACAATAACCCCTTCGTTAAAACAATCTGCCAACCACAGATTATCAGAATTAGGGTCTTTATGGAGATTATTTAGTTTTGTCACTAGAGCGTAATAAGCCATTTAATTCCTGTTCCTCCTCTTTACTAATTCGTTTATAGATAAAACCTTTATATGTATTTCTCTATCCATTTAATACTCGATAAATTGCTTTATCGGTCTTTGCTTCTGGACAAAATTCTCGATACGCCGAAATTGCAGTAGGAAAAATAGCTAATAATTGACCATCTTTATCATACTTCGCAATCGGCTATCTTCTTGCTTCCAGTGCCTTTTTCTTTGCATCTTCTCGATGACCATCTTGATAGGCTTGCTTTAATTTTTCACTTCGCTCTTCTTTTAAGGAAGGATTGTCAATAAACTTCTATTTTAGAGAGTTGCTAATCTTTTCATTTCTTTCGTGACTATAAGTCCGATTTTTAGCAGCTAAAGTCATATGCTGTCGATACTCTGGATCTTCCCATAGCAACTTAACAGACTCGCCTATCTATTTTCTAATTTCTTCCGTTTGATAATTTCCACCCGGAGAGACATTGTAACCAAAATCTGTATCTAAAAGATTTAATTCTTTGATTGTATCTATCTCTTTTTGTCGAATTAAATCTTCATTATCAGATTCTAATATTACTTCCTTAGTTACATTTTCCCAGCCATATTTTTCTATAGCGTATCCGACGCGCTACCCTTTATATCTCCCCGACGCTCGCTGTTCAATAGAATTTCTAGTAATTCCGCAGTATTTTTTCCCATTTGGGAAAGTGTATAAATAACAGATCATCTAAATAACCTCCTAAATCTTTCTACTTATATTAAAAGTCATTAGGAGGTTATTTAGAAGTTTTGTCCAATCGCTACTTCATTTTATTCCTCTTCGTTTACATCGTAGCCTTGACTAATCATGACTGCTACAGCCTTATAAACCATGCGTCCGAGGCTTTTAGACTTGCCTTTCCGCACAAGTCCCATTTCAATCAGATTGCCGATAAGTCTTGCCATTTTCTGAGAAGTCAACGGCTGAAGAATCATATCTTGGCTTTTGATTTCATCAATCGTCATGGCTTCCTCGGACTCATTCAAGATGCTAAGAATACGCATCTTGTATTCTCCCTCTTTTTCGGGAGAAGGGCGATGAACTCTTACTCTTCCGGGCATTTACTTAACCTCCTTGTAGGAAATGACCTCAAGATTTTCAATCTTTGTGGAGATAGATGCCTTACCAGTATAGACTACTGCAATCTTGGTGTTTCTATCAACGCAGATGACTCTACCAGTGCGGCCGTCTCTCACTCTTACGATAGTTCCATCACAAACATAGGGCATCATATAGCTATCTCCTCTCTTGTTACATCGTAATGTCGATACCTTTTTCGTGCAGGATATTGATACACTCCTGCAAATAAGCATCATCATGTTCAGGATAAATCATATTACCCTGCTTGGCAGATTCATAAATCTCTTCATACTTAGAATCAGAAATCCATGTATCTTCGCCCAATGTACTTCCTCGCCAGTTCGGATTCTTCCAAATCTTATCTGGATGGTAACCACGCTTCTCCATCTCGTCCATAATCAGATAATGATAAGCGACAAGCAAGGCAGGGTCATGTGTAAAAGCATAGTCTACAGTTGCGTGTTTCTTGCCCCAGCCTTTTCCTCTCAGAGCCGCACATTCTCGATGCTGACCTAAGAGACGCTGACGGTCAAGATAGGGAATAAGTTTTTGATGCCAGATACGAATGGTTATCACTTCTTTCTTCCTTAACTTTCTATATATATTATAATATATTTTATAACATTTTTCAAATAGGTATTTATTTTGGCCAAAAGCTGATATACACTCATTATCATTTTTTAGATAACAATAGAGAAAATAATGAAAGGGGCAGATTGTCTATGTATTCTCAGATGATGAGTGGGGAGAAAATCACTCCCTATCTAGTTCGTCTACTAGTTGATACCGAAGACGAAATTGCCACCCTTCCTACCCACTTTACCCCTGGCAGCACTTGCGAGGTTGTCGCAACTTCTAGCACTTATAGATTGAACAACCAGGGTCAATGGATTAAACAAAAGTCAAGTGGCGACGGAGGCGGTGGGACAGTTGTCGTTGAAGGCAGCTTAGCCGACATTGCAGACATTGATAAACTATTTGGTTAAGGAGTGATTCCTAATGGCAGTCGCATTAGAAAACCTTATTGACCTTAACCTTTTATCTCACTATGATACAAAACTCAAAGAATGGGTTAAGGAACAGATTAAAAATGGTGGAAGCATTGAAGTAACACAGCGTTCTGAGCTTCCTGAAGTTGGTGAAGAAGGCAAGATCTACTTTGTAGAAGATGCCATCTTGCAATATACCACAGCAAATGGCTATCAAAAGATCGGCGGAACTGGAAGCCCGCAGAAAATTGAGTGGCATGACTTTTAATTAAAAGGGTCGAAGTATTAAATACTTCGACCCTTTATTTTTTTATTCAATTAAATTATTAAGAGTAATATTGCCAATTTGAGTATATGGAATACGTAATAACGGAATATTGTTTTTCTTACAATATTCATCTTTTAATTTATCTCTCTGCTAAATAGTTTCTAATGAATCTGACTAAGACCATGTTGCATCAGGTCCTAAAAAATGCTATCTTCCATCAAATTCAATTAATTTGTAAAGTTTATCTTCTTTAAAGATAGCAAAATCGAATCTTAATAGACCATTTTTTTCTGTTCTTAAATCATTAAAGGTATATTGCTAAATAAAGTTTATATTATTTTTTCTTAATAAGTCGGCAATAACTCTTTCGCCTCTGGATTTAACGCATCCACAAGATTGAGTTCCTCCACTTTTTAGATTGTTATTACTTACTTCAATAAAATTTCCACAGTCACATTGACATAAAGCCCATCTTATCTATTTATCTCGACTGGCCTCTTTTCGATATCCCAAGTCTTTTATAAAAGTTAAATGGCCAAATTTAGTTCCGGGGTCAATAATTCCTCTATTAAAATTTTCTTGCGATAATTGTTCATTTCTTAAACATCCGCAAGATAAAGACCGACCAGAGTATAAATCTCTATATTCCTTATATCTCTTTGTGCCACAATCGCACTAACATAAAGCCATTTTTGGAGGTTTTTTAGCCTTACTATTAGGATTTACTGTATTAACCTATAAAATAGTCCATCTTCCGAATTTAGCCCCTACCTTAATAAGATCAGATTTTTTCATCATAATCACTCTCCTTAAAATTGGAGAGACGGACATTAATGTCCGTCTCTCCAAAAGTATATAAAATTTTATGATAACTCTTTATATTCTTTTGCCCAAGGAGTATCATCAAAATAAAAGTTAGGAGATTTATTTAGCCACCATTCATGCTTAAATGTTTTTTCTCCATTCCAACGGTTCCAAATTGTATCTAACTCCTCAATATCTTGAAATAGCATCTCGCAATGAGGTCTCTCAACTCGATCAGAGTGAAAATGAGCAAAAAGCCATACCTCCCAATCAACTTTACTCTTGATATCCTCAAGCCAAAGTTCCATACTTTTATCTACTTTGGATTGGTCAAGACCAGAGAGAAACAAATCTCTTGGCTCCCAAGAAATGGGACAAGTATGGGTTAGGACAAAATCATAACGCTTACCCTCAACCCATGCGCCAATTTCATCCATTTCCTTTTTGGTTAGCTGTTCATCCTTGAACCAGCCAGTCCAACTATCTGTATCTTCTGGACGATCTCTAAGTCGATACCACTTATCTACGGAATACGCTCCGCCGATAGCAAAGACAGAGTAGCCATGAATGTTATAACTCTCTCCATCAAAGAGGTATCTGATATTCGGAAACTCTGGCTCATAATAGACGCCACCATCGACGTCTTCATCATACATTTGCTCCATGGAAAGATTTTCTGGACGCTCTTCATGGTTTCCGCGAACCGCGTAAATGCGGAAGCCTGTATTGTTTACGTTTCTCTTATTCTTGCGATCGGTCTTATTCAGATAGAAATTAAGCCCCATATCGCCAAGAATAATCAATGCAGTTTCATCAGGAGGATATCCAATATGACTAAGTCTTTCAAGGACTTGACCATGAGTGTCTCCTGTAACGAGCCAGTTCTTAATCACTAGTTATCACTTCCTTACAATTCATCAATATTGGGTAAAGTATTTTTGGTCTTCCAGTAGAAGCCATGAGAAATAGACGGCATATCTTTATATTTACTTATATGATTACCTATCGCTCTTGCACTAGCTCCAGGTGGACAGATAGCTCTAGCTGCCGCAGAAATTGATTCATATATTGCAATAATTTCTTTTGTATTTGGGTCGATCGCGGCAACGCGTTTAGATAGCTTTTTAGGACCAGCATTGGTATCCACTTTAATTCCTTTTGCTTCTAATTTAGGCTTAAAAGAAGCATAATCATAATGGAACTCTTTGCAAAGTTTATCTAATCGTTCTCCATTATTATATCTTTGGATAATTTCATCCATGTGTTCGTGATAATCTTTTATGCCGCCTTCTCCACCGCCAGTACAATTATAGCCAGCTCCATAACTGCCATAATAAGCAATCCAGTAAATTTCTCTATTGTCAATATTAGAAGTATCACACTCTTCGATCGTTTCAATGGCGAAATTTTCTTTTCCATATTTTGCCATAGCTTTATAAAGCGGTAGTCTATCGCTATATTTAGAGACATTCCGTAGATGCTCTGCCCAACGCTATTCAACTGTGCGTTCTGTTTTGCCAACATACACTTTATTGTTGATAGTGTTGGTAATTTTATAAATAAATCCCATATAAATTCCTCCTTATTGTGCTATTATATAAAAATTAGAAGAATTTAATGAAACTCTTTCGCCCAAACATTTCCATCACTTAGTAATTTCCTCTAAGAGGGCTTTCTTTACAATATTATATTGTACTTCGTTGAGTAAAGTATCAACTTCTGTATCCACATCATTCTTATTATGAGTGTTGCAAAACTCGTCTGCCTCGTTTACAACTAACTTTAGATATTTATCAGCAATTTTTCGAGCCTCATCTAAAGAATATTTACCAAGTTTAATGTCCATGATAAAATCTTTATCTTTTGGATAAAGACATTCTTCATACGGGTAACCGGCGAGGTAAGAACTAATGAAATTCTGAACTCTTACTAGATGTGAAACTTGTTTTGGATCGTATCCATACTCGGCTAGTACTTCCAATTTGCTAGGATATTCATGCTCCATAGCATGATATTTCTCCATAGCGATACCCTTCATGGTCTTAACTGCGCCATATGGAGAGTAGTGAGCAATCTGCTCGCGCGCCGCAGTCAGACGACCCCATTCACTTTCAAAAAGAGGGTTTACCCAAGCATAAGGGGTAAAGAGAATTTCAATGAAGTTGAGATTCTGTTTGCGGAAGGTGGCGAGCATCAATCGAATATCCTTCAGATCGGTATGCTCGTTGTTTGCTCTTACATGAGTGGTGCTGATAGGCTTCTTGTTAAGAACCACTTCATCAAAAGTAGGAGTAACAATCAGCTTTGTATCAACATCACTCTTAGGAGTTTCAAGACCATAGTTCTGAGAGCCTTGCAGGAAGATACCGACGATTCTAGATTCGTCGAATCTTTGCAAACTTTCATCGAGATGGTCATAGACTCTACTCATAACATCAGTCATCACCAATAGCCTCCATTTCTTTAATATATCTTTCGGGGATAGGGTGTGCAGTAATCAGTGTATCTTTGCCACGCCAGATATAAATGTTACCTCGATACACTCTAATAGAACAGGTATTAGTCTGATCTCTCTTGTTCTGAAGATACGAGAAAAACTTAGGGAATTTCTGAAACTGATTGATAGTCGCGCCAGATCGCTTAGCTTGTTTAGCCAACTTCTTAGCTTCTGCGAAACTCTCACATCCCTCAGTTCTCTGAACAATACGCTCTTTGCTATGACGAGTAATTTTTCCCATTATTACAATACTTCCTCTCTTTCTGTCGCATCCAGATAGGTTCGAATAACATCAGCCTTACTCTCAAGGCTATTTGCTTCCTCGATTAGATTCTGCGCTTTCCAGTATAGCTGGGTTGCAAACTTGTCTAGTTCTTCTCTTGATTTATCGAAAAGACCCGGATATTCGGCTTCGAGGTCTTCTAAATCTTCCTCTTCATACCATCTTAGATTGAGTTCCGAAAACTTACCCATTTAACACACTCCTGTATAATGAATCCCATAGAGGATAATACCTATTTCATCGGAGTAAAGATGCTCAACGCAATCACACTCACCAACGTGATTATACCCCCAAGAGTCTAAAGCATTGTTGTTATCTTGCCGAATGAAATTATCAATGATTTCATTTGCTTGTATTGCACTATCCGCAGCTACCAACCCTTTTCCATCATAGCTATATTTAGGTTCAACTAAATATACTTTATGCATTAAATCTCCCTCCATTCATTCTTCTTAATGATCGTTCTCATATTCTGAACGCCGACAGGATTCATACTATGAATATGAAAGCTATATCCTGTGTCAACAATGTTTTTAGCTTCTAGCCAATCAAGTAACTTAATATAGTCCCCGCCTTCAGATACATAGTCACCAGCATCATGATCAAGGTCAATCAAGATATTATCATCTATCATGTTATGTTCATACTGCCAGATTGCGGTCTTAGCTGCTTTTACGCTTTTAACCCAGATATATCCACTTGGCGCCGGCCGCGAGTCATCAACCCACAGTTTCATTATATACCTTCTTTCTTAGTTAAACAGTTCAGGAGCAACTCGTGGGCTGTAGTTACGAGTTTCAATCAGGTGATTATGATTGTTATGTGCGTTAAGAATATCCTTTCCCTTAGCATTGCCAATAGCAATCATATAACCGAGATGATCTTTAGCTTCTCTTCTCTTAATTCGACAAGTTTTAAGCATACGACCCAGCTTGACGAAAATGATGTTTCCAGGAGAGGTAAACTCAAACTTGTGGAGCAAATCTTCTTGCAGCTTATCCTGCTCAGATTGCGCTGGTGCTTCAAACGAAGATGTAAGCCAACTTGGAAATGGCATTTCAAATGGATTCATCTATGTAACTTCCTTTCCTTACCTTATATATTTATTATATCATAAATTAAATTATTTTTCAATAAATAGAAAAGACGGGGAAATGGCAATTTTCTTGCCATTTCCCCGTTTGAGAGGGTTTAGTGAATCTGAGCGTAACGCTCGCTGTCCAGCTTCTCAAGGACCAGATCGAGTCCGTCCTTGCCGCTGAGAATCTCCTGAATCATAACAGGGCTAAAGCCACTTACATAGCTAAAGCCGTCACCGATTGCGGGAATGTTGTTATTGCGGGCGTTCAGGTTCCAGAAGATGCAGCTAGGTATCTTGTAACCGTAGCGTGCCCACTTAGCCCTCATAGCCTCAAAGAGAGTCTGGATGGCATCGCTGTGCATACCATACCCACAGCCACCCCGATCAGTAGAGTTACTGGTAACACACTGGTCAAACTCCATATCAGAGAAGATATAGACGCGAGTAGGCATATCCTCAGGCTTTACACTTTGCTTCATTGCGGTGCTGAGCAGCATATCGAAGACAGCTTCGATATTAGTATTCATACCCCAATCTGCACCAATGCAACGGCACAACTTATCGGTAATGTCTGCTCCCTCGAACTTCACCAGCTTAGGATGACCAGAGAAGGTAATGAAGTGGTTGGCGAAAGGACCATGCGCCTTATCTGCGATGTACGCACCCATAGAAACCGCAGCCTCCATAGGAACACCGGTCATAGAGCCAGAAACATCGACAACAGCAATGCCATTCTCGGTATTATCACCGTAGTAGTTAGGAAGGTTCTCCCAATACTTCTGAAGCATCAGACGATCAGGATCGCCCAATCCCTTACGATTGGCTTCAAAGGCACGATGTGCAATGTCGTGAGGATAGAGAGCACTGGCATTAACCTTAGTCTCAGTATCCTTAGCGAAAGCCTCATACTTAGCCTTAATCATATCGCGGCGAGCAAACGCATTGCGATAAATTACGCCGGCACGAGAAGGAATCTTATCGAACTCAATCTCGTCCCACCGATTCTCAGACATAAGGCGCTCAACGATGCGGATACGCTCACGCAGAGTAGAGAGAGTCTTACGGTACTGCTTGGCAGTCATGCCGAAGTGATTACGGGTAATCACCGCCAGATGGCGAGATTCCTTAGAGCTGGTATTCTCAGACTTCAACCACTTAGCAAGCAGAGAAGGAGTCTTACAAGAAACATCCAAGGCCAGCTGATGACGCATCAGATTGAAAGCGTCCTTCTCCAGAGGAGTGCCAACGAAGATATACAGGTCGTCCCAGCGACCGTACTCAGGCACGAACCGGAGGTTACGACGCATAGCTTCAGTCTCATAGGAAGCCATCCAATGAGTCACAACGCGGAAGAAGCGACGCTCACCCTGTCCACCACGCACATCGCGCAGATAGAATAGGCACTTCAGGGCATGAGCCTCATCCTCCTTAAAAGCGGCCTTAAACAGAGTGATGCAATCCTCGTCAGAGCGATTGCGGTAAGAGCCGCCGAGCGCAAACAGATCCATAAGCCCATTGAGAGTAGACTTATGGGTGACAGCACCATTTTCAGTCAGAGTATAATTGTCGTTCTGCTTCATAGCATTGAGAAAAGTGTTCATAGTATCAGTCTCCTTTTGATTTTTAGTTTCTCCCTTGGACAAGGGAGTTAAGTTCTAGACCTATTGTTTTTGGCTCCGTTGGGTTTAACCACTTCCCTACCTCCGCCATATAGTGGTGGGGAGGGCAGGATTCGAACCTGCGTAGCATAAGCGACGGATTTACAGTCCATGCTATTGCTGTTAAGGTCTTATGGAGCGAACGGTGAGATTCGAACTCACGCCCTTACGGGTCACACGGCTTTGCAGGCCGGGATCTTAAACCACTTGACTACGTTCGCATAAGAGCGGCAAAAGCCGCTTAATCGGTCATCAAGACCACATTGGAGATATGAGTAAGATAGGTTACGCCATCAATTTTAATTTGAATGGTATCACCATCATCAAAGTCTTTCCAAGACTGGACTTCACCTTCGATAACTGTTCCATCCGGAATTACGATAACCGCTCGATTGAATGTATAGTTGGTATCGAGGATTTGACGATTGCCGCATCCCGCCAAACAAAGTGTTAAACTAATTGCCGCGGCAAAGGCCACAACTCTTTTTTTCATTTTTTTTGTTACCTTTCAATGAATTATGGTACCCAAGGTGGGATTCGAACCCACATGCCATAGGCGGAAGTTTTTGAAACTTCTGTGTCTACCATTCCACCACTCGGGCGATTAAATAAAAGCCCAGAGAATATCAAAAGCACGTTTGTGTTCATCATTCTCCAAAGGATTATTGGCAGGAATATCTGCTAATTTTCCGTAGCAGTCCATCAGAATAGCGCTATCTTCGAGATTACCATAGAAACAATCTTTAACATTGTAGGTTGCTGTGTGCGGACCGCAGATGGTTTTCATAAAACTTTTCTCTGTCTTGAGCCAAATACTTTTAGCAGATTGAACCACATAAAGTTCGTCCTCAGTTAAATGCAAAACTTTAAGTTCCATACCTTCAACAACCTTTCTGTAATTATTATACAAAAAATTTTTACGAAAATCAAAAATGGCGGAGGGCGAGAGACTCGAACTCTCACGCCGATGTTCTCGGTTACTGGCGGTTTTCAGGACCGCTCCCTTGCCAATTAGGGTTAGCCCTCCAAATAGAGCAGTTTTATATCTTACTCAGGATAGCGACTTACAGGCTGTCAAGCAGATCGTTCTTGGCAGTGATAACCTCGTCCAGCTCATAGATGGCGTCATCTTTATAATCGCACATCTTGTCGAGATATGCCTCGGCATTCACGTGAGCCCAATAGGCCTCATCAACCTTTTGATTGGCACGGGCAACACGCTTCTTGGCAATCTTCTCTGCACACCGCAGAGCAGCAAGCTGCTTACCCTTCTCCAGAGAGAACTCGTCGCCATCATGACAGACTGCAATACCTCGGACAGTACGGCCGGCATAGGTGGAAACCGCAATCACGCGAGTGCCATTAGTATAGAACTTGTACTTCTCAATCGGATACATAACTTGTAACTCCTTTTCTCATTTACTATATATATTATATTATAATTTTTAAGATTTTTCAAATCGGCCTCTTGATGGAGAGTCATTGCTTCTTCTTTTATCTTATATACATATAATACAATATATTTTGAGAAAATGCAAAAAAAAAAAAAAAAAATAAGGGTTAAAGCTCAAAGAACTTTAACCCTTATAATTAAGTCAAATCAGTAAATGCTCCCCAGGAGAGATCGGTAGAAGGAGAACCCCACGTTCCATCACCCTTAAGATACTTCTCAGATTCCCCTGCCGCAGGAGCTGGAACTAATCCTCGTGTACCAGCTTTTGCGGATGTAGCACCTACCATTGTATCTACGTTATTCTGAACCACTGTCCAGTCACTTGCTTTATAGCTAGAACTATAATCACTAACGCAGATAATCATGTCACCTGCTTCCATTGTTCCAATAGATGGAATTTCAAAAGCAGTATTGGCTTTATATGTCCAACCTTGTTTATAATTGGTTAGAGAGGTAATTCCGGCAGCACTAGAGACGACACCTTTAAAGACTAGAGAAGAAGCAACCGCGGTTTGCAATGCAGTGACCGCGGCTCTTACTTCTTCATCTTTAAGGGAGTAAATGGTACTGCCGAGTTTAATTTTGGAAATATCCGCCATTTACTCACCATCCTTTATTTTCATAAACGAGCATTTAGCTCGCTAGTGCCAAATTACTCTACGGTAACTTCCTTGGCGGCAACTGTGATGTCACCAACATTGAGCTCAACCTCATCAGCAGTAAACTTGGTATCAGCAGCGTTAACAGTGGCCTTGTCATAAGTAACACCAGAAACAACCTGAACCTCAGTGCCAGTAAAGGCAGCGTTGACAGTGTTCTTGTCACCAGTAAAGGTAGCAGCGAACTTATCACCAGTAAACACAGGAGCAGTAGCGGTAGCACTGGTAATACCAGTAACAACGGCAGTACCCTCAGCAGCCAGCTCAGGAAGCGTACCAGCATCAAATGTACCCTCGACATAGGAAGCCTTAGCACCCTGCTTGAAGGTAGGTAGATCGTTAGCGGTGAAGGAGAAGCTCAAAGTTTCGCTTGTCTCATCAACATTGGCACTCCAAGCAGCCTTAGAACCAGCGGTAAAGGTATCATCACCATTAGCAGTGAAAGTATCAGCAGCCTTAGTGGGAAGAGTGCCCACAGAAGTGACCTTCTTAATGCTATCGGTAGCAGGAGTTACAGTCACAGTAGGAGCAGACACGGAACCAGAAATCTGAACACCGTTCTCAGCGTCTTTAGCGATAGCAACCTTACCAGTAGCAGTTACGTCAGCTGCAATACTACCAGCAGGAGTGTATGCGCTCTTAGCAAGAGTAGCAGCAGTGGCAGTCTGATTCAGAGCAACAGCAATAGAACCAGTAACATTACCAGTAGCCTTCACACCGCTGATGGTCTGGCCTGCAACAGTACCAGTAGCAGAGTCCTTCTTAGCAAGCTTGCCAAGACCCATATCGGTAGCAAGAGTATCAAGATTGATATTAGCAGAAAGATTCTGAGTACCAATAGTGACAGTCTTTAGAGCATAGATGCTCTCATCGCCGAGCTCATGCCAAGTAGCAGGCTCGCCACCATACACATATTCTTTAACGCCAATGATGATTACGTCACCTGCGGCAGGATCAGTAATATCATCAAAGGAGGTGACTACGCCACGGAAGTGCATAGAGCCGGAAATACCAGCAATAGTTGCCTGAACCTGAGCACCAGTTACGAGACCCTGCTCATCTGCGCCAACGCCAGCAGCGACGTCTTTCTTAGCAGCATTACCAAGAGTAGCAAGAAGCTCACGAGCCTCAGCGTCCTTCAGATAATAAGTCTTCTCACCAATAGTGAGTTTAGAAATCACAGGAACATTCTTAGGATCAAAAATAGGCATAATTAAATTTCCTCCTAAATAGATTATTTGAAGACAACGGTTTCGTCTTCTAAATTAACTGAAGCACTAACCTTAGTGTTCAGTTCATCTGTAATCGCTTTTTGCGTCATTGCACCATCCACATTCTCTCCAGTAGTAGAGTAAAGCTTCATAATACCTGCGGTTTCCGCTGACGCGGTCGGAAGCGAACCCGGCCCAATTAAAACAAACTCAACGCCATTGTAATAATACAAGTCGTTGGTGTTATTGGCATCAATATAAATTTTATTTTCATTAGGAGTGATTTCCTAAATACCATCAGCATCCTTGAAAATCTTTCCGCCAATGAAATAAACGCGTTGGAAGATAGTATTCTCATACTCAAGACTTCCATAAGTTGATACACCATCACCAACAATTACGCAAAGACCTTGTCTAGCAGTATCTACTAAACAGATTTCTCCTTTTTTGGGAATAAAACTATCTTTTACCTTCTCGTAATTGTAATCATTGTCGCGGCGTAACTTAAAAACAACTTCAAATGTTTTAATAGCCATATATTTTAACCTCCTATTGTTGCAGGAGCGCCGCCAGCATCTAAAATGATTGTATCAGTATTCTCAATTGCTGGAGAAGTTATCTATACTCTGGTACTGTCATCAGTATCTAAAAAAATCAAACGATTATCCTCGTCTGTTGTAAAGATCAACTAACCTTCTTTAATTGGAATATTATTGAGATTGGCAAAAGAACCTTTAAGAACTACTAATTCAGCCATTCTTACAAATCCCTCCTCTCACATAGATATAAAAACTAATGCAAATCACTTTGCCACATTTGGCCTGAAAAATTCTAAAGCCACTTTGCGTTTGCACCGAGCGCGGTCCACTCCTGTTCATATACAAAAAGAAACCCCTGTCACGAATGACAGGGGTTAGGCAGAACACTTGCAGGTGTTAAGCTCTCTCGGTTTTCTCATATATATGATAAACATTGCTGCAACAATGAACTGGTGCCAGCTCTGAGAGTTGAACTCAGTCCTCTCGCCGTATGAAGGCGGCATCTTAACCATTTGACCTAGCTGGCATATAGCCTCTTGCGAGGGCTATTCTTAAAAATTATCGAACTTGTTTACCATAGAGATGCTTACTTTTGTTAGAGTACAAGACTCAACAGTCGTGTTTTTCATCCACTGTCTACGAGCAATTTCTGCATCATCGTCAGACATTGACTCCTCAAAAGCGTCATAGGCTAAAGTCAACTTAATCTTCTGCGGATTGATGGTTAAAGCGCCATCAGCAACCGTGACATTAGAGGGAGAGAAAGTAATCCAATAACGGACTTTATCCTTCTCAAAAGAAATGTTATACTCATCCTTAGAGTAGAGATCAATCTTCTTGTAATAAGCTGTAGTGACCCACCCATTAGACAATCTAACGGTAACATCATAAGAGCTATTACGCTCGTAATTGATGTTCAAATCCATGAGGGTCTCTTCCAGAGGATAACCCTGCTTTAGATCGAAAGCAATTGCGCGCAGACAATCAAAAGTAATGTCAGCTACTTGAGACAGCTTAACAACCTTTTCAATGTCCTCTTCCCAACCAGTACCGAGCTTATCAGCCATATAAGCACGAACTTCGTCAGGAGAGGGGCAGGTAATCTCAAAATGATAATGGAAACGGCCAGGACGGTTAATAAGAAATTCATTCAACTGACAAGGATCGTTACAGGTAATGACAAACAGCTTCTTACCATTATCCATACCATCGAACAGACTAAGCATCTCAACCTGCGGATCGTCCTTCTCTGTCTTGGCGAAAGTCTTTTCAAACTCGTCAAAAATAATCGTTACCTCTTGCTGAATAGAGGCAAGAAAATTGCTGATGCCGGGAATAGCGGTGTCAACGATAATGACTGGCATATCGGCCTTAATAGACTCTTCCGCAATCATGCGAGCAAGTAGAGATTTACCGATACCTTTCTTACCAGAAAGAATGACACCAAAGTTACGCTCGCTGACAGCAAAAGACTTGAGAATCTTTTCAGCGCGACGAGCATGATTGCCGTAAATAGTGCCCTCATTGACAGCGAGGTCATTGTGCTTTGTCAGCCAAAATCCCATCTGCGGATGGAAACCAACAGTATAGGTTGCAACTGGCAATTCATTATAGGTCTTTACATCTTCGCCATAGACCTGATAACGAGAACCTGCATTTACTATGTTCATTCCTTTACTTCCTTTCAATATGTATTGGCGCGGGGCTGCGGATTCGAACCGCTTTTTCAGCCTTTTAACGCTGATGGTCTACCTTTAGCCTAGCCCCGCATATGGTGGGCCTTCGGGGACTCGAACCCAGGACCGTCCGGTTCATATCTTGCTCACTTATCTACTAAGAACCTCCTTGGCAATATAATCCTTGGCGAAACAAATGCCTTTTACTTGCCCGTTTCTTGTGGGAACTAATCGTAAATTCTTTTCAGTTTTTCCACACTCTGAAACTGGCACTAAATAACATTCATTTTCATACCAAGTACAGAAATAATCAATATTATCATTTTGATAATTTGTGTGAGTAACTTTGCCATTTACGAAATGACTGGAGCAAGTTGCAAAATTTAATTTCTCCCCATCTGAGTTACAAGTTTTAACTTGGATTTTTAATAGTTTATCACCAGTATCCAAAATAAAATCGTATCTCACAGGATTTTCTGGCGTGGATACCGTATACCCCAATTCCAGAAAATAAGTTTTACATTTTAATTCGGTAACAACACCTTTAATATTTGTATCCATAGTGTTTTATAGATATGGTTTTACATGATATGAGCCGGATGCTCTAACCAACTGAGCTAAAGGCCCTTATTACCACGCGGCTATCAGCCTGTTTACCCGTGGCTAACAACTTCAGTCGTCCTTTCGTCTGATCACGTAGTATCGTCGCTTCATCGGCTGCCAGACTAATTCTCCCGATACCCGGATACCTAGTTTAGCATTATCTAGGGTACTCATTTATTTTAAGTCTGTATGATAAGACTTGGTGGGCCAGGTTGGACTTGAACCAACAATGCTCGAAAGCCACGGGTTTACAGCCCGCTGCGTTACCAATTCCGCTCACTGACCCATATATACGGTTAGGTAGAAGCAACCGTAAACTCCCTTTCTCTGTATTTTTTATTAAGGTTCAGTTTCCTTTAAGACTTTCAGCTTGTCTAAGTAGCAATCGCCCATGCTCGCATTCATTTTTAATTAACATACCTGTTCGCTTTGTTAAACTACTTTTGGCACCGACTGATAGAATCGAACTACCACCAAGGGAGTCAGAGTCCCTTGTACTACCATTATACGAAGCCGGTATAAAACAAGACGCATTTTTCTTGTTGCTTAACCTGTTAAGCTATCTATCCTATTATTGGCGGACAAAATCGGACTCGAACCGATAATACACAATATGTGTAATTGCTGTATGCGTCTTTTATGTTAATTGTTTAACCCAGACCACCTATTAACAAAAGGGAATGGTCCCGTGAGGTTTATCCGCTGTCATCTAGAGCCACTTTTCTTCCTCAAAAAACTCTACTAAGAAGAGCCACCAACTTTTTAAGTCTTTGATTCTTGCGGACACGGGTGGTGCCGGGGAGGGGACTCGAACCCCCAATCCTTACGGCGGCGGATTTTAAGTCCGCTGCATATACCAGTTCTGCCACCCCGGCAGGTGTTAACAGTCAACAATATCTTTTTCGGTTGGGCAACTGATTTCGAAACCTACGAAAATATCGTTGTCACAAGCCATATTAGCGATAAAATCGAGTTCTATGGCATATCTGTCAAGAGTTTGAATATCATCTTCATACTCTTCAATGATTTCTAATTCAGAGTTGATCACGTCTAACTTCTCTTCAAGAGAATTATTCGCGCTAGAAATAAGCTCTAACTTGCGGTTAAGGGCTTCGATCTGAGATTTGGCAAAATTTTTGCCAGCCCGCAGTCTCTCTGCTATAGTTCTCAACTCTGTTTCATCAATCTTTCTAATCTTCTCATAAGGAGCATTTACTTCGCTATATACCTAAGTGCTCCGAGAATAGTCAGCGATAAGAACAAATTCTTTATCGTGCCGTGCAAAGAAATATAAGTATTGCGACATAAATTCACTCCTTTAGAAAAGATGGCCGGGAGTGTAAGATTCGAACCTACAACATCGTGTCCCTAAGAAAATCATAGTGATTGCTGTCGTGGTCTATTTACTAGACCTTGATTATCCACGCGCCTCTTCCAGTTGGGCCAACTCCCGAAATGTAGTTTTGATAAAGGTTGACTACAAACCTTACTGGTGTGCGTTCCACGCCAAAGGGTTCTTCCGCGCGCTAAGTCCCACTCTTTAGAGGATTCAGTATTCGAGCTGCAACCTTCCAGTTCTCTACTCTTGCTCTGCCGACTCAGAGTGTCGCTCATTTAAGAGCTGCTTGCGTTTCTCCCACAAGCGGAATACAACTATCGGTAAGTAGTAGATTTTGGCAGCGGTGGAAGGGTTCGAACCTTCGAATACATGGGTCAAAGCCATGCGCGTTAACCACTTCGCAACACCGCTAAATAATCAAGACGCTAAAGAGTTACAATCAATTTACATTCGCTCTTCTGTCAATTAACTCTCTCTTACCCCAGAAGAACTAGCCAAATGGCAATCATAGATGATTAGTAATCAAATATCCAAGATTTTATAGAAAAATTCGCTGGATAGCGTCTTATGGTGCGGAATACTGGACTCGAACCAGTGACCCCTTGCTTGTAAGGCAAATGCTCTAACCTGCTGAGCTAATCCCGCGTACAACTTACTTGATGTAAGTCGCCACAAACTTCTCCTCAGAAATTAAAAGAGGCTGACTTGCACATCCACCAGATTCGATGTTGACGAACATAATCATTGACTTCTTCGTCTCCACATCGGTTGCTCTGGCAACTGTACGAACCAAACCCTTGTCGGAAAAGTAGTAACAACCCATATCAATTTTCTTCATATCATTTACTTCCTTTCTTAACTTTCTATAAATATTATAACAAAAATATTATAATATTTCAAGACCCACGAAGACTTAGACTTATGACTCCATAGCTCTCGCCTGTCTTCGTTCTAAAGAGCTATCTCAATGTCTGGCAGCAATGACTTGCTAATCATTATATCTTCTTGTATAGTAAAGAAAGATTTGCTGTATAGGTCTTTATATAACATAGGAAAGGAGTGATACATAGTCCCCACCAAATGGGGATTGGTCCGAGTGCAGAGATTCGAACTCTGGGCCTCCTGAACCCAAATCAGGCGCGCTACCAACTGCGCTACACCCGGATAGGTGTCCCGCCATTTAAGGTCTTACGGGCTGACCATAACAAGACGCCTTTTGTGTAATTGGGAATCGAACCCAAATTGTTTCTTTTGTAGAGAAATGTCTTAACCTTTTGACTATTACTATAAGTAGTGGTTGCGGCAAGCGTCTTCTCTTATCTTCTATAAATATTATAACAAAATATTTTTAGAAAATCAAATTGTCGTAATGAAGGCATTATAGCCCTTACTTTTTAGGTCATTTACAACTCGTGTTGCGTTAGCTTTTACAGAGAACGCACCAACTTGAACCTTCCAATAACTGCCAACCTTGCGGACATAAGCGTTTCTATATCCTGCATTGATTGCATCTGGAAGACCTTTAATCTTAGCCAAGAACGCATTAGCATTAGCTTTCTTACTAAATGCGCCAAGTTGTACTCTGTAAATAACTTTCGGCTTTAGATAAACAGCCATTACATTATCAACAGGACGATTAGTAAATGCCTTTGTAATACATTTACCATCGTGCAATATCTTGGTACTTCCGCCTCCATCAAGGTTAATAGCATAATCAACCTTGAGAGTCCGCAAGAAAGATTGCATCTGCGAAAAGTTCATGCCAGGAGATTCAATAGCTACAATAAAGATATTTTCTTTATTATAAGCTAGAACAGTTCTTCTAGCCTTGTAGTTAATCTCGGAAGCAATAGTAATAGGAACTGCGGCGCCCGCCTTAATCAAGACTGGATAGCCACTTACAAAGTCCTCAAACTTCTCTTGACCAATTACACCGTACTTTAACTCTCCATTAACAGTTCCAAATCCTTCTTTGTAAAGAGAATTAGAACTAATGATTGTACCTTCATCGGTGTAGTTAAAGGCTGTTGAGCCATCGCTCATGCTGAAGAAACCACCATTAGAAATGATAGAAGGCTTGACAGCGCAACTATCATAGTAGGCTTTCAAAGTCTAACGAGGCTGTTGACATAGCGCCATGTCGAACTTTGAAATCTCTGTCTTTGGAATTTCTACAACAGTGATATAAGAATAATTAGTTGGATTATAAATCTTCATTTTATCACCTTCCTCAATACTTATAAAGAAAAAGATAATCAAATTAAAGAAATATCTCCAAATGGTAGTCTGGGTGAGACTTGAACTCACGACCTCTCGATTATCAATCGAGTGCTCTAACCAACTGAGCTACCAAACTATATGGCGCGGGGAGAGAGATTCGAACTCCCGGACCCATTGCTGGGCCTCCAGTTTTCTAGACTGGCGCCATCGACCACTCGGCCATCCCCGCGTATTTACAAGGCTCATTGTATTTCTAATTATCAGTTAGATGCTTATTAAGCGATAATTGCTGAAAGAGCCTTTTATCATCATTCAAGTGAGAAAAACTTCTCTTCAAACTCTAGCTTTTGCTTCTTCAATTCTTCCGAATATCGACCATTCCTTGGCGTAAGACGAATATAATCTTCAATGATTAACTCTGCTCTTGCTTTTTTCTTAGGCTCATGGAGATAACTGACAATCTCCTTTAATAAAGCAATCGCCTTTCGTCGTTCGACTTTCCAGACATAAGCCTATTTCCACTTAGGATTACGCCCATTCTTTTTAGAAATGACACCACCGAAGTGGTCTTTAAGGTACTCTACGATTTCTAAAGTTGTGCTAGAAACCTCAATTGTTGGATATCTAAACGAACTATCTTTTGTAAGCGTTACTGTTCCTTCACCGTCAATGATAGCTGCCAAATATCCTTTTTCCAAATCTGTCATGGTCTTTCCTCCTAGATTTTAAGTAGGAGGTATAAAGGGTTTTCCACCACTTTCTTTTTAAGAGAAGAAAGAAACTCTTGGTGGAGATGACGGAGAGTCGCACTCCGTGTCCGAAATAACTACATAACCAAAATATTTTTACACGATAGTCTTATTTAAGATTTTTGAATGGTATCTCTGGTTAAGACAAACCAATAAACCATAGGGCCGTATCGGTCATACAGCCTCCACCACTTTATTTTGAAAGAATAAAGAAACTTAAAAGAAAAAAGAGATAAAAATGGTCAGCAAGCAAAAGCTCAAGCTGCCATATAAGAATCGAAATAATCGTTGTCGTTTAATTGTTTGTCGCGCCGTAAGGTGGTCACCTACCCGTGTATTTTAGCTTCTCATTACCCCGTCGAAACTAGCTCATCCCCATATATTGGTACGGCTACTGAGACTCGAACTCAGATTGTGACAGCTTAGAAGGCTGTTGCCATATCCATTAGGCGATAGCCGCTTATTTACCACGATAATTAAGCCAATCCTTGTAAACTTCTTTTCTCGTAGGATACGGCTGATCTTTCCAGAACCAATAATGCCTACGTTCTTTCCAGTTTCTAATACGACTTTGATAAAACTGCTCAAAGCTACGAGAAACAAGAAAACAATAGTCACAAATGTCATATTGACAAAAGTATCTTTTATAAAGAGAATTGGGTAACTCAAAATTAGCATCTCGGTTAAGCGCCCGCCGCACTTTTCGATTGGCCATCGCTTTCATACCCCGATTATGGTCTTTCCAAACAGGCTGTTTTCGATAAGAACGAGACATACTCAACACTCCCTGTCTTTATACTTTTGTTTGCGGGAATAGGAACCTTTTCCCTTCTTAGCTTGCACAGAAGATCCCCGATGCTTGAACTGAAGCCATTCTTGTAGTTCATCGCCAGTTTTCTTCATAGCTTGCTTGTAAATCTTCTTATTCATTTCTAGACCCCTTTCATCTTGTATGTACCAAAAACATATGATTGAAAATTGCTGTTTGGGTCTCGTGGGGTGACTGGTGGAATTCGAATCCACGACAACTTGAGCCACAATCAAGTGCTCTAACCAACTGAGCTACAGCCACATGGCATCCCTTGAGAGACTCGAACTCCCGGTCTTGCGGTTCGTAGCCGCACGCTTTGTCCAACTAAGCTAAAGGGACATATCTATATCGGTGCACAGCACCGATATAGGGCATCATTAGATACCGTGCTACTACCAATTGGTAATATCCGTTTCGTCGCTAAAACGATTTCACGCCTTGTGGAAGTTGTAGGCTACTTCCTAAGCCTATGGAGCTGACGACAGGAATCGAACCTGCAACCTACTGATTACAAATCAGTTGCGCTGCCAGTTGCGCCACGCCAGCATATTGAATTTTAAGGGACGGTGGAGGTGGGGATTCACCGATAGCTACTCCGGCAGATTTCAAACTGCATACCCCTACTTTTCTGACTTTACACCCGTAGGCACGAATCCCGCATTAAGCGACCCGTTCAAAGTTTATTGTCATGTCAGCAAGACAAGATGCTTTTCACATCAGCTATTTCCTTAATAATATCGTATTTGTTAAACTCTAAGTGACGAAGATAGATTTTAACAAATACTCAGCAATAACCTGAAAGCCAGTACCATTTCTGGAGGTTGTCACCCTGCTTCGTACTCTGGTTCCTTTAACACCGGATTTTAATGTTTGTTCAAAGGTTTTGCGAGTTGCGCTTGTTGCTGTGACAGAGGCGGGCAAAACTCTTAATATAGGAGGAGTGGGATTCACCCTACCAAATTAAAACTCGTTCTAGGTCCGCAGCCCTTGACAGGTGAGTTAAACCCCGACGTGGTCTTTGTTTATTTGTCCCACGCCTAATGGAACCGAGGCGTACTCGCGTTTCACGGCTGGCGGAGAGGAGAGGATTCGAACCTCCGGACCCCTAATGGGGTCAACACCTTAGCAGGGTGCCGCATTCAACCAACTCTGCCACCTCTCCAAATTGATGCACTCAGCTTTAGGGACTTGTGACCCTTTGGTATAAAACCAAGCAGCTTTCCATCAAAAAGTGAGAATTATCACTCACTAACTGTGGTTTCAACATTGTCGAAAATCATGTCATCAATATCTTGGAACATAGAAAAACCTCCTTATTTAATTTTACAAGACGCAAAGAAAATTATTTACCGGATTTGAACCGGCTACAGTCAAATTAACAAGTTTGATGCTCTACCAATGAGCTAAAATATTTTTCAAAAGAAAAAATTTGCTGTATGCGTCTTACCCATAATGGCATTACGCCTATGGTTGCGAGAGGGTGGAGTCGAACCACCTTTCTCAACCTTATGAGGGTTGCGAGATAACCGTTTCTCTACTCCGCAATGGCACCGCGGGCTGGGCTTGAACCAGCGACACGCAGGGCTTCAACCTGCCGCTCTACCAACTGAGCTACCGCGATATAAAGAGCAGTTTACCGACTTACTCAGGTCAATATGTTAATCAGCGATAACAAACTTACCGCACTTGCTAAACACCTGCACCGGCTTACCCTTCAGGTCACGCTCTTCCAGCTTATTAAAAGGACAGACAAACACATTGGAGTTGCCAGCTCGCTCCATCACACCACCGCAATTGGGGCACTTATGCTCCTTCTCCTTGACCTTAGGAGCCTTAAAGCCCATTGCCGCGCCCAGAGTCTTAAAAGAATCGAAAGTACCGTGAACCTGCTTCATAATATCTTCTCCTTTTCATCTATGTATATTTCCTATTGTTAATGGTACTCCCAGTCAGGATCGAACTGACGACACCGCCGTGAAAGGGCGGGGACTTAACCACTTGTCCATGGGAGCATTTATTACTTTTTGTTAAAGAAGAAGTATAACTCCTCCGGTTATTGTCTTGGACTAATTAAATTAGGTGGTGATCCCAGCGAGACTCGAACTCACATTTTCAGCTTGAGAGGCTGATTACCTAGACCAGTTAGTAGATGGGACCATAACTCGCACTTCTTCTTGCGAAGCTATTCAGGGGACGCGGCGTCACGCACCATTACCGTTTTCGTTTCGTTATATAAGGGGAAAGAAAAGGGTAATCAAACCAAACCTAAACTGGTTTTTAACTATAATCACTAATAAATATAACCGAGAAGAACCAATTGAAAACTTCTCTTTGGTGGAACCTGCGGGACTTGAACCCGCTACCTCCTGCTTGCAAGGCAGGCGCTCTCCCAGATGAGCTAAGGCCCCATAAGATATATAGAGAAAAGTGAAGAGTGGTAGTACCATCACTTATCAGTACCTCGTACATTAAACCACTAAGGTCGAGTTCTAGTTAACGACAACGCTCGAAAAATGTCAGGAGGTGTTGCTGGCAGCCCCGCTGGGGTTCGAACCCAGACTTACTCCTTCAGAGGGATACGGTTTTAGAGACCGCCGTGCTAACCATTACACCACGGGGCAATATTCAGCAAGACACAGGTTTTTGCACTGGACTCGAACCAGTTATCATTTTCGTGGCAAGAAAAGAATTATCCCATTAAAAAACTTGCTGTACTGTGTCTTTCTTACTTTCTATAAATATTATATCATAATATTTATTATTTTTCAAATAAAGAGAATACTAAAGTCTAGGCGGGTGGTCATATTTCAGCCACACGCTTACGCTACTCCGACTTCGCAAAATTCCACTTCCAGAATTTCAGGCGTAGGTTTTTTTACGCTAATTCAAGGGATTTCCACCGCAACTTACCTCACTCTACCTCGCCTGCCTAGACGGCCGATAAGACCTGAACCGTTTCAATATTCTCTTATTGGCGATCCCGACGGGACTTGAACCCGTGACCTCTAGCGTGACAGGCTAGCGTTCTACTCTTCTGAACTACGAGACCAAATACTTGGGGAGAGTCATTCCCCTAACGGTAAGTGATACCGATTAGTTTTATTTAAGTAACAAAGCTAATAAAAGACTATCCAGATCCATGGACAAGGAAAGGTTTCTGAACTCGCACCCACAATCGGCAACCTCCGTAAGGTAAGCGGTTGACACCAGCTTGTTTTGACTAAGAGTAAGCCAAACTCTTTTGGTGCGGCTAGTGAGATTTGAACTCACACGACCTTTCGGCCACAAGCACCTCAAGCTTGCTTGTCTACCGATTCCAACATAGCCGCATATTCACGATTGGTTACTTTGCTTTCTTATATTTAGACAGGCGTTGTCCACTAAGCCACATATCTTCGCTGCTTGGCATTGCCGCGCATTGGATGCCGGTGGTAGTTTACCAATCAAAATCCATGTTAACGCCTCATTGGTACGGGATAAGGGACTCGAACCCTTACGCCATAGACACTAGATCCTAAATCTAGCGCGTCTACCATTCCGCCAATCCCGCATATTTTGGAAGCTTCCCCATAGGAGGTTTACCAACCCAAGCAGCTCTAGTGTTTTTCTTTTCTGCCGCCAAAACTACAAAAACCGGCACAAGTTCATTTTGCTTTACCTTTCATTTTGAAAGACTTTAAGGAGTTCTTGCTTACCTCGTTTTCAAAGTCAGAAACTTGTAGCTATTTCCTGCCACTAAAGCGATATAATAATTTCATCTGTTAGCTACTCAGATACATAATTATTATAACCTTTAGATTTTGTGGCTGTCCCGGAGGGATTCGAACCCTCGACCCCACGATTGCTTACACATCAGCTTACCAGTTCTTTACTACTTCCTCCAATTCATAGTCTTTGGCCCAAGTGATACCTCTAACTTGACCATTTTTTGTAGGAAGAATACGAAGTCTTTTGTCAGCTCCACACTCTCCTACTGGGATTAGATAACACTTTCCATTAAAAGTAGTCACGAAATAATCAATTTCTTCGCTAGTATATTGATGATGAACAATTTTTCCATCTTTTCTATGACAACTTCTACCAGAAAAGACAAAAGAAGCACCATCATCTTCGGTTCGTGATGTTTTTGCTTGAATTTTAATGAATTTTCCATTGACATCAACAACAAAATCATAACGCTCACAATCTCCATAGGGAGTTAAAACATTATAACCAAGTTTAGCAAATGCCAACATCGTTTCAAGTTCTGTAATGTTACCTTTTTGCTTACTATTCATTTTATTTTCATAAAAACGATAAGGTCAGGTAAACAGTCGCGTGCTCTGCCAGCTGAGCTACAGGACAATATCTACGAGTCTCTCGTTTCAAGCTGCCAACATTCAAGACTCAGTATATTTGTTTTGCTCTTCAGCAAAAGGGGTTTTCTTCTCTCGGTTAAGTCTTTAATAGACCTTACAGCACCTTCCGTTAACCTCACCACGCATACCTTATTTTTAAGAGTTAAGTGGGTGGCAACCATTTCTCTCAGTTTCTATAAATATTATACAATATTTTTTATTAGAAATCAAATTTCCTTTTTGGCTTCTTCTTTTCTGGAATCGGATATTCATTAACCTCGATTCCATGCTTCTTAAACCAATCAAACAACGCCCATCTTTCAGAGCAAGGATTAGTTGGTGCTTCATGCACCAGCAGAACAATCTCTGGTTCATCACCATTGGTCACAACTCTTTGCGCTATACTTTCGAAGCGCCGCATGATATCATCAAAATCGAGAGCATCTAATTGCTCTCTATAATGCTGCATAAAGCGACATTTAGAGTTGTCATGGTCGCAATTCCCGCAGTAACCTTCACCCTCTTGATGGTCTTTTGGAACGAAAGGCTCAGCCCGCAAGCCATTAAGCACTCCTCGCTTATCCAAATAGACATCACCTTGATGTTTGTTATAAAACCACTTTGGGTCCCACATCGCGGTAGAAAGGGCTACTGTATTCGGTTTCATAAACCGAACTGCGTAGAAATAAGAGATATAGAACTTCACAGGTCATCTCCTGCGATTTCAGAAACCAAATCTACCCAAAGTTCATAAGGAATAATAGGTACTACGCCATCATTCTTAGCATCTTCGATAACCTCCTCGATTTCAAAGATACCACCGCAGCAACCACAAATGATTTCATTCTTATATGCAATACCAGCAGTATAATGACCGCCGTCTACATCCCAGAACTTAACCTGAGTAGGTGTCTCAAAGAACATATCATTTACTTCCTTTCCTTAACTTTCTATAAATATTATAACAAAAATATTATAATATTTCAAATAAGGTTTGAAGCTGGCATCAAGGGTACGAGTCGAACGCATTACCACGAGATTTGGAGTCACGCCTCAGTCCCTCTGAGATTAAGGTTCCCTTGATATATTCTTCCCTCCATAGGTGTCAGTCTAAGAATGACAATTAGGGCATAAAAATCTTAAATTTTCAAGCCTATGGTCATCATTTACTCCATTGATATGGTCTAATTGCAAACTAATGGGTTTACCTAACCATGAATCAATACCACAACAAGCGCATTTATATTCTAAATATCCTTCTCTTACTAGTCTGGACTTTAGACGACTAATATTATGATAAGTAGAATGTTCTACTAAAATTTCTTCAAGTGTATATTTTGCATTTGCCGCAGTTAATTTCTTTGTCCCAAAGTGGGAAATATCGCAAGATAATTCTTGAATACGCTCTTTGAGGATATCTGTAGAAGAACCACCTTTAGTAGTTAATCCCAGCATCCTTAAACAATCTGAATAACTATTCGCCTATGAAACAATGGTACGAAATTCTTCATCAGTAACTTGATAAATTTTACTTCTTCTAGCCATATATAATGACCTCCTTTATTTGTTCATTATATATGAAAATTATAGAAATTACCTTTACCAAAACTGACCAACATTTTACCGAATCTTGGATTTGAACCAAGACTATTGCAAAGCAATTTTCTACCTATTGAAATAATTCGGTATATAACCCTCGAAACAGCCTTCTCGAGGGGCGCTCAATCTTAAATGCCGGAGCTATACAAACGGCGAGCAGTCTTTCTTCATTCCCCGTAAAGAAAGTCTGTAAAGATAGCTTAGTCAACTTTCGCTATCGGCGCCATGCCTCACCTTTATGCCTAGGTCATAAAAGGATTGCGCTATTGTTGATTGGCATTATGGAGCAAGATACCGGGTTCGAACCGGCCCTTTCAGTTTGTGGTGTCTCATATAAGATTTGAACTTATATCTTTGACCACATTTCATCAGAATATTTTTTAATATCAGATTTACGATAAGGTAAATCGTAGGCTTTACACCATTTTTTAATGGTGTTATCAGAAACAGAAAAATTTTTTCCTATACTCACAAAAGTTTCTGCCCTAATCATATCTTTTAAGACTTCTCTACTCGGTCTTTCACACTTTTGTTGTCTAATATGGTCACAGGCAGAACATCTAATTGCTCCCTTAGAAATTTCTTTTCCACAATCAACGCAATAATGATGCTATTTTGTTATATCTTTTACCTTGCGTAATGGATACTATTCACCTTCAATAGTATGATAATCACCACGATTAAGATAATAAACCATGCTTAAGTCTAAACCATATTTTTCACTAATTTGTGAAAAAGATAGCTCAGATTTTTTAATATCTTGAATAATACTATCCAAGACCTCTGGTGCATATCTCTTAAAAACTTGGTTCTATGAACTACCGCCAGATGTAATATTATATCCATTGGGAGTAATTGAGTTATACTTTTGAATATAGAATTTTTCTCTTGTATCTAAAAGATACTCTGGACATTCTTCGATAATGGAAAAAGCAAAATTATCTTTTCCTTCTCGTTGAATCGCCTACCCAATTAGCGAATTACTACGGCAATGCTCTGCAAATCGCTTTTCGATATGAAGGCTCTAACCCACATATACCTTACCATCAGTCAGATTTTCAATTTTATAAATACCAATAGACAAGTCTTTCATCTCCTCTACTATATTTACAATTTTGAACCGACTCTTTAATGAAATGTACCCAAAATTTTTCTTAAACTAATGAAACGAAGACTGACGTGCTAGCCGCTAACACTAATCCTGCATAATGGTGCGCCAGGCGGGACTTGAACCCACGACTCTCTGCTTAAAAGGCAGATACTCTACCGACTGAGTTACTGGCGCAAACCTCAACCTTGTATATTTATTATACAATAATTTTTAATTTATTGCAAATAAATCTTTTTTCTCTGAAAGAGGTTCTTCCCTTACTTTCTATATATATTATATAATATTTTTTATTATATATCAAGAGAAGAAATAATCCCGTTCGTCAGCATCCATACTCCGCTGTTTGCGGAGTTCGCTAATGCGATAATTAAGACTGGGAGAGTAGTTTCCATGCAGATTCCTACGCTTACCTTTATTACGCGTCTTAGCCGAACACATAGAACAACTACAATGAATTTTATTTTTACTATACTGATGAAGATTATTATAATATGGATGCGTATCTCCATCATAGTAAACTTCTCTAGCAATACGACGCTTACGAAGAGCTTTCCGCATACTTACATCTCGATTATATGCCTGTGAACGCGGTTTCCGCATACCTTACATCACCTCTCCAAGTATTTGGTAATAATAATGAAAGAGAGGGGTAATTACTTTAATTACCCCGCCCAAAATTTTTGCTTAGATGCCCAAACGAGCGCACAGGTCTGCGACCTTCGCCTTATCTTCTGCACTCAGTTCTGTAGGAGTGGCAGGTTTACTCTCCCATGCCGCTGCATTTCCATCTGTTGTTGGGGTAGTAACAGGAACCGCAGATGCGCTCACTGGTGTCTTGGGCATTGTAAGTGCAATAGAAAGCTGAACAACTTCGCCATTCGGACCATCTTTCACATTTACATACAGCTTCTTGTCAATTAGACCAACGAAATCATCGCCAAAAGCTGCCTGAATAGTGGCGATAGCGGACTGCTTCGCCAAATCTCCTCGTCTCTGTGCCATATTAAATCTCCTCTTCCTCTTCTGCGGGCAGTAGTTCTTCGGTCATTGCACGGTGGCAACATCCGCAGAATGGCTCTGTCCCTTCAAAATAAATTTCATCTTCATCATATATTCTACGATAACAACTATGACAAGTCAAGAAAAAGTCAACATCTGCGTCTCTCTCTGCAATGCACTTGTCACATAAGAATTTATCGTCTCGATTCAAATACTCCTCGCCGCAAACTGGGCAGATTACCTTTGCGCCGACTTTGATGCCGAATATCTCTTTGAATAGTTCTTCTTCCTTTTGTTTATTATCAGACGAATAGATCTCATTAAGGTAATTATCTATCATAGAAAAGTTTACCGCAACAACAGGACTATATGTACTCGAAGAAACTAAGTCACAATATCCAAGATAATCGCTTGTATCGACAATATCTCGCATATCATAAGTTCGTCCGCCTGCGTTAATCTGATTATAGGTCATCATCCTATTTCCAAATTTTCCGATAGCTACTTTGAATCCATAGTCCGCAGGCGGTGCAAAGTCTATTCGTGGAAATAGATTACTAACCATCCTATGAGTAGCTTCCAATAAGTCTGGAGAATCGTAGGGATACTGCCTATTATAGTAGATGCAAGTATATTGATTTGTATGAATTAACATTCTCCATTTCTTGTCAAACCATTCACTATCTTGCGGCAAACAGTTAAAATGCTTCTTTTCATTGGCAAGGTAGGCAACAATAGTAGTACCATCTACCATATAGCTTAAATCTCCCGAACGATAATCTCCATCAAGAGACTGACAAGAATACCAGTTAGAATCGTTCTCCGACAATGTGAGAAAGTCTCTCGGATCAACAGAGAGATAGAGGTATCCTTCAATCTTATTTTCTTGGATATATCGTGATGCTGTATCCTGCGCCCATCTCGTTACCTCTTGATTGGGAAGAAACTTCTTGAAAGACTTAAGTATCTTCGCTCCTTGTGGGATATGGTATGTTGGATATGGTAAAACAACTTTATTCTCGAAAAATCCATCGGTGTTTACGCGAAGGAAAGTCTCAAAATCCTCGCTTAACACACCGTTATCATCAAGAGTAGAAATGAACTCATTGAACCTGCGGGATCGCTGCTCAGAGGAGAGAGTAACCTTAATAGGTTCCGCGCTTCTGATATATGTCTTGCCCTTAAACAACTTGATGAATGGAGCTTTTGCCTTTTCCCATTGCTCCATCATTTTTGTAGCATCTACATCGAATGGGAAGTCTTGAGAATGGACAAGAATTGCTTCGACTTCCTCTTTAATTTGATTATAAGCTCCAGTCAATCGGTGTCCCTCCCATGTCCGTTAGCAACTTATTAGCTGTTGAAAATGGTTTGCTGCCTCGAAAAGCAGGCGTCCCACGACATGGTCTTGTTGCACTAAAAGGACTTGGGTGGGAGGAAAGCACATAGGCTTTCTTAATTAGATTTTCTTTTACAATATGTCCGCCATCTTCATATACTGCCGCGCAAGAAATTAAATCTTTCAATAAATCCTGTGCGTTAGAACCCCACAGTAAGAATACAACTGGCTGCGGGAGCTTAGTAGCGGCTTGTAGAACAGACTTAGTGAATCTATCCCATCCCCACCGCACACAACTATTAGCTTGATGTTCATAAACTGTAAGTGAGGTATTTAGAAGTAAAACTCCATTTTCTGCCCACTTAGTCAAGTCACCACTTTCTGGTCGCTTAATACCAACATCCTCTTCCAGTTCTTTGAAGATATTTACCAACGAAGGTTGGAGAGGATTACCTGGAGCGATCGAGAAAGCTAATCCATTAGCCTGACCGGGTGTATGATATGGGTCTTGCCCTACAAGGCAAACCCGCACATCTTCAGGCGTCGTCAACTGTAATGCTCTAAAGATTTGTTCCTGCGGTGGATACAAAATCTTGCCGTTATCTCGCTCCTCTTGAGCATGAGCCTCAAGCTCAGTTGCCAAGCAAAGAGCATCCTAAGGGAGAATCTCAGACCACTTAGACATTAGAAACACTCCTTTTCTTTTATCTTATAATAATATTATATTATAATTAAAAAAGAAAATCAATTAGATTTTTCAATTAGTTTGAGTGAATCTTCAATCACAGTGAAGTAATTAGAGCATAGATGGCAGGTTCTACCGGGCTCTTTACAGCGCTGTCCGCAATTAAGTCTATGAGTTGCGAAATCTTCTTTGAATAAAAGATTGTTAATGTCATAAGGTAAGTTGACCATTAAATCTTTTAAGCTATAATTAAATGTACCTCTGTTGTAAATAGAAAAAAGTACATCTTCCTTATCCTTGTCAGGCTCATTAAAATCAATTACATCTATTGAAGTATAAAGTTTAAGGTCTTCCGGTCGGATAAAGAAGTCGTTAGCCTCTCCTCTTGTTAAACTACTATTAGGGGATAAAGTGGGAGATACGCGGATTTTAGTTTCTTTCTTACCTGCGGCAATCTTATCCATCTGAAAACCGAGCGGACCGTCGATATAAATATCTGATACGCCAAGGTCTTGAAGTTCAGAAAATGTCTCCCAATCTGTCGCAGGGAAAGCCAAATAGGCATGATAACCTTTAGTAAGCAACATTCGCAGTTGGTCTAGCTGGCCGCAACTAATAGTATAATTGTCGGTAACAGTTTTAATTAAATCAATCTGCTCTTGTTCTTTTGCAGAGAAAGAGCTATTCTTCATTGTGATGTTGTATCGCTTATCAGGATTATCTTTAATAAAGGTAAAGATAGTTCCTAGCTGGTTGATAGGGCATCTAATCTCTTGTGCCTCTTGCTTATATTGTGAATGGTAATTAACGCTAAAAATCATGTTTAAGCCTCCATTTCTTCTATATTTATAGTAGCATAATAATCTTTAATTGTCAAGCTATGAAATTGCCAACTAGATTGACAGTTTTAATTGTTTTTGTTATAATAAATATAGAAACTAAAAGAAAGGTTTGGAAGTCTCATGTTTCCTATTATTGTATTGATTATTGTGTACGCTATTTGCTGTGTTGTTTCATTCCCTTGCGGGCCTCGTTTCTTCTTCTTTTGCTTAAAAAGAAAGCTCGGTCGAATGACCGAGCTTTCCAATATGAGCTATTCGATTAAGCCAGCTTACGATAGCCAGAGAGCTTCTTTGCCTTGCCAGCAACCTCGACAGACACGCTGTCCTTTTCAGCCAGCTCAGCCTTTACGCACTGGGTCAGACGAGCAGTCACCATCTGAGCAGACACATCCTCGTCGCCGATAGCCTTGATAATCTCAGGGATAGTCATGAAGTTCTCAGTGGACATGACATCAAGGATACGAGCACGGAGAGCATCGCCCTCATCACGCTTAGCCTGAGCGCGCTTAGCAGCAGCCGCAGCCTTATTGTCCAGAAGCTCAATCTCATGAGCAATGAACTCGCGCAGAGCGTCGCAGGTCATGTCTTCGTTCTCGAAAGTAACACCCTCGGACTCAATCTGGTCCACCATGGTCATCAGGGTGTTGTAGCATTCGCGCTTGGTAATCTTCTTAGTGTTAGTCATAATAGGGTTCTCCTTTTCATCATTTTATGTATTTATTATACGAAAAAATTTCTCAAAAGTCAAGAGTTCGTCAAACATTTCCTTGCGGAATGGAATGTATCTTTGTTTTTCCTTTCCCTTAACTTCTATATATATTATAGAATATTTTTGAGATTTTTTCAAGTTTTATCTTGCGGCTAGCATCTACTTTACATAGTGGTGATGCCGATAATGGCGATGCTAGCAAAGAAGATACAAAAGCCAGCTTCGATAATCGCAGAAGCTCGATAACGCCGATCGACAGAAATGCCGCAGTTAAAGCCCCATAGAATAGCGGCAATAAGATTGAGAATGATAGTATGCTTAGGCATTGATATTGATCCACTCCTTATTCTTTGCTTTCTTGTCGAGGATCGCAGCTAGTTCAGCGGGCTTCTTCATATGGCGATCGTCGCCATTTCTGAACTCATCCCATCCGAGAATGAGATACTTGAGATGCTTAGGAGCATCTTCGGGGAAAGTATCCGTGCTCACGATGTGCCAACCAATGCCGACAGCATAACGAGCGCAGGAATGCTTCAGCCACTCTTCATCGGTGGAACGAGCACCACGAATAACGAGAATAGGGCCATTATCGAAACCACGAGCGTGCTTCAAACCATCCCAACCTCTGTCCTCGCCCTCTTCAAATTTCTTACCGTAGTTCTTGGCAAACTCTGCATCAGTATACCAACGCACGGAGCGAACAGTACCAGTCTTGGGGTTTTTCACATCGACATAATACTTGCCGCCCTTAACATACTGCTCTTTCACGATGGGAAAATCTTTGAAGCTAGGTGCTACCATATCTCTTATCTCCTTTCAGTTACCAAGAAATCTTAACGAGAATGCTCTCATACTGCGGGAACACGTCGCGCAGGTACTGCCGCACACACAGTTCCTCGCTCTCGCAGAATTCATCTTCACGAGTATTCTTGTAGGCGTACTCCTTGAAGCAATCATTCATGAAATCTTCGGGGAACAGCAGAGTGGGAATCTCTACATCCAAGTCATACTGCTGCTTAATTGCTTCTTCAAGGTCATAAGAGCTAACCGTAGGCATCATTTTTATTTCCATTTACTATCTCCCTCACTTTCTATATATATTATAATATATTTTTTATAAAAATACAAAGAGATTGATAGACGTGGTCTATCAATCTCTTACGGGTATTTATTCTTCTTTTATTAGACATTTCAATTTCTCTTCCAGATAGGCTTTAGACTCATCATAGACATACTTATAGCAAGCTAAAGCGGTTACATCGCCAACTGCGAAGCCTGCATAGGGCCGTCCCGCATACATCAGGTCATAACTTAGAAAGTAACTGCCATTTTCATACTCAGGCGGATCACATTGAGGATTATAGGGGCGCTCATATTCCTCTTTAATTTCGCCATGCTGAAGCAACCAAGCTTTGTAGTCCTCAAGTTTCATTATCCTTAACCTCCTCAATCTTATAATCGTACTCAGTCTCTTCGAGTAGTTTACCGAACTCGTAGCCCGAAGGTTTGCGACCACGCTCAGCGATTGCTCTTGTTTGGACAAACATCAGAGCCAGTTGGAATGCCCGGTCCGCAATCTCATATTCTTTTGTTTCAGAGTCAATAGGAAAGCGATCCTCGAAGGTTTTGGAATGGAGAGACACGGAAATGACGGCAGTTCTCATATAACAGCACCAATCCTTTCTTACCAGTTGTCGTTAGCCTTACTTGCATCCTGATTCATAGTCGTTAATTCTTGACCTTCGCTATTACAAGGGATTTCAGTGGCAAATTTTCCTCCATCAATATAGTTACGAATGATATCGCGAGGAAGTGTGATAACATTTTGATCATCATGGATAAATTCAAGATTCTTGATACTCTTGAGCATTTCTCCATAAGTGGATTCTAAGATCGCGGCAGCTTCTCCAAAGTTATCAGCAAAACTCAGACCAGAGGTAATGAAGAAGTGACCGCGATTATCTTGGTCAGTATCATATAGAACAACTTCATAAGCGAATACTGTCTTCATAGTTCTATCTCCTTAATATTGGTTTTAGTTTCAACCATCTCGGTGGTAGAAACATAATTATCGTAAAAGAACTGACCGAAGCCATTATCTTTATACGAGGTATGGAAAAGAGTTGTAGAATCATTTTTTACGAGGACATCGCCGCTATCAAATGAGATAAAAATGAGTTGACAGCCATTTTTAATTTTTCGATAGATGTCATAAGGGATTCGGTTTTTGTATTGTTTGTTACTAATGGCATCTCCAAATTGTTCTAAGATGTGATTGATTCCATTTTGATTATAACAAAAATTTTCAGCCAAGTGTATCACTTCCTTTTGTTTAGTCGCTCATCCAGTCAAGGATGATAGGGAGTTCGACCTCGGGCGTCCGCAAGAACCCAATGTTATCTTCATGCAGATCCCAAATATGCCAATCGTCACAGAAGATAGCGAACTTTTCGAAGAACTCCTTGCCATAATTCTCGACGATAGACTTTAACCAAGTGAGATTACGCGTAGGAATACGCCGCACGACAGTCATGGAGATACCCGGAATGACCTCGCCTTGTTCGTCCCAGCCAATATTCTCATAAGCAACATGAGAAGCAGGGACAACAATAGGTTGAATCTCCAGATAATTTAACTCGAAGGCTTCAATATCGGGGTTCTGGCGCCATGTATGATAGTGGGAGTCATAGGTATATCGAGAAGAATTTGTATCATCGAGTTGAGTGACAGGCAGATTGACAGGGAGCTGATGAAAAAAGGTAGGCACGAACAGCTCCAGAATATTAGCTTCCTTCGCTGCGGCGAGAAGAGCCTGCTCCCTCTTGGTTTCGTTGTCAGTTGAGCAGAACTTTACCACGATAGAGTCAGAAGCATGATAAGCCTCCTTAAAAGCTCCACAAGAGAAACATTCAAACACTTCACCGGGAGCGCAATGCATTTCGAGACAGTTGCCGATACCCTCTACCGTATCTCGCAACTGGACAGCTTCTTTCTCTTGCTGATCTGCGGGAACGCAGTTATTGAGCACCTGCAGGAAAGACTTCTCGATCTCTCGTAAGAAGGTTTGAATCTCTGGCGAGTAAGTCTCAATGCCGCGAAGTTCAAGCATATTTACCATTTCTTTTCTCCTCTCCTTTCTTATATAAATATAATAACATATAATTATAATAATTTCTAATAGAGCGGTAAGGTTGAGTAATAGTACGGAAAACACGAAGATAAGACGGTAATTGAGAACTTCGAAGAAGTTCTCATGCGGGTTGGCAAAAAATTTGGTGATAAAATTGCCAGGCCGCAGGCAAAGAAAAGATTCGGATGGACAGCCAAAAATTTAACAGAATTTTTTAACATTTTTCTTAGTGCGATAGAAGAGAAATAACGAGGTTAGAAGAGATAGAAAGAGGTAAAAATTTTAGGTAATTTTTCATACTATGATGGCGACTATGTTGCATTTATTCTTAATATATGTTATTATTATTTCATAAAAAAGAATAAAATTTAGGACAAACGCAGTTAATCTCCCTATATTGCTTTTCAAGTATTAGTGGAAGGAGGGTTTTAATAGTGGATAATAAGAAAGAGTATTACACTATTTCTACTCGATTAAAGAGAGAACAAAAAGAGTAGTTAGAGCAATTTGCAAAAGAGCAAGACTTAACTATGTCCCAAGTCGTGCGCAAAGCGATTGAGATGTATATAAATTCTACTACTGAAGAATAATTTGGGGGCATAAAAACAAAATGAAAACAAAGATAATCTATTCGTTGAAAATTTATACTTAGCTGATAGTCTTAGGATTCTAGCCCATTGCTACAATGCCAAACCCTAAAGATTCAAAATATACTTGTTGGGTTTTTGAAGATACCGAAGAGTTTGAAGAGGCTCTTGGCCCTATTCTTGGAGGACTAAGCCATGGCAGTAAGTAATCAGAATATTGTAAGGGTTGGAACCAGAGACGCCTTTGATAAGTCTCATACATATTGCTTAATGCATATAGATAGCTTGCAAGCCGCAATGTGTAATCTAAAAGGTGAAACTTTAAAACTCTGGTTATATTGCAACAAGAATCAAGATGGATATCAGTTTGAGTTAAGCCAGAAGGCATTACAAGAATGGGGTTTGAAAAAAGATGCGTATTAGACAGCTAAAAAGAAGCTAATGGAGCTTGGCTATCTAGTCCCCGCAAGTGAGGATAGTAATGTCTTAATTTTTTATGAAACTTTGTCTGAAAAACCGACTAATCCGACCGAATCTGTTTTTCAGATTCAATCTGAAAAACCGACAAAGTAGTCTGAAAAACAGACAATAACTGGTGAAGAGATCGGGTCTGAAAAACCGACTTCATCTGAAATTCAGACAAAAATAGAGACTAGTGAATCTGAAAAACCGACAAAATGCTTAGGCAAAATGTCTGAAAAACCGACAATGTTGTCTGGATTTCCGACAAGTTAGTCTGAAAAAGCATAGAGAAATAATACAATAGTACATGATAGTACATTAAAGGATAGTACAAATATGATTTTTGGCGAGAGAGAAGAGGAACGGAACGATTCTTATCCCACTATTTCACGTGATGTAGTGGAGTAGATATTTGTGAATCCGGAGTATTTAGAGGGAGGTCTTATTAAGAATGGAGACAAGATTTTTAGATTAGAAAATTGAGATGGAAAAGTGCGAGGAAGGTTACAGAAATTTCGATCTAAAACCTCTTACAGAAGAGGAAGAGCATTTTATAAAGAATATGATAGACGTGTTATTAGTGGAGATTGGTCCTAAGCCTGTAGTAGAGGGAGGAGAGCTTCTAGATTTTAGAAGCAAGATTCCGAGAGGATAGAGAAGAAGGCTTTAGCTCTATGGAGATAAAGGGGAAAGAGAGTCATAAGAATAGCGGAGTGTGTGCTAAAATAGGAAGGTGGCGTGCCGATCGGGTCTAGCTAGACCTCTCTCAATTCCCTGTCACCGAGATCGCTACCCTGGCTCCCGCAATTTATATATAAAAAAAGAGAGGGTATTAACCCTCTCTTATTCTTATAGACCGATCTCCCGCAGGAAATCAGCGATCTTCTCATTGTCACTCTTATCCTTGCTCTTAGGAACGGCATCAAAGAGATTATCAACCTTGTCCAGGAGAGCCTGGAGGAGCTCATCTGGTTCCTTACCGACCATAGTCGCGGTAGTCTCCGCGTTCAGCTTAATGATCTGGAAATAATCCTTGATATTTTCAGCAGTCCAATCGGGATACTTTTCTGCCATAGTAAGAGTATACAGGGCAGCCGCGTCAGTGCAATCAAGATGTCCCTTAGAAACAGCGGTCTCAAACTGATCCTTCATGTGCTCAATCAGTTCAGTGCGGGCATCCACGATTGCCTTCTTCTTTTGATCCTCCTGCTGGACCGCGTTAAGAGTCTTAGAGAACATCTTTGCGATGTCATCAATAGACAGTCCATTCTTCTGGGCATCTCGAATCATAGCTTCAAAATCCATGCTTTATCACCATAGTTCTTCTACTGGGAAGAACCAATTCCTTTCTTAATTTCTATATATATTATATAATATTTTTTAATATATGCCAACCCGATCGGAAATTAGTCCAAAAATTTTCTCTCCGGTATGGATTTTTGCTAGGTAATAGCATTTATGTAGTTGGCTACAGAGAATTTGAAGTAGGAAATATGAATACTTGATGGATTTAAAGTGCGTTTTCTTAATTTTTAAGTCAAAAAGCTTAGATTTTTGCGTTATTTTACCTCGTTTTTAGCAATTTTAAGCTAGAACCGAGGCGTTTTTATATCTTTTTTTAATATAATAACATATTTTATTATAAAAATCAAGGGGAATAGAAGCTAGGAGAGGGGTTTTAATTGCGGGCCCGATCGGATTAACTGGGTCTCCGCTCTTCTTATTTAGTTTCTAATCGTTTTCCTCTTGTTTTGATACAATGAATTGGACCCGATCGGCAACGCAGGAGGTTCGCTATGAGCAACTAAAATTTTGTTAGCTACACGGAAGTGGAGTGGGCTATATGCCAAATGAAATTAGAAATATGAGTCAATGGTGGAATGAAAATAAAATTGGACTAGAATGTCAAACTTTCGGGAAAATGAGAAACCATATGAAAGTCGGCTAGATTGAACAAAAATTTTGCATATGCTTCCGATCGGTAAAACTCGGGCCGAGTCGCCCGCGACCGGCCCGCCATTATACCACATTTCCGTCCGGTTGTCAATAGGCAATTTATATAAAAATTTCGTTTGATTTTTGGTGAAAATGTCTTTGTGAAAAATGCACAAAAAATCCCGCTCAATCGAGCGGGATTTCGTAGGTTTTGCGTATCGTCACTTTGACGGTTTTGGGTTTCTTTTTGCAATAAAATCTGTCATTTCTGACAAACTCGCCTATGCCCTCGTCCTGCCATCTTTGGCGGGTCTTATCCTCATATCTCAAGGTGTTATACTTTGAGAGAGGGAGCGAAAAGTCATAGACGAACTCACCGCCCGGCGGCATGGTGTAGTTGGGACTTTTCTTATAGTTGCGGTTATGCTCTTTGCGGCGGCGCTCAAGGTCATTTGTAGTGCCTACCTTGAGAATGAAATTACCGTCCCTGTCGATATAATGACCGACATATAAAAACTCTTTAGGTCGCTTTGCCGTATGCTTTCCCCTCTTTCTGGAAGGGGCGGATAGGGGTTATCCGCCCCTATCCTTATTAGCTTTTCGGCTTGCGCTTTTGTACAAGCGTCAACTCGAAAGTTTCACCGCCTACCATAAAGGAAATCTGTCTTTCCTTGTTCGTGATAGCAAGGTTAGAAACATCAAAGTTACTGTTGTGTTCCATGAACTCCGCAAGCTCCGCAATAATGCCCCCCTTAGTTGCGTTAGGCTTGCGTTCTCGCTTGGTGAACTTGTACGCCGTGGGCGCTTTCCGCGTTCCTGCATGGGCATACTTTTGTGCGGCTTTCAGCTTATCCGGCGGCAGGTCATATTCCGTTTTTTCGCCTGCTTCTACCGCCTTATCATAGGCGAGAATGTCTTGCGCTTCTTTCTCGTCTGGAAACACTCGCTTGATACGCTCAAGGCGTTCAGCGTCTGTCACTCGCTGGGCGATAATAACCACTTCCTTTCTGTTGGCGGGGAGAGGGTTTTGCCCCTCTCCCCTATAAGCGGTAACAACCGCTTAGGCGAGACGGAACAGAGCCTTGCCCTTGACCTCGGTCTTAATGACCTTATCAGCCGCCATGAGCTGACGCACCAGAGGGGAAATCTTCTGAGTGCTGAAGCCCTCGAACTCCGCCACGCCCTTGATAATCTCGGTGCAGGTCACACCAGCCGAAGTATCAGACAGAGTGGCGAGGAACTCCAGAATGAGCGCCTTATAGCCCTCGTTCTCCTGCTGGGCCTTGGTCTGCTTCTTGTTCTCGCCGCTGTTCTTCTTGGCGAGCAGAGCCACCTCATGCTCGATGAAGTCCACGGCGTCCTCGGTGGTCGTGCCGTAGGTCACGGGCTGACCGTTCAGCATAGCCTTAATGTCCTCGAAACGCATAGCCTTGGTGATACGAGTCTTGTTGGTCTTTTCCATGTTCAAATCCTTTCTGGTTTTTAGGACTGTCCTTGTCCTTTTGTGATTTTATTATATCATACTTTCGGCGGTTTGTCAAGAGGTTTTTTGAACTTCTTTTCAAACTTTCGGAAGTTTGATACCGAAGTGAGATATTGACTTTTTAAGGTTCATTGGGTTTCCTTGTGCTTTCATTATAGCACTTTTCGCTTGGCTTGTCAAGAGGTTTTTTGAAGTTTTTCGGAAGTTTCTTGACTGTCGCTTTTCGCCGTTTCAAGAACCGCTTTCCCTTAACTTCTGTACCTATTATATCATGCCTTGCGGAGTTTGTCAAGAGGTTTTTTCGATTTTTTTCAAAATCTTTTTGGAGCCTTTCGGCGCCCTCTCTTAACTTCTGTAAACAGTATACCACCACCGGCCCCGGAAGTCAAGAACTTTTTGCTGAAAAGTTGCACAATTTCGGGAGATCCGAAGTATGATTTTTTGTGCAGTTTGCCGATTGACTTTTTGCTGGCGGTGGTGTATAATGAAAATTCGGCCCGCTGCGTGCGCCAGCGGGCCGACGAAGAGGGCATTGTGCATTTTGACGAAAAAAAAGAGGGGCAACGCCCCTCTTAGCTCCAGCACATCTCCAAAAACTCGAACAGATTTTCGTCCTTATCCGGAAATGTAACCAGATGTCCGCCGTCATCCGTCAAATGTTCGGCGTCAATGTTCCATCCCATGCGCTTGATAACTTCAATCGCGGCGGCTTTGCTGTCGGCGTTCATAAACTCAAACCATACGGTCTTTTTCATTCTATTTTCCTTTCTGCCTTTCCGCTCAATCAAGAGCGGAAAGGACTTCAAGCAGATTGACTTCTGTGGGGTCGATTGACTCGCCCAAATGCCACCCATCCCGCACCTTTTTGTTATCGTCAATCAGAACTGCGGGAGCGTCTGCAATGCGGCGAATACAGTCAGCCTTAGTTCTGCCATAGGCGATAAAGTGGCATTTATCAGCAGGGAAGTTATACTTCTCAAGCCACTCTCTTTTTGCCTTGCGGACGGCGGTTTTATATTCCTCGGTGCTGTCCTTGCTCAACCAACTGATAATGCGGATTTCATATCCCTTATCAATCAACTTCAAGAGGACTTCTCGCAGAGCTTTCATATCCCACATGGGAGCGGCTTCTGCATAGGGGCTTGCGTCCTCTGCCCGCAGTTTATCTAACCAGTTAGGAACGGCGTACAGATCAGCAATCGTGCCGTCCATATCGAAGCAAATCATTTTCATCTTATCGCTTCCTTTCTTTTGATACATTCATTATAGCAGGTTTCTTTTCGTTTGTCAACCCCTTTTTCAAGTTTGGGGAGATTAAATCTCCCCAAACCTAATTACCGGCGTTTCTCGCAAACTTGCGGAAAACTCTCGCTGAAAGTCAGTCATAGGCGGATATTTTCTCTTGTTCTCAAAGAGGGCTTTCCGCATGGGCTTATGCTGTCGGAAGCAATAGAACATAATCTCCGCTTCAATCAGCACATCTTCAAGTCCAGTGTGGCTTTCCTCAAACTCGTTATCACCGGAGATAAAACGCCACAGGATTTCAGCGGTCTTGCGGCAAGCGCCATTTTTCAGCACATAGCCGTTCTCTTGACAGAACGCCTTATAGGTGGGCATTTTGCAGATAACATCTTGTGCCATCTTCATCGTGTCCCAAATCTCCACGCTATCGAACGGGAACCAGTAGCGGAAACGGCTTGCGGTGGTGTAACGCTGTGTTACATTCAAAGCGTTATAGTCAAAGCGGGCGTTATGGGCGGCAACTTCTTTAATGCCCCACTTCTCGATAGTGTCAAGCATAGCCTTGCGGATTTCGTAGGTGCTTGCCATCTTGCGGCTACCTGCCCGCAGTTCCTCGACATAGCGGGGAATTTTCCAGTTATAGTAAGCCGTCCGCATAAGGTCGCGTTCCTCGCAGAAAATGTCACGGTTGATATAACTTGTGGTTTCGTAGATATTGCCCTTAGTGTCCACAACCGCCCAACCGCAGTCATATACAAGGACATTAGACATATCCAGACTATCGCCGTCTTGGATAGTGTTGGCAGTTTCGGTATCAACCACCAAAACATAGTGTTTGCGCTTATCAATTTTTTCCATCTTGTCAAATCCTTTCTATTGATTGAGGTTTACCATCGTTCCCTCAACTTCTGTACTTAGTATAGCACACTTTGCGCTTGCTGTCAAGAGTTTTTTTTTCGATTTTTTCAAATCTTTTTTTCAAGGTTCAAAGGACGTTTCCCTTAACTCTGTAAACAGTATAGCACTTTTCGGGAAAGCTGTCAATCGTCAGATTGCACAAAGATTGGCCGAGAAATTTGTGCAACTTGTATATTGACAAAAACTCGGTCCGCGCCGAGCGTGCGCGGACCGCCCAAGAAGCGTTTGTGAAAATTGCACAAAAAACTCGGTGGATTTCTCCACCGAGTTTCTGTTGCTTAACTCCGCAGGAAACGGAGCAGGTCGCCGAGGTCAATTCCCGGCTCGTCCTCCTCTTCCTGCGGCTCCTCTGCCAGCTTCAGCGCATGGGGCTTGATGTTGTGAAGCACATACAGCGCCATCTCGTCCTTGCCATCACGCGCCATCTGGACAACGGTTGCCAGCATAGCGGCGTCAGAAACGGTCGGGCTCAGCAGGTGAGAAATCATCTCGTGAGAAGCCAGCAGACCATCCAGCTCATTCTTGTTCTCAGCAGTCAACATAACTAAGTACCTCTTTCCTTGTTTTTTTCGTTCCCTTGGAACGATTTTATTGTATCATAGTTTTAGGGGTTTGTCAAGAGGTTTCGCAAACTTTTCACACGATTTACAACCTTGGAAACACTCGCAAGGATTTACCACGTGGTGTATTGCATTTACTTCCTTTACTTTCTCGAAGTTGCGCACCTTCGGATTTCTTGGGCTACTCCCTCTTGACAATTATATTGTATCACAAGACTTTCATCTTGTCAATACCTTTTTCAAAGATTTTTGCTTTCCGCAACAAAATATTTTGCTTCGTACTGGTTAGCAATAGCCTTGACCTTTGCGCTTTCGTCTTGTGTAGCGCAGTAGAAATTGAAAAGCGTGTGTTTGTCGCTTAATTCAATGTAGGAATGGGGAACGCCCAATTCATCAATAGCATCTTTGTACTTGGTGGGAACGGTCAATTCCACTTTCCACAGCTTATCTTTTCTCGCCTTGGCTTCCCCATACTTCACGATGAAAACGCCGACCAGGTTACAGCCCGCAGTTACTACCACTTTTTGCCACAGAGGAAAATCTGCCACAGTGTAAATCAACACAATGTTGTAATAGCCGTAGTACAGAGCGGAAACAATGCTTGCGACCCATGGGCCGGACTTAATAGTTGCGATACTCTTGATTGTGGAGAAGATAACATTTACAATCGAGAGCAGAATAAAAACAATCAACAGGTTCATTTACTATCTCCCTCACTTTCTATAATTATTATAACACAAAATTGCCAAAATGTCAATAGGCAATTTTAATCAGTAGAGAATAAGACGGTTGCCCGTCTTAACTCTCATCGGCACAAGTAGGGCAGTAGAGATAATCTTTCTCATCAATAAATGCAGAGGGCAGAGCCATAGTTGACCCACAGCAAGTGCATTCAACAATCATCGGTAAGCCTCGCTCGGCGAACCACTCACCGGAAAAGGTTTTCTGTTTGGAAATGTCCTTGCCGGAGACTTCTTTGTACCACTGATAGAAAGTTTTCATAGTGTCTACCTCTTTCCTTTTGTTGTACTCATTGTACCACCATTTCGGGAGAAAGTCAAGCTGGCAATTTGCACAAAAATGCGACGAAAAATTTGTGTAATAATACTCTTGCGTAAACTCGGCGCGTGGTGACCCACAACGCGCCGCCGAAGTTAAAGGAAACTTCGTCAAATTGCACAAAAAAGCGGCTCGGTTTGAGCCGCTTTTCTTACGTAAAATCAATTTCTTGCAGGCAGAAGCAGGGCGGATTACCGGAATCAATTTTTACACTGGTAGCGCCTTCCATTCCATCTGCATCTTCATACCTGAAAGTTACTTCAATCGGGCCGACATTCTCGAAATAGTCCTCAAATGCTTTGCGGATTGCTCCCATGGAGTTTGCCTGTTGATTTTCTTTTATCTGTTGAATACGCTGTTGAGCAAGAACAATGATGTTCTGCAAATTGTCAATGCTTTGAGTTTCCAAAAACTCTTTAGCGGCTTGAATGTCCATTTCCTCTCCCCTCTCAATCTGCAAGCCATTTCTTTAGCAGTTCTGCGCACTCGTAGCAGTCAATTCCCGCATTGTCTCTTTCACAATCAAAAGTCAAAGGACAGCAAGCGCAGTCATTGAATGTTTCCACAAAGTCTTGCAGAATAGTATCAAGTCTGTTTTCGTTTACCTGCATACCATCAAATCTCCTTCTTGATAGTTTTATTATAGCACAAGGGGCTTTATTTGTCAAGCCCCTTGTGTTACTTTTTTTAGTTAGAAAGTGCGGCGGCAATGTACCGAGCAATCATCGTAATTTCTGCGGTCAGGGTATTGTGGGAGCAAACAAAGCCATAGCGTTCGCCATCACAAAGAATGGGATAAACAGTGTAATTGTCAAACTGCATCGGCTTGTAAAAGTTGTCCCACGCTTCCGGGGTGTTAACCGGATAGGACGGGCCACCCGTTAACTTGCAATCCGTATCATAGATTGCAATTTCGACCCCAGCAAATTTTGCCATGAGCTTCGCCGTGCGGAGAACATCGTCACTCATGCCGAGCAGGGAATACTTGCGGAACACTACACCGCCCTGACCATCAATGAAGATTTCCAGCGCGTCACCCTCTCGAATATTCAGAGTGCGGCGGATTTCCTTGGGGATGACCACACGGCCGAGGTCATCAATGCGGCGAACGATACCAGTAGCTTTCATAATATCAAATCCTTTCTGACTGTTTAGGTTGTCAACCTCTTTCTATGGTCTTATTGTATCATATAAAGGACTGTTTGTCAACCCCTTATTTCATAATTGAAGAAAATTCTTCGGTGTGTCCGCATTTATCACAAGTGTAATAGAAAGATTCTGATGTTCTCCATTTGGTAGCGCCAGAAAACTGATACTCACCGCCGCAATCAATGTGAATACCATCATTCCAGCGGTCAGAGTCGTTTTTCTGTTCGGCATATATACCGCACATGAGCGCGAAAGCGGCAACGAGAACGCACACAGAAGCAATGATTTTATAGCGGACTTTCTGCGGAGCAGCAATAGCCACAGTGAGCGGAAGTAAAGCGATGATAACCCAGCCAATATAGAACATGGGAGTAGTAAACATTTCCTTTCCCTCCTTAAAACTGGCAGTTGCTCATAATGTAGGCGAAAAGGATAATCTCAACGCCAAACATAACCGCAAGGTTCATACAGTCTTTTTCGATAGCGGCTACGAACTGGAAGGACAGCAGGATAGTAATGATGATGATAGCGATTGTCATTTTGGTTTCGCTCCTCTCTTTTGATGATACAAGTATACCACAGCCCACAAAGGAAGTCAAGGGATTTTGGGAAAATTTCTTTCGTCAAATCCACCAAAGATGCGAAACAAAAATTGTGCAAATTGCCTATTGACACGAAAAACTGGCCGCGGCGTGCGCCAACGGCCAGCCGAGGGCATTAGAAAAAGCCTCCCGGATTTCGGGAGGTCATTTCTTTAATCAATGTATTCTTGGAATAAAATGGTTTCGATTTCATTCGCCGTTTTTGGATTGCGGCGCTTGGCGTCATCAAAGCTGTAACCCCAAATGAAAGTGTGCTCGCCATTCTTTAACAAGACTTCAAACTCATACATAACATCAAACCTTCTTTCTTTTGATGGTTTAAATATACCACAGAAAGCATGGTTTGTCAATCGTCATTTTGAACAATTTTTAGTCCAGCATTTTGGACAAGTTTCATGGCTTCTTCTAATTCAGTATTCAAACCACAATCAATACAAATGTAATTGCGGCCGTCGATCTAACGAACTTCAAATGAATACTCCCGGCCTGTAATAAGTCCGAGTTGATCACGAAGCCGAACAGGAATCATAATTCTTCCCATTGCGTCCAATTTTCTAGAGTAAGTAGATTCAGCCATTTTGCTTTTTTATTTCTAGTGACCTAGCCTGTGCGAAAATTCGATTCCAGACGGGAGCCGCGGCATTTTGCCGAAAAGAATTAGATTACCATTCACATGGCATTTTCTAACAGAACTGGGCCATTGGGCAATTCTTGCAAGAATCTTGGTTCATGCAGAACTCCAAAATGACAGCCAGCGCTTTCAGCACTTCTAGCGTCATTAGAAAATTCTCCTTTCTCATTTCTTCTATAATTATTATAACAAAATTTTTCCCAAAAATCAAAAAAGAGCCGGCTTAGAAAGTCGGCTCTTTCTTTTCCCAAATGATTAGATGGTATAAGCCAATCCGAAAGAGAATTGTACCTATCCGCCATCCGATGCGGACTGTGCATCCAATCGGATATTTATGCGGGAGACGTTCAATGCTCATGATTTGCAACTCCTTTCGTCTTGGGGAAGGGCGTTCCAAAGCGCCCTTCCCGCAGTTCCCTTATTTTAGTAGGTGTCGTATCCGTACATCTCAGCCTCTGCGTCACTCATGGAACACTTGTAAAAGGGACGCTGAAAGAAGAGATGCGCAGTCTAGTTAGCTTTCCACAGGTTGACCTCTTGAACGAAGAAATGCTCGCCGGTTTCTTCATCATAGAACAGGTAGTTCTTCATCTGGTAGGCGCTCCTTTCTCAATCCACTTCTTGCCGAAGTCGTGGCAGAACCGCCACTGTCCGGCAACTCCGAACATTTCCTTATTGACTCTCTTAGTCAGGGCAACCGAACGCTTGAGGTGATTTCCGCGGTCACAGCAGAGGATTTCGCCGGTGGTAATGTCGTATGCGCAATGTCTTCTCGGTAACATAATCTCAAATCCTTTCTCTTGATGGGTCAAAGGGCTTAGCGCCCCTTGACCGATATAACACAGTGGTCATTCTCATATTCCACACAGGTAACTTCCAGTTTAAGCAACTCAGATCTGTCAAATCCGCAAGGGTCACCGCCCAATAGGAGCACGCCAGACTTGACGCGATAATGAGCCCCGGTATCACTATCCACGATCTGGATGAAGTTATCTTCTTCCAATTCAAAAAGACCGACATAGGGCATAAGTGTAAGCAAAGCGAGCAGAGAAATCATCTTTTGTCAACCTCTTTCATTTTGATGTTGTTCCCCTTGGAACAATTATAGTATAGCACAGGGCATAGCAGAAGTCAACTGTCAGATTGCACAAAGATTTCGGGATTGATTGTGCAACTTGCCTATACCAAAATTTCGCTTCCAAATTTGTGCAACTTGCACAAACTCAAAACTCGGCGCGCCGCGGTCGCCAGCGCGCCGCCGACTTAAGGCGAAAATGTCTTTATAAAAAATGCACAAAAATATAGGGTGGATTTCTCCACCCTATATTTACCAGACCTCTTTCCAGAGTTTGGCAACCTCGTCATCATAGATTGAGTCAGTTCCCATGGTATCGAAGAACACGCACAGGTAATCATCTGTTGAGAAGTCCTCGCCATATCCGACTTCGACTGTCCACTCCGCGCCATCCTCAAGCGTAACAAGAGTAAGCGTGTTACCGTCAATACTGGTTATGACTGCGGTTGCCAGCCTTGTCTGATCGGTAAGCGGACTTCCGCAAGTCCCCTCTATTGCGGTAGGCTCTTCTGTCTTTTCCTCTTGTTGCGTCATAAGGACAAAGACATTATACGGACTGTGGTGCGGATTAGGTTCGCAGTTATCCGCTACTATGTCAAGCCATGAGAGGAAAAACCACAACAGGACTGCCAGACATACGCTGTATAGCGTCACCTTTGCTACTTTACGCATTATCCCGCACCTCTTTCCACAGTTTCTCAAGCTCTGGCGTCATGCACTTGTCGCACATACAGCCATTATCACAAGGCCGATTGCCTACCTCATCCTCGTGGCAACCGCAGAAGCGGCTTAGAAATTCATTATAAGTCATAGTAATACTCCCTTCTTTTGTTTGCGGGTTGGGCGCTCCACGCTCCCGCAGAGCGCCCGTTATGTCTTATTCTGCCCTGTGCATGATTTCGCCAGTGTTATTATCAATGACTACCACGCCAGAGAAACCTTCCTCTTTACGCCAGTGGCCAGCCACCACATCTGCCTGTTCGCTGATGTACTCAAGTCCGTCTGCCTGCTCAAGCTGGCAAGCGTCCTTGTCATCGAACACTATGGCAAGCAAGTAGCGATAGGCATGGGTCAGCTCCGGCCACTCCGCAGGCTCTGCGGGTCTTGTGTGCAGAGGACTATTGATGCTCTGCTTGTTCAGCCATGCCCAATTAGGCATAAGAGCGGCACTCGTGGCGTTAAAAGCGTCACGGTCAAGGATGACGCCATCCTCTACTGCCTTGGCACGCACATTCATGCGCAGGCGCAGCATATCTGCGAACTTGGCGTTATCGAACTGCGGGTTAGTGAAATACTTGACGAACTCCATAATATATACCTCTTTCTTTTGTTCTAAGGTTAGGACTGCCTGCCTATACAGGCAGTCCTATGGTGGTTGAGTAGCTGTTGCTACTCACTTCACGGTCAGTCTTGCGGTAGTGCTGGCTACCACATACTTGTCATAGGTAGCCTTGTCCTCTGCCTTTAGCGCAGAGCTGTTAAAGCGGTTACTGGTGACTTCCTGATAGGTGGCGATACAGCCGCCAGCCTCTACCTTGTGTTCGCCAGTCGCTACCATTTCCGCCTTTACGGTGTCCTTGAGTTCGTCCAGTTCACGCTTGAGGGCGTCCATGTCGTTCTGCACCTTGCGGATACGCTGAAGGGTACGAGCCATTTCTACTTTTGTCATTTTGATACACTCACTTTCTTTTGATTGACTGTTTTTGTGTTTCCCTCTTGGATTGTCTTTAGTTTACCACACCTTGTCTTGCTTGTCAAGACTTTTTTTTTATTTTTTTTTCGGTGTGTTTGGCAAGGCGTTTTGTGTGTTTCCCTTGCCTGTGACTACATGATAGCACCGCCTTGCTTGCTTGTCAACAACTTTTTGCAAGTTTTTGCGTTTCGTCAATCTGCACAAGTGAGTGCCGATCCTGTTGTGCAGATTGACCAATTCCTCTTTACGCGCGCGCGATACATAATAATAGCGACAGACGCTTTAGCTGACTAAAGTAGGGGTGGCTGTTCAACTGTAGTGCTTTAGCGTGGTGAAGTGCGACAGTACGGGGGCGTGTATTTCGGGAAAAAGCGTGAAAATTTTCACAAACTCGTTCTCCCACGCCCTTAAAATCTCGAAAACCATTTTTGATTTCAGATTACGATTCTCTTATATGATAAGGATACGTACCCTCTATCCTCGTGCAACATCTATCGTTCGATATAAACCTCTCCATTCCTATATACCGAAAATTCTTCTGCCTCTAAGACTCTTGCAAATAGGGCACTATTTGGCTAATAGTTATTTTTAATAATTCTTTTCATGGCTGTTCCTCCACAAAATGAAGAATAAGGTCATAACCATCCTCGGTTTCCACAATATCATAGCTATGGCCACCATCTAATACATAGCCATCATCTAAAACAATAGTACGATTATACTCGTCAAATCTGTAACTAGTATTTTGATAAATAATTCTAGGCCATTTCTCCGTACATCCAGTCAACATCAAAAGAGAAAGAACTAAGATGTTAATACAAATGAAAATCTTTCCCAATTTCATCAATCTTCTCTGCCTCCATAGGTCTAAATCCTACACACGTCAAAGTCCCCTGCGGGGACTCTGGAATCAACTCAGTTCTGCAAGCATCAACAATAGGAAAGTAATCTACACCTTCAATCATGCCTAATTCTTTAGCTTTCTCAATGGCTTTTTCTAATTTTCCTCTATTGCGGGCGCCACATACTACCTTGGTTACTCCGTCGTTGATCCAGTTGTCATAAATATCTTCGTCCAGTCTATAATTTACTTGATAAAAACCTTGCGCTTTCTCTGGCCAAGAATCTCTAATCATCTCAATGAGGAAAGCAGAAGATGCATGAGATACTTGCGCAGCTAACTTGCCAAGTGACATATTCAAATCACGTCTTGCGATAATCAACTGCTTGAAATGCTTTTCCATTTTATTGCGGCCTCCTTAGAATGAAATGATGTTGGGCAGAACTGGATATTGGTTCTGCCCTATTTTTCAAATATAGTGTGTAAACTTTTATTGTCAGCATTTTCCAAACTTCTTGCAATATAGATTACATTGCCCATCTGCTCCCATGCAGGGAATAAAATCTTGCACATAATTTGGCTTATACTTTTGAGCGATTTCAAATCCATAGATTTCAAAGAGCCTTTTGGCTACATATTGAGATTGTTTATCTCGATAAATAGCCATTTTTTCTTTATACTCTTGACGAGAAATTTTATTATGTAACCAATCACCAAGAGGATATCTCATAATTTTCGCTCGTTCAAATTCTGTTTCTAGGTCTAAAATAGTTGCTCCTATATTACCAATTATAATACTTTGAGATCTAGACAATTTTTCATCAGCCCCAATCTTGTCAATAGACCAACACCACCTGGAACTGGAGTAGACCAAGCTTCTCCAACGATGTTATTTTCATCTTCTACGAAATCTCCAACGATCTTGCCATTAAGTCGACTAATTCCGACATCAACAACAATAGCAGATTCGCATTGTTCTCTATAAATAGACTGCGGTTGTCCGGTAGCACAGATTACTAGGTCTGCGTTGTGAAGAAGATATTCTTTATCTCCGTAGCTTGTTTTACTATGGCAAATCGAGACTGTCATATCTCTATTCAGTAGAGCTTTCGCCATAGGTTTGCCAACAATGTCACTTCTACCAAGAACAACAGCAGTTTTACCTGTATAATTAAAACCGCAATCATCAAGATAATCAATAATACCTCGAACAGTAGCAGGGAGAACAAGAGCATTCTTAGTCAAACCATCACAGTCAAAGTAAGATGGAATATCTTCAATGTCGAAGTTAAATCTTTCCGCCGTTGGCATCTGAACAATTACACAATCTGTTTCAAGACCATAGCTTAATAGATAATGTAAATCAAACTTGTCTTTCGGTCTAATAATCTTTATAGGCCAGCCTACAGATTCAAAATCTTCAATCTTCTTCTTAATATAAATCTGATTGCCGACATCGCCATCTGTGGCATCTACAATCATAAGAGAAGGAGGCTCATAACTATGCTCGATGACGGCCAGCCGCAGTTTCTCCTTCTCAGTTTTAAAATATTCTTTAATATTAAGCTGTTCCATTAATATTCTCCTCTATACCATGAAATAGATTGATCTGAGTCGATTTGAATTACACAATCATCAAATTGATCTATAACCCAGTCGCATTCTTCCTCTTGTTCAATATCATCGTCATCTTTTCCATAGCTATTGATGTATTCACGCTCTTCTTTGTAGATATGAATAACATAGGGTCTTGGACCAGTTAATTGCTCCATATACCAAATAGAGTCAAAATCTTCGTCCCATATATCTTCAGCAACAGCAACTGTAATGACGGATACGCCATGATAGAACTAAGCTCCTTCGGGCAATCTCTCTGGAGGGATGCTATAAAAATTCATATAATATACCTTCCTTATATTTCTAAATATATTATAGCAAAATAATTTAATTTGGTCAAACAGATTTGACAAACCAGTTTTTTTTTGTTATTATATAAGCATAAAGGAGATGACAAGTGTGATTAAATTAGATTATACTCTAGAGTCTCCAGAAGAGCGTAAAGCGCTAGTTGAAAAGATAATTGCGGAAACGCCGGATATTAGTCCCGCGTATCTTGAAATTTTAGGTAATTATCTTGTTCTCTGTATGGAAAAGCAAGAGCGAAAAGAACGCAATATACTGACAGATAACCGTATGACTACGGTAAACAAGAGAGAATGTTCTTTCGAGGGTCTTGTTAGTTAGTTAGAGAACGGCGAAGATGGTATTTATAATTTAGTTAATGAAAATAAGAATGTAATTTTTCAACCGAAGATTTCGATTACAGATAAAGATTTAGAGACAATCCCCTGTTTGAAACAACTGCGAGATACTATAAACGCTTGGGAAGCAGCAGCGAAGCACGCCTCTGGTAAGACTGCTTTTATGATGAAGAAAGCGTTAATTGAGATGCGGAAAGACCAATATATTATTAAGCAGGCTTATTAGAAGCCAATCATTCCATGCCGATTAACGAGATCTGCTAGAACATCGCTACCTCTTGATGATAAGAGTTATTTAGATGGTTCTGAAATCGTTGTAGATGGCATTTCATTAATGGATACTAAAGTAGTATCTGCTATTTTATGTAATTATTCTAAGCTCAAGGAAGATAGTTGGGATTAGTTTGAGGGAGATACTTGGTATTTAATGCAAGACTTTGATAACTTATGTACTAAGGCTCTTGCTGATTATCCTATCTATGATAGAATTGTTGAGTGGAAGATTGATGGTAAACCAAATAGCGAGATTCAAAAATTACTTGATGAAGAATTTCATCAAACCTATAGTGTAGAATATATTTCTAGCCTATGGCGCAATAAGATTCCGAAGGTAATCGCAGAATAGGCTAAAGAAGATTTCTTAATTTGGGAGTACACCAAGCGTGGATACCCCATGAAAAAATGCTCTAAATGTGGGCAAATTAAGCCAGCGAACAATCTTTTCTTTTCAAAGAATAAGACAAGTAAAGATAATTGGTATTCTATTTGTAAGAAATGCCGTAATAAGAAAAGAGGTTGATTCGTATGGCTGGACAGCATTTTTGCAAGAAGTGCGGAAAGACTATGAATGATAGTGAATTCTACACTTCTAAGAATGTAGAGAAATATCCACCTGATGGAAAGATGGATATTTGCAAGAAATGTTTAACCATGCACGTCGATAACTGGGACCCAGAAACATATAAATGGATTTTACAAGAAATTGATGTGCCTTATATTAAAGAAGAATGGGATGCTTTACTTGAGAAATATGGTAAAGACCCAAAGAAGGTAACTGGATTAACTATTATTGGCCGTTACCTATCGAAGATGAAGCTAAAGCAATGGAGCCAGTATTCTTGGGCAGATACAGAATCTCTTGAAGAAGAGCAACGTATGCGCAAGATTAATCAAATGAAAGCGCAAGGTATGACTGGTGAAGAGATTGAGACTGAGCTTGCGACAGACAGAACTCCTCCTAAGCCCAAAATTTTAACTGAGCCACAAGAAGCTGTAGGTACTCCTGAATATTATGACCCTTCAGAAGCCGATGATGATTTCTCAGATGAACTTACTGAGGAAGATAAAGTAATGTTGAGACTTAAGTGGGGTCGAGGATACCGCCCAGAGGAATGGGTGCGGTTGGAGCAATTATATAATGATATGATGGCTTCATATGATATTCAAGGTGCTGGCATGAAAGATACCCTTATCATGATTTGTAAGACTTCCTTGAAATCTAATTAGCTTCTAGATTGCGGCGATGTCGATGGTGCGCAGAAGATGATCAAGATGTATGATAGCTTGATGAAGAGCGCTAAACTCACAGCCGCGCAGAATAAAGCTGAATCTGGCGAGTTTGTAGATTCCATTGGCGAATTAGTTACAATTTGCGAACGCGAAGGATTTATTCCTCGCTATTACACTGATGGACCGATGGATAAGGTAGATAAAGTTTTACAAGACCTTCAACATTACACTTACTCTCTTGTTACAGAAGAAATGAATCTCGGTAACATGATTGATGCATCTGTTAGAGCTATTGCTCAAGATAAAGAAAGAGAAGCTAAGATTGATGTTGATGGTGGTGATGAAGAAGATAATGAGATTTACGATTATCCAGAAGATAAAGTATTGACTGATGCTGACTATGAAGAATTTGAAGAAATGAAACAATAGGAAGCTGAGAAGGATAAGGAATATCTGCGGGAGGTGGAGTAAATGGCATTAGCTGATTTATTAAACCTCTCCAATAAAAATAAGAAGATTGGTTTATCTGAAGAACGCGTGCGGGCAATCATTCCTGCGGCACGTCAATATATTGCTTTTTGGAGAGAATATCCTGATATCTTCGTCGATTTCCTTCAAACTGGCGGAGATCCTACTCGTAAGAAGGAGCTAAACTTCTTCTTCTATCAAAGAGTATTCTTGCGAGCTGCCATGCGCTACAAGTATGTATACATGGTATTCCCGCGTGCTTATTCTAAGTCTTTCTTATCTATCATGGTACTAATGTGTAGATGTATTTTGTATCCGAGAAGTAAATTGTTCGTTACTTCTGGTGGTAAGGAACAGGCTGCTGGCATTGCTAAAGAAAAGGTTTAGGAAATTTGTTAGAAGATTCCTGCGTTTGAAAGAGAGATTGATTGGCGAAGAGGTAAGACTCAAGAAGGTAAAGACTATTGTAAGTATATCTTTAAGAATGGTTCTTACTTTGATAACGTTGCTGCAAGAGAGAGTTCTCGTGGTAAGCGTCGTCATGGTGGTCTAATTGAGGAATGTGTTGGTGTTGATGGTACTATTTTGAACGAAGTTCTTATTCCTCTGATGAACATTGACCGTGAGTGTATGGATGGTACTGTTCAAGAGGCAGAAACTTTGAATAAGAGTCAAATCTATGTCACCACCGCAGGCTGGAAGAATACTTTCCCATACAATAAGTTGATTCAGCTCTTGATTCGTATGGTTCTTGATCCAGAGAAAGCGATTGTTATGGGCGGTACTTGGCGTATCCCTGTATTAGTTGGTCTACAAAGTAAAAACTTTGTTCAAGAACTAAAGCAGGATGGTACCTTTAATGAGGCTTCTTTTGATCGAGAGTATGAATCTCGTTGGAGTGGTACGGTTGAGGATGCATTCTTCAATGGCGAAGTATTTGACCGTAATCGTAAATTACAACAACCAGAATATGAAGCTTCTGGTCGCTCTTCTGATAGAGCTTATTATGTCTTGTCTGTGGACGTTGGACGTAAAAAATGTCAAAGTGTAATTTGCGTTTTCAAAGTTACACCACAGTCCTAGGGACCTGCAATTAAGTCATTAGTTAATATGTTTACAATGGATGACGAACACTTTGAAGATTAGGCAATTAAAATTAAAAAGTTATATTATTAGTTTAAGGCTAAGACCGTTGTTATCGACGGTAATGGTTTGGGTGCCGGTCTAATGGACTATATGGTTAAGTCTCAAGTTGACCCTGAGACAGATGATTTTTTCCCTGATTTTGGCGTATAGAATGATGATGATGGAGAGTATAAGAAGTATAGAACTGATAGAACGGAATATGATGCTATTTATGAGATTAAAGCTAATGCGCCAATTAACACCGAAGCTCACAGCAATGCATAGACGCAAATGCGGGCTGGCAAGGTGAAATTCTTAATTGACGAAAGAATTGCGAAGAACAAGTTGTTAGGAACTAAAAAGGGTCAAGCAATGAAACCAGAAGAGAGAGCGGCATATTTACAACCTTTCACTTATACTTCTATTCTGCGAGATGAAATGCTGAATTTGCGCGAGGAAAATGAAGGCGTTAATATTATCTTGAAGCAAGCTAATAAATCTATTACAAAGGATAAATTCTCAGCTTTTGAATACGGTCTATATTATATCAAGCAAGAAGAAGATAGTAAGCGCAAGAGAAAGAAAGGTCGCTTCGCTGATTTTATGTTTATTAGTTAAGTGGGCATAGTTAAATAATAGCCCTATTAGATTTTTTAATAATAGATAGAGGATGTGATTTAATCTATGCGAGCATCAAGAGGAGAAATTAAGATACATGAGATCCTAGAAGCGAATGATATTAACTTTAAAGAAGAGTATGAATTCGCGGGATTGAAAGCCCCTAGTGGACGTCCTCTACGATTTGATTTTGCCGTCTTTGATGATGATGGTAATCTAGATTTCTTGATTGAGTATCAAGGAAAATAGCATTATCAAGCAGTCAGTAAATTTGGCGGCAATAGAGGATTGTATCAATAGAAATATAATGATAATCAAAAGAGGAGATTCTGCGCATTGAAAGGTCTTACTTTAATAGAGATTCCATATACGGATGAAAATATATTAACGTATGACTATATAATGCAGAAGGCCGGGTATTAAGGAGGTGACAGACCTTGCTTAAGCGCAGACAACAAGATATACGAGATAAAGGCTTTAATCTAATGGGCGAAGAAGATATGGCTCCACGTGATTATGCTAAAATGCGGGTGGGCATTCGTACTGTGGATAATGCACTCGTAAATCTTGGCACTTACAAGAAGGTCAACCCAAACTACGGCGATAAGGGCTTTGTTCTCAATGCTATTTACCGACATGATTATAAGACACTAAGAGAGATTTCTGAATATTTCTTTGAGTCTAGTGGTATTTATTACAGATTGTGTAAATACTTAGCTACTCTTTATAGATATGACTGGTATGTAACTCCTTACTTTACAGATGTATCTAAGGAAAAAGAAAATAAGATTCTTGGTGACTTCTCAAAGGTACTACTGTACCTTGATAGATCTGACGTTAAGCGACTATGCGGAAATATTGCTCTCGATATTATGAAAGATGGTGTCTACTATGGCATCTTCGTAGATTTCGGGGATAGATTTGGTATCCAAAAACTTCCCGCTTCATATTGTCGTAATCGCTACTACTCTGGAGTTGATCCAATCGTAGAACTGAATCTTTAGTTCTTTGACGCCTATTTCTCTAATATTCAATAGAGAATGGCAATTCTAAAAACATTCCCCAAGGATGTTTAGCAAGGCTATGTCTTATACAAACAAGGCAAGCTTAAGGGGGATTATCCAGGAGACTTAAGTTGCTGGTATCCTCTCGACCCCGCAGTTTCGGTGAAGCTGGGATTGAATGATAGTTGTTTTCCACCTCTTGTTGGAGTTATTCCCTCTATCATTGACCTTGACCAAGCTCAAGAGTTAGATAGATAGAAGACAATGCAACAGCTATTAAAAATTATTATCCAGAAATTACCGCTTGATAAGAATGGTGACTTAATCTTTGACGTAGATGAAGCAAGAGACATCCATAATAACGCGGTCGCGATGCTTAAGCGCGCGGTTGGTGTAGATGTGCTTACTACTTTTGCTGATATTGAGAAGATTGATACCAAGGATAGTAATTCCAATACTACGACAGATGACCTTGAAAAAGTTGAGCGTACAGTATTTAACAATGCTGGTATTTCTCGTAACTTATTCAATGCGGACGGCAATTTAGCTGTAACTAACGCTATCTTAACAGATGAAGCCAGTATTAGAGAACTACCTTTACAGTTTGCTAATTTGTTGAATAAGATAGTGGAAAAATTTAATCGCAAGGGTCATTACGAGTTTAGAGTATCCATGCTAGAAACAACGCAATTTAACTATAAAGAACTAGCTAAGTTGTATAAAGAACACGCGCAAATGGGCTATCCTAAGATGTTGCCACAAATTGCTCTTGGTCATTCTCAATCTAGTATTCTGGCTACTTTAACATTCGAAAATGAGATTCTACATCTATCTGAGATTATGATTCCGCCCATGATGAGTAGCACAATGAGTGGAAGCGTGGTCAAAAAAGATTAGAATGATTAGAATAACTCTTAGAATAAGTAGACAAGTTCAAGCACAACAAAAGTAACGGAACAGAAATAGTCTGGTCGTCCTGAAAAGTCCGACGAGGCAAAGAGCGATAAGACGATTGCTAACCGTGAAAGCATGTCATAAGGAGGGATAGAACTTGCATATTAGTATTCCTATTGCTAACACATTGGAATTCATCAATGCGACTGAAATATCTCCTTTAATCAGCAAGTGTTAGGTGAAGGTCTGCTATGTAGGACAAAATCCCAACAGAAACGGAACTGTTATCACTAAGAAAGTTGCAACAGAGATGGGTAGAAAACTGCCAGGTTCTCCCGTTGTTGGCTATTTTAATCAAGCAACAAACGATTTTGAAGGACACAACAAAGAGATTTCTCTGCGGGGTGGCGGAAATATCGAGGTTCTTGACACCACTAAACCATACGGTTTCGTCCCTACGGACGCGAAAGTTTGGTTCCAGAAGTTTGATGACGAAGGCGTTGAGCGTGAGTATCTTGTAACTGAATGTTACATCTGGACGAGCGCTTACCCTGAATCTCAGCGGCTATTCGAGCATGGCAACAATCAGTCTATGGAACTGAATAAAGAAACTCAAAAAGGTTTTTGGGCAAAAGATAATAATTCGGGTAGTAGATTTTTCATTTACAATGAAGCATTGATTGAAAAACTTTGTATTCTCGGAGAATCAGTTGAGCCATGTTTTGAGGGCGCACAATTCAAGACTGAATTCTCCCTAGAGAACATGGAAGAACTTAGAACTACGATGTTCTCTATGCTAACTGAATTACAGAAAACTTTGAATAAAGGAGGCTCTCACGAGACTATGGACGAGAATAAAAAGACTCTCGGCAACCCCGAGGATCCTAACTTCGAAGCAAAGAAGCAGCCTGAGGACGAGAACAAGAAGAAACCAGAAGGCAATCCTGCTCCAGAAGATAACAAGCCAAAGGACGGCGACAATAAGCCTGCCGATAATAACAAGGAAGAGCCTAAGAAGAAGTACAATCTTGATGAAGTAACTGAGTATACTGAGTTACTTGGTAAGTATGAGACTCTTCAGGGCGAATTTGAGACTCTTAAGCAGGAGAAGAGCGACCTTGAGACAGAGGTAACTTCTCTCAGAGAGTTCAAGCTAACTGCGGACCGCAAGGAAAAGCAGAGCATGATTGATGGTTTCTATATGCTGAGCGACGACGACAAGAAGGATGTCGTTGAGCATATTGATACTTATTCTTTAGATGACATTGAAGCGAAGCTGTCTATTCTCTGCGTTCGCAACAAGGTCAACTTTAACCTTAATAACAACAATGAATAGGACGATAACCAGCCCAAGGGATTGTTTAATCTTGAAAATCCCGCTGATGATAATGTCCCAGAGTGGATTAAGGCAGTTCGCGAAACCGCGAAAAAGCTATAAGGAGGATTAAATAATATGGCTAAGAGTGCAAAGCGTTTAGGCAACGCTACTTTTGTAACTTACGGATATGGCCAGGTTGAACCTAACCATATGTCCGCTAAGCGCAATGGCCAGGTGTACGCTCAGCTTCCCGCAGCGGCAAGCATCGAGCTACTTGAGAATGGCCAGTTCGTAAAATACGATTATGCCAAGGGTGTCTGTGACTTTGATGGTGCAGGTCCATGGCGCATGGTTTTCAATGAAGTAAAAATTTATGAGGATCGCGAGACTGATGCTGATTTCGCTATGATTAAGGACCGCTACAATGCTCGTGTCTATAGCCCAATCGGTCAGACTAAGTCCGATCTTAAGACCGTTCTTGATTATACTGGTGAGGCTGTCCGCGAGGGTAGCAACGCTGCTTTCAAGAAGGAAGTTGAGACTTTTAACTATCCTCAGCTAATGCCAGATGGCACTAAGATGGTTCCTCGTGTTATCGCTGTCCCTAACGGCGACATTTGGACTACTAATACAATTAAGGCTGAAGCTGGCTCTCTAAGTGTTGGCGATCAGCTCAAAATTGATACTGATGGTTATCTGACTAAGGATGAAGGTAAAACCGCAACAGGCGGAGACGAAGATCCTAAGTTCGTGGTTGTAAAGGTTTACACCATGCCTGACTTACAGCCTGGCGTTAAAGTTCAGCGCATTGGTTGATAAAGGAGGGTTAAAATAATGGATAAGGCTAATTTACTACAGTTAATGAAGAATGTAGCTAACGCTACTCCTTCTACTAACTTCTCTTATAATAACGAGAATCTCTCTTACAGCGCTATGAACGAGACTCTTCGTAGTGAACTCAACGCTCTCGTTGGTACTGAAGAGCTTTATGAGCAGAATAAGCGTTTGGTATTCTCTCTCATGGAGCAGACTATGGACGATATCGTTCCTAATCGTCTGATCAACGCTTATGGTCAGTTCGCTGAGATTCAGACATTCGCTCAGGGTGATCGCCCCGTCTTTAAGCGTAGAACTGGTAAGACTCGCGCTAAGCAGTTCATCACTCGTGTCGGTCTTGCCGGCGTATACGAGACCTTCAAGCTCGGTTCTGAGAGTTTCGAAGTTGGTACCAGTGCTATCGGCGGAGCCGCTCAGATCGGCTTCGAAGAGTTCCTTGACGGTCGTGTGAACTTCGCTGAACTCACTCAGATCATTATGGATGGCATGGACGAACTCATTTATCGTGAGATCGCTCAGGCTCTTATGGGCGCAGTTGATCAGCTTCCCGCTGCTAACCGTGTAAGCGCTGCTGGTTTCGATGAAACTGGTCTTGACCGTCTTGTTACTACCGCAAGTGCTTATGGCACTCCTACTATTTACTGCACTCGTGAGTTCGCAGTAAAGATTGTTCCTGCTGAGGGCTGGATCTCTGATGAAATTCGTAACGAGCGTTGGAACACCGGTTATCTTGCTAACTATAAGGGTGTTCGTGTTGTAATTCTTCCTCAGACTCTTGAGGATGAAACCAACAGCCGTAAGGTAATCGATCCTGGCTATGCTTGGGTTATTCCTTCTGGCGCTGGCGAGAAGCCTGTTAAGGTTGCTTTCGAGGGTACCACTCACGTTCGTGAGCGTAATGATAATGATGACTGGTCTCGTGACATCCAGGTCTACCGCAAGGTTGGCGTTGGTGTTATGATGACTAACAACATCTTCTCTTACGTTGATACTCAGCTTCAGGGCAAGCTTGACGTAATTCAATAAACTATTCGAGGGGATAGGGATATATCCCTATCCCCTTTAATTCATTATTTGAGAAAAAGGAGTTTTTAATTATGAAAGACCAGTGTAATGTCACTAACAAGAGCGCAGGCTTTGTTATTTATAATATCCCCGAATTGGGCGTCCGCAGAGAGTTCGCTCCTCATGAAACTAAGCATATCAAGGTTGATGAGTTAGATTCTCTGTCTATGATGGGCGGCGGAAAAGAGCTTATCTATAATTATCTCTTTATTAACGATGATGAAATTCTTCGTCATTTACTTAATAAGGATGTAGAACCAGAGTATTATCTGACTGAGGAACAGATTCCCAGCTGGATGGAATCTTGTTCTATTGATGAATTTAAGGATGCTCTTGATTTCGCTCCTAATGGCACAAAAGATCTTATTAAGCAGTACGCTGTTAGTAAACCATTAAATGACTACGATAAGAGAGAGGCTATTAAAGCCCAGCTTGGTTTTGATGTGAGCAAAGCTATCGAAAATATGAAGCCTGACGAGAACGAGAAGAAGAGCGAAAAGGTTATCAGCACTCCTGCGGCAACCGGACGTCGTTCTTCTACCACTACAATTAAAAAGCCCGTGGAGGCTAAAGAATAAGGGAGGTAATCCCCATGGATGAAAAATATCCAATTCAAGGGGATCCTACACCCTTTGAAGATATATACAATCGTTTCTTCGGTAAGATTACAGACGATATGTATATGGAGTGGACTGAGGAAGACACCAAGAAAGATTTGCTAAATATCTTACTTGATGCCATCCCAGGATTTGAATTTCCGCGTTTTCCACTCTATGATTATGACGTGAATGGTGAGACTTTTAATTGCCATTTAACTTCCGAAGAAATTAACATTCTTGCGCTACTAATGTATAATACTTGGCTTCAGCGTCAAGTGGCGTCTGTTGAACAGATGAGAATGAAATACTCTGGTAGCGATTTCAAAATGACCTCTCAAGCAAACCATCTCGCTAAATTAATGGAACTTAAGAAAGAGGCTGAGCGTTAGGCGCATCATATGCAACGCCTCTATAAACGCAGAAAGATGATTGATAATAACGGCTCTATTAAGTCTAACTGGTCTACTCTTAGAGAAACGAGTACCTTCGATGGATAAGTATAATATTAACTTTCCAATGAGTACTATCGACCAAGATATGAAGAGACTTATCAATCAACTATGGAAGTTAATTCCTATGCGTGAAAATGGAGAAGATTGGGAGACACATCTAAAAACTATGCTAGAAGAAATTTCTGGTTTGGTGCATATTTACAAGGATAAAGTAGAAGGATTAATTTTATTATCAAAGTTAGAGGGCTTAACCTCAGATGCTTGTAATGATTTTATGATTTATAGAAAGACTGTATTTAGATGTATCGATCTATTAACTCAGGTGATTCGCAATGATTAATTTAGAATTAATGCGGAAGAGATTCGAGTGGCAAGGCGGTATTCATCAGGAAGACCGCATGATTAAGGATAAACAACGCACTTTACATAGAGCTTTGTTATATTCTTATCAAGCTGCTTCGATTGAGATGGTTTAGAGAAATACAGAAGTGCTTGAGATTGAACCCTCCGGTGTAGATGCGGACATGGGGGTTTATGGAGAGATTCGCGCTCTTATCAATCCAGATAAGGTAAAGCAGGATTACGACGACAAGATCGTTTCTATTGATTACGAGCATGGTTATGAACCTGGTGATGTATTTGAATGGAAGAAAACAAATACATATTGGCTGATCTATACTCAAGAGATTACTGAAGATGCCTACTTTAGAGGAGAAATAAGACGCTGTAGATATAAGATTCGTTTCAAGGATTAGGACGGAAATTGGTGTTCTACTTATGCGGCCATTCGAGGTCCAGTAGAGACACAAATCAATTCTATTCAAAAGAATCAATAGAGAATTGATACTCCTAATCTAAGTTTGAATATTCTTATGCCGCGTAATGAAAAGACACTTCATGCTTTTGATAGATATTCAGAATTTATCTTTGCGGGGAAGTGCTGGAGAGTTGAAGCTCCAGATTCGATTAGTATGAAAAATATTATCGAAGTCAATGCGGAAGAGAATTACTGGAATGATACCACTGATGACCTTGAGAAAGAGATGAAGGATGGTTTGGTTTTTGAACCTACTAATCCTACTCCTGATAGCAAGATTATCGGTGAGACTTTTATAAAGCCGAAAATTGCGGCTACTTACTCCGTCGATATTGCGGACGGAGAATGGAAGATACTTGAAAATGTACCTGCCTGTTTACAGGTAACTGGAAATTAGACAGCTACAGTGATTTGGAATAAAACTACAAGTGGTCAATTCACATTACAATGGACAAAGGGTAATGATGTAAGAGAAAAGGTCGTTGTAGTTGAATCATTGTATTGAGGTGATCGCGCATGAAACATAATTCATATGAGTACCCCAAGTCTAGTTTATTGGGTATGCCTAAAGACGCGGCGATTATTATCGACCGTATTCTATCAAATCCTAATCTCTTGAGATTATTAGTTTATGAAACAAGAGACTGGCAATCTCAACCTTTACCAAACGGAGAACAGATTAAGGAACTATTTACTAGTCATCAGATTTCATCTGTCCCAAAGATTAAGATTGATAGTAAAGAAAAAACCTATATTAGATTGACTTATGGCACTGTCATTAGAAACGCTTCGAATCCAGAATATCGAGATAATACATTTGGTATTGATATTATTTGTCACTATGACAACTGGGATTTAGGAGACTTTGAGCTACGCCCTTATAGGGTCGCGGGAGAGATAGATGCCATGCTTGATAAAACTCACTTAACCGGCATCGGTGAACTTGAGTTTGTATCTGCTACCCCCTATGTATATAACGAAGAATTTGCGGGAGTGTCTCTGACCTATCTAGCTGTTAGAGGTCATGAGGACTAGAAAAATCCTGTAAATGGCTGACTATAGACTAGCTTTAATGGCCGGGATTGATATTCCTATTCCTGAATTACAATTAACTGTCCATGTCCCGACCATTAAAGATATAGCTTACATGGGTGAGTAGCAGTTTTTTATGGCTGTTCAATATATCTGTTTAGAGAAAGAGTCATTAGTATAGGACGAAACTCTTTTAGCGTCTTTGACTAATTTTCAAGTATTGATGAAAGTATTAGAGCAATCGTAGGATAAAGAAAAAAAGATTGCTTTGATTACTCTGCTTAAGTTACTTTTTCCTGAGTATACAGCAATGATTACCAAGAATAGTATTATTCTTACTATCGTTGGTGAATCCGCTAAAACAGTAATGATAGATGATAGTAACTTTACTGTTTTTCAGAGCGTAATACGCGAGATTTTATGCGTAAATAGCTTATTTCAAGGCGAAAATGTTATTTACAATCCGGCGAACGATAGAGCTAAAAAAATTGCGGATAAAATCATGCGGAATCGCCGCAAAGTTGCTGAATAGAAAGGAACAAGTAATGAGAGCGTTCTAACTCGCTATATCTCTGTTTTAACAGTAGCTAAAGTAATTTCATTAAGTGAATGTGGAGCATTAAATATGTTTCAGCTATTTGATTTGATGGAGAGATATACGGGTTATGTTGAATGGGATACCGACCTTAAAGTTAGACTTGCGGGCGGGAAGCCCGATAAACAAGTTGAATCTTGGATGAAAGAATTACATCCCAATAAATAAGGAGGAAATATACTATGAGATTTGGCGTACGCGAAATTTGCGACGTAGCATTCCGTGCTAAGTCTAAGATGACTCTCGGCGGCCGCACTTTCTATAAGAATGAGCCTGTCATTTATTTCGACTCTCTAAAGACTTCTAGCCTTGAGGGCGCTTCTACCACAGTTTATGCAACTGGTGGACGCGGTAACACTCGTTTGATCGCATGGGAAGGCGAGCGTACTCTCACCTTCAATATGGAAGATGCTCTTATTAGTCCTGAGAGCCTGGCCATTCTTTCTGGTGCCGGTTTAGCTACTGCTACTGCCGAAAAGCCTGTTTATGTTCACATGACTTCTCAGGTTCAGGTAACTGCTAAGAATACTATTGAAATTCCAGAGATTGCTTGCTGGAATGGTACTGCAACTGGTACTCCTAGTACTGGCACTGCAGCTGATTACAAGCATGCTAATGCAGATATCTTCTGCATGGTATTAAGCGATTCTGGTACTGTTGATGTTGAACCTTGTGTTCCTGCCGCAGTTGTTTATGGCGATGGTAAGACCACTATTACCTGCTATGCTGATGGCGCAGCTGGACATAAGGATCTTGAAGTTGGCAAGGTTGTTCTTGTTGACTATTACATCAAGAAGGTTTCCAACACCATGCTAATTGAAATCACCCCAGAGATTAAGGGTCAGAACTTCTATATTGAAGCTTCCACTCTGTTCCGCGATGAGAATACTGGTCTTGATATGCCTGCGGAATTTGTAATTCCTAATGGTAAAGTTCAGTCTAACTTCACCTTCTCTATGGCATCTAGCGGTGATCCTTCTACTTTCAGCTTCGTGGTTGACGCATTCCCTGGCTATACCAAGTTCGATCTTACCAAGAAAGTTCTTGCTGCTATCCAGGTCGTTATGGATGATGTAGCCGCTGCTGAAGAGAAGAGAGAAGCCTGCACAGCGGGGGAATAAATACTCTGGAGGCCAATGACGCGGAATCTAAATATACAGAACCAGTCCAGACCCAATCTGCTGCTAAACGACTAAGCTTTATAGCGGATGAAGATGAGGACTTAATCTGAGTTTAAGGGAGGACTTAATGTCCTCCCTTTTTCTTTTTATCTGGAGGTAAAGGAGATGCCTAAAAAACATTATCTCGGTGATTAGAGCATGGCGATTGATGTTGATGCCTATGTTGATCACTTTTATATACACTATAAAACTGAAACTGCTAAAAATTTAATTCCGGGAGCGATTGGATATTTTGATGCTAAGAGAAATGAAGTGCTTGCTAAAATGCCTGAGCAAGCAATAGAAGATTAGCTCAATGCAACCTTGACTAAGATGAACGGATAGGTAGCATCTGCGCGGTCTGTTAAGAAGATTTTAGATAGCTTAGATCAAGGTTCTCTATTAGACGAGACATTAGAATTAATAGCTTAGAAGATGAATACGTCAATCGAAACGGCTTATTCTAATGCAATTAACGGATAGGATTATACCTCTGCGGTGTCTACTGTTTAGTCTAAATTTAATTCATCCTTAGCAAATGGACCAATGACCAAAGAAGCGGGATTAGAATTTTTTAATTATATAGAGAAAGCGTTAAATCTTATCGGAGAGAGTATGTCTTCTGCATAGCTTTCATCATTTAAGGCACTACAGCAAGTATTTACAGGCTAGGCATCTTGGTCTAATGAACTCGTTGCTGTATCTAAAGATTCCGTCTCGATCGCGGCAGATGTGCTTAGATATTTAAATTCTGCGGCCGAGAAATTAACCACTACAGGTGGAGTTAGTAAAGCTTCCTTTTCATCCACTATATCGAATATTTTTTCTAGAGCCATTGGCGAAGAACTGGCTCGATAGATGGTATAGACTGCGTTATGGGATATTGAACAAGAGGCAGATAGAATTATGGATGGACTTGTTACCAGTTCCAGCGGAAAGCTAAAATGGGCTGGTGGACAAAGTGATGTGCGGACTTCTGGCACAAATAAGACTTCTCAAAACAGAACGGCTAAAGTTGACTTATTAACTAATAATGTATTTGAACTGTCTACTACGGTAAATGGTAGTAATATTACCATTGAGGTCGCTGCTAATACATCGGTAAAATGGTAGTAGAAAACATCTAGAGCTATCCACATCGTTAGTAGAATGCCTTTAGCTTCTATTCTTGAAAGTGAATCTGCTAATGGCTAGCACTATGCATACAATATTATCGCGCAGAGATTAAGCCCAAACGGACCTAATGGGAATTTCTATCAAGCTTATAATTCTATTCGAGCTAGTGTTGCAGGATCTTTCTTTACTCAATGGCTGACGGGCTCTGGTAATGCATTAACTCAAGCAGGTGGCATTGATAGAGCACAATTCCTAATGTGTAACGGTCGTATTTATTCTGTTATGAGTATTATTCGAAAAGTTTGTGAGAATACTCTCAAAGGAGTAAATGCAGATATCCGAGGTTTTATGGTTGATGGCGAGAAGAAAGTCAGCAACAAGTTTATTCAACCTTTTATGGGCGATAATTGGGTTTAGGATGCGACTTTAGCAAATGTCCGTAGCGAGATGGTCAAAAATGCCATTAATACTCTTACTATTTCTGGCAGTCTAAATCCTAATATATTAAAAGGATTATAAACTTGACAAAAGATTTCTTTTCTAGTATAATTAAAATATAAATGAGTTAAAGGAGTTAATACCTATGAAAATGACTTTTACTAAGCTGGGGCTAAAGGCTAAGAAAATTACCACCAATTGCCCGCTTACTGACGATATTACGCTTGAAATCCGCAATTATCTTCCTGTTGATGAAAAAGCGGAATTTATTCAATTCATTGTTAATCATGCTCTTGATGACATGACCGGTTGTTTTAGCCCTGTAAGAATCGAGGTTTATTTTTCTATTGCTGTATGTAAGTGGTATGCAAATATTACCTTTACAGAGAAACAAATGACAGAAGTTTCTAAGACTTACGACCTTTTGGAAGAGAATGGCGTGATTGATCAGATTATTTCTACTATTCCAGAGGATGAAATCGAGTTTATGAAAGAACTCGTAAATGATACAGTTAGCGATATTGCTAGATATAATTCTTCTGCGGCTGGCATTATTCAGGCTATGACAGCAAATGCAGGTGGATTAGATTCACAGATTACTGAAATTTTAGACAAGATTAAGAATGGTGAGAATCTAGAGACTCTGGCCGTAATCAAAGATGTGGTTGGAAAAGATTAAGTAATCTAATTAAATTCTCAGATTAAGTAGAGAATTAAAAGGCTCTTGAGGATACTAATTCTCAAGAGCCTTTATTTTGTTATATAGGTGTTAAAGGAGGAAAAGGACTATGGCAAAGCGTCTAAATTATACGATTGGCGTTAATGCTGATACTAGTAAGTTTGAAGCATCTTTGCAAGAGGCTGTCACTAGTCTATAGGCAGTAGGAACTAAATCTCAAGTTGTTCCTACTCTATAGAAAGCTTCTACTGCCGCTTTAGATTTAGCTAAGAATCTATAGTCAGCAGTAAATACTAACACTGGTAAATTAGATTTATCTGTTTTTAATAAAAAATTAGAAGATAGTGGACAAAGTTTAAGGTCATATTATAATCAGATGGTCTAGCTCGGTCCAGCTGGTACAGAGGCATTTTTGAAAGTAGCTTCATCTATTACTTAGGCTGAATTACCGTTGCGTAGAACCAATACCCTGATGAACGAATTATGGGTAACTATGAAGAACACAATGCGTTGGTAGTTAACATCTAGCGTACTGCATGGATTTGTTGGTTCTTTAGAGCAAGCCTATGGGTATTCTAAAAATTTAGATAGATCACTTAATGAAATTCGTATTGTAAGTGAGAAATCTGCGGAAGATATGGCCCGTTTTGCTGAATAGGCAAATAAAGCAGCTAAAGCATTAAGTACGACTACGACTAACTATACTGATGCTTCTTTAATTTACTATCAGCAAGGTTTAACAGATCAAGAGGTACTTGATCGTACAGAAACCACGATCAAGATGGCTAATGTAGCTGGCACAACCGCGGAAACCGCGTCTCAGCAGTTAACTGCTATTTGGAACAACTTCTATGATGGAAGTTAGAGCCTTGAGCATTATGCTGATGTCATGGTTAAATTAGGTGCGGCGACTGCATCTAGTTCTGACGAAATCTCTGAAGGTATCTAGAAGTTTGCAGCTGTGGCTAATACAGTAGGATTAAGCTATGAGTATGCTGCGTCTGCTCTTGCTACCGTTACTGCACAAACTCGTGAGAGTGCTAGTGTTGTTGGTACTGCATTTAGAACCTTGTTCTCTCGTATTCAGGGTTTGAATCAAGGAGAAACTCTTGATGACGGAACTACCTTGAATAAGTATTCTCAGGCTCTTGCTACTGTTGGTGTTCAAATTAAGGATACCAATGGAGAACTTAAAGGTATGGACGAAATCCTCGATGATCTTGGTAGTAGATGGAATACTCTTGCTCAAGATCAGAAGATTGCTCTAGCCGAGACAGTTGCAGGCGTACGCCAATGGACACAGTTAATCGCATTGATGGATAACTGGAATTTCTTCAAAGAGAATCTAGCTATGGCACAAGATGCAGATGGTACGTTAGAGCAACAAGCCGAGATTTACGCTGAATCTTGGGAAGCTGCTAGAGATAGAACCAAGGCTGCCGCGGAAGATATTTATGACAGTTTAATCAATCCAGATTTCTACATTAAAGTAGATGATTTGATTACTCCTTTATTGAGCGGTACAGCTGATGTTATTGATGCTATGGGTGGTATGAATGGCGTATTAGCGGCATCTGTGCTACTAATTAACAAGGTCTATGGAGATAAGATTGCTGAAAGCTTGCGAGAGAGTGCTATTCAGATTGGCTTCTTAACTAATCAAGAGTAGGAGAGAGCAAGAGCGCTTCAACAACAAGCTGCTACGCTTGCCAAAAGCATTTCTATCGAAAAGATGGGTGTTGAAGGTCCTGCAAGAGAGGCTCTAGATATTACACAAAAATAGGTTGAATTGCGTGGGTTAGTTAATTCTAAGATTGATGAATTAAATGAACGCCAAAAGAGTGTCCTTTAGGCAGACCTTAATCATTTACAGTCTTTGCAAGAACAGTCTAAAGAGTATGCCCGCTAGATCACATTAAATGAAGAATTGGCGGCGCAGTATAAGCAAGATATTAAGGATAATATCTCTGTTGATAGTAAAAGTGATATTAACAGATATTTAGGCGGAAGAAAAGGCAGCGCTAGCAGTGATGTAGTAAAAAATGCAGTTACTGGAGTTCAGGACCTTATTTCTAAGAGTCGTTCTGCGGATGAAGCTATTGCTAGAATAATTACCAGATTAGAATCTGTATCTAAGAAGCAAGTGGATTTACGTGCCATCTCTAATAGAATTAAATCTTTAAGCAATGATAGCGATGAGCTAAGCCCTAAATTAAAAAAAGTTGCTTATGAGATGGGCGGAATTAAACCGGGCGCTTCGGAGCAAGAGATTTTAGATTATTTTACAGACGTTGACAGACAATTAGATGATCTAAATGCTCAGTCAACTATCTTGAAAGATACTTTAACTAATTTCTTACCAGAACGTTAGGTTAATCTTGTCGTTAGATTTACAGCCGCTCTTAAAGAAGGTAAAAGCGCTACAGAAGCTATGGCTTATGTCACCAAAGAGTATGAAGCGGCAAATAAGAAAGTAACAAATAGCCTAGAAACAAACGCTTATGCAACAAAAGATTGGGCTGATAAGATTGTTTCCGCAGGCACTTATCTTTCTCAATTAGCTATGGCTATGCAAGCATTTAAGAGTATTGGAAATGTTTTCCAAGACTCTGATATGACTGCAGGAGAGCGTTTAATTACCATCTTCACAAGTTTAGGAATGCTATTACCTACTGTCATTACTTTGACGAAAGCAATGACTGGAGCGACTCAGCTTGTAACTATTAGTGAAGCTAAGGAAGTTACTGTTAAAGGACTTGGTATCATCGCATCTCTTGCTAAGGCTGCAGCGGATAAAATTCTTGCTAAGGCTGAAGGCGAAGTAGCAACTGCAACCGCGATAGCGAATGCAGAAATTGTAGCTGGATTAATTGCTTTAGCCTCGTATATTGCTCTTGTTGCCGCTCTCGGTGTTGCTATTTATGCTTTAGTAAAAGCTTATAATGCTGATGCGGATGCTGCTAAAGAGGCTGCTGCGGGAGTTGAAGTATTAAACAAAGCATATGATGATGCAAAAAATGCTGCTACAGAACTTAAAAATACCATCAATGATTGGGATTCTGCGGTACAGAGCATTGATGATTTAACTGAAGGTACTAAAGAGTATGCAGATGCTATTAAAACCGCAAATGATAAAGCTAAAGAGTTAATCGAATCTCAGGGTTTATTTGATCGTTCTAAGTGGTATTATGATGATAAGGGTATTATTCAATTCGCGGATGGCGTACTCGAAGAACTATAGTCACAAGCGGACGCACGCGAAAGACAGACTGAAAGCTCCCTTTATACTGGTCAGATTTATTCTGGTAGTGCGAATATTAAGAGTGAGCGTACAAATGCTAAGAGAAGTTTAATTGGAGACTTTAGATCGCTAAGTGATAATGAACTAGACGCTGCAATGAGTATCCTTGATACTCAAGAGCCTCTTTCTCTAGACGAATTTGAGACTGAACTTAAGCGAGTTTTACCTGGATTAGAATTAAGCACAACAAAGCTTGAAGATTTTAGAACAGAGCTAGAAACTCTTATTACCTCTACTAAAGATGCTAGTGATGCGAATGACTACTATGCAAAAGAAATTCTCAAGAATAATATTGAAGAAAATCGTAGTGATGCATTGAAGGATATCGCAGGAGATAGTGAAGGTATCTATAATGGTTTACTTGATGTCTACGCAGCGCGAGAAGCATAGGCACTAGAAGAAAGAGATTAGGCGCTTTCTAATGTAACGGTTGCAAAAAATAAATATTCTTCCAATAGCGCATTAGGTAGTTATATCGGTCAGTCTATTAATGGAGACGAAGAACTAGCTAGATTATATGCTAGTATGGTTTTAGGCCGCACCGATGTTGACCAGTTAAACTATAAAGGCGGATGGAATAAGGGCCAACTTCAAACCTCTAGCGGCGAAAATCTTTTCGATGAAGCACTAAGTGATGATTACATGCGCAAGATGATTGCGCAAACCTATGCTCAATAGGAGCTAATTGACTCACTAGGAGAAGGTTTAGATAATTTTGATCAAGATGCTTATGAAGCAAGTCTACAAAAATTAGTGGATGGAGCAAACTCTCTTAGCGATGCATTTGGCGAAGCTGATTTTGCTACAACAATTCTTAATCAACTGGCACAAGGCACCGAGTCTATTGATTTAAGCTCTTTATTTGCTCAATTATCTCCTGACGATATTGCTCAACTTACCGGAATGTCACAAGAAGAGCTATATGCCACTCTTGGTCTTAATGAAGAAGATTTAGCTAATCTTGGTGTTACAGATGCAGAAGCATGGTATAATAGTTTTATTGCTAGTTTAAATTCTTACGACCCATCTAGCTTTTATGAGCGTTTAAGTCAAGCTGCGACTTCTGGTGAAAAGAGTGCTAGATCGTTAATTGATAGTATCCAGTCTGGTGATACTACTTATGAAAATATTAGCGATAATGAAGAATATCAAAATCTAATTGATTAGCTAGATACCCTTAAGAGCCAATACCCGGAACTTCAAGCTGATGCAATCGAACTTTCTAATACATGGGAAGTGGGAACATAGAAATTCGCAGAAGCACTTGAAGATGTGTAGGATCGATTAGCGCAAATTAAACTTGACGATTTAACTAATAATGCAAAAGAAGCTAGCGATAAACTTAAAGATTTCTTAGGCGAGCAAGAGAGTGATTGGGAAGTAAATATTGAAGCCAATCCAGAAGAGTTTACCACTACAATGGATGAACTATTAGATGCTAACTATGCAGTCGATGTAGAAATCCATACACAAGCTGAATAGGAATTTGATAGCATTAAAAGTGCTATGCAAAATATCCAAGATGAAGCTTCTAAAATTGGAGAAAACTTTGTAATTGCCGCAACCGATATACGAGAGCTAAATAACACATTCCCCGGTATTATCTAGGGTATGGAAGATATAGGTGATGGTTCAGTTCGTTTGAACCAGACTATGGTTGAAAGTGCTATTGCCGCAGCACGTGGAGAGGTTGCTGCTGATGGAGAAGCAACTGTTTCTCGTCTTGAAAATCAAGCAACTTTATTACGTGCTAAACAGCAAGTGTATCAGTAGATGGCAACTGCCGCGGCAGTTCTAGCAGGAGCAGAAACAGATTCTGCAATGACTTCTTCTGAGGCATAGGCTACGCTATCTGGTGGTCTATCAGATTTAGAGCAATTAAATAGTAAAGCATCTACTACTGTTAAATTAGATAACCAAGAGAAAACAGCGGATTCTGCATATGACAATGGTTTAGTTACTGCTCAAAACTGGGATTCTGCTTTCAGTTCTGCGGCACAGTCTTCTGCCGAGTTTGCTCGCACCGCTATTGCAAATATGCAAGCTGTTGCTAATAACGACGCTGGAGCTGTTACTGGTGGCAATAATTTTGGCGTTAAATACACTGGTTCTTCTGGTGTAAGTCAAGAAGCGGCTGTCCTGCAAGACACCTAGAAAATGCTTGATGAAGCTGATACTGTAAGCGAATAGGCTTGGGCAGATCTTGCAGCGAAGTATCAAAATCTTGCTGATTCCGCAGGTGCCTCTGCTAATGATATTGAGGGTATGATTGCTCAAATTGGTGCTTCTACCACTAATTTGGATAATTTATTTGGCAATATTTCTAGCGGAAAAGGATCAAAGGGTTCTGGCGATAGCAAGGGTAAAACTTACGACAAAGAGGACTTAAAGACTCTTCAAGAAGTTGAAGACCGCTACCACGAGATCAATCGAGAAATCCAGAGACAAGATGACTTGCTTGATGATTTAAGTAACACTACAGATAGGGCTTGGGGAACCGATGCTCTTGATGGTTACGAGAATGAAATCAAGGCTCTTGAGAAGCAACAAGAACTTTATAATCAAAAGCTGAAAGAAGCACAAGATTATCTGGTTCAAGACTCTGCCCTAGTTAAGAAGTATTTTGCAGACGCGCAAATCGGCGCAGATGGCGAAATCACTAACTATGAGGATCTATTAAGAGAGAACCTTAATCTCTATAATGCTGCAGTTGAGCGTTATAATCTTGCTGTTGCTGGTAAGACTTTAAGCGAAGAAGAGCATACAGCTCTTAAGAATCAGCTTGATGCAGAGAAGAAACTCTTTGAACAGCGCCAGAAAGCACTTGAGCAATATGAAAGCACTCTAGATGTAGTTCGTGATACCACAGATAATATTCAAGAAAATGCTCGTTCTATTGCTGACAAGAAACTTGAGGAAATCAAGTTTAAGATGGAGATTGTTCTAGACGTGAAGTCTATGAAAGATGCCGTCAGAGACTTGTCTAAAGAAATTGCTGAAATGTTTGGTGATGCTTTAACTCATGGTTTTGAAAGTGCTAAATTATCCGCGGAAGGCGCGCAAGCTGAGGCAGCATTACTGCCAAGCTATCAAGAAGAGTGGAATTCTCTTAAAGAGCTTTACGAAAGCACTACAGATGATGCAGATAGACGAGCCATCATGGATGAAATCAAGAGCTTGCAAGGTAATATCGTGGATTCTGCAAAAGCTATCGCGGAATGGGCAAACTCTATTGAGGATATTGTTCCAGATGCTGTTGATGCGGCTTCTGAGAGATTTGCAGCATTTACTGATCAGTTAGAGCATAATACTTCTGTACTAGATACTATTAAAGAGCTTTATACTTTACAAGGTGTAACTTATAAGACCGCGGAAGGATTTAATCGTCTCCAAAAGAATAGCCAAGAAAAGCTAAACGCTTAGTTAGCATCCGCTAAACTGCAAAGAGGTTGGTACGAATAGGCTGCTCAGAGATTAGAGGAAGCGCAAGCAAAACTCGATTCTCTTGGTGGAGATGAGACCGATTTGCGCTACGATGCTTATAAGAAAGCAAGAGACGCATATCTAGAAGAGTTTAATAAAGCTCAAGAAGCTTATCTATCTTCTGCTCAAGAGGCAATGGAAACAGCACAAGATATGTATCTCCAGCAAATCGAGAAAGCTGTCTATGAATTTGGTCAAGCGGTATCTAATGGTGTTGGTCTTGACTTGCTACAAGATAAGTACGATCATTATATTGAGCAAAATGAACGTTACTTTGATAAAGTAAATGAAGCATATCAAGTATCTGCTTGGTATAACAAGCTTCAACAAGACATCGACAACACTACCAATTCTGCGCACAAGGAAAGATTAAAAGCTCTCCAAGAGGAAATTAATCAACGCAGAGAAGGCAATAAGCTATCTCAGTATGACCTTGATATTCTCAATGCTAAATATCAAGTATTACAGGCTCAGATGGCTCTTGAAGATGCTCAAAATGCTAAGAATCAAATTCAGTTAGTAAGAGATAGCCAAGGTAACTGGAACTATCAATATACTGCTAACCAAGATGATATTGCTAATGCTCAGCAAAATCTTCTTGACGCAGAGAATGATTGGTATAATATCGCTAAACAACAGGTAACTGATGTAACTGGCGAGATTGTTTCTACTTGGAAAGAGTGCTAGGATAAGATTAAAGACATCTATTCTGATATGACACTTACCGACGAAGAGCGTTCAGCATAGGCCCAAGAAATCTATAAGTATTATAGCGAGAAGATTAAGTACCTCGAAGAGGAAAAACAAAACGCAATCGCTGATATGACAGAAGCGGGTAATAAGAACTTAATTGATAATGCAATTATCACAGGCGATACTATTACCGACTTAACTGGTATTACCACAGAAGAATTGAAGCAATTAGTAGCCGATTCTGGTGAAAGTATTGCTGATATTTTGATGAAGAATAGCGAACAGCTAAAAGAGATTGCGGGCAACAACACCGATCTTATCGACAAGTTCAATAATACTTATGCCAAGGATCTTGACGACATGACTCAAAATACAACGAATTTTGAGGATGAACTCCGCAAGTTATTAGATCAAGCACAACGAGATTTTGATAACTATAAGGATAAAGTTCAAAATGTCGCCTCTGAAACTGGTACTACTCTTGATAATTTGGCACAAGAAACTGATAAGGTTTCCGAAGCTACGGATCAATTAAGAGAACGCGGCGATGAAGCTAAGGATACTCTGTGGGATATGATTGATGCAGCTCAAAACGCTTCCGACGGCTATTTAGAGTTAGCGTAGTCTATCTGGGACACGGTCGAAGCGCTGCAAGCCTTAGCATCTGCGCAGGCCAGTTACGCTGGTTCTAAATCTGGTATGAGTGGCTCTTCTTCTAAGGGCTATGATAAAAATACAGATTATGCGGCTATGATTGAACAAGGCTTAATCAATGGTTGGATTGATTATGGTGATGATACCTTTAATAGACTGCTTAATCAGCGTGGCGATAAGATTACTGGCGAAGGTATGGGTTATACTAACGAAAAAGAACAATTCAGCGGATACCATAAGGGCGATTCCGCGCAAGGTTGGGCTGTTGGTTAGTATGACACCGAGGACGAATGGCGTAAACATCTTGAGAATCTCAAGAAGAATTACGGCTTAAACACTGGTGGATATACTGGTTTGTTTGACGATGCAAAGCTTGCTTTCCTTCATCAAAAGGAATTGGTGCTAAATCAAAGTGATACCGAGAATATTCTTGCAGCAGTCCAAGCTGTAAGAACTATCGGCACTGATTTGTTTAAGTCTATTGAGAAATCTCTTGACGGTAATGCGATTGCGGCAATGGCTCTTATGGGTTAGAAGCTCAATCCAGTCGCTACTACACCAATTCAAGATTCTATTGAGCAAACTGTTCATATTGATAAAGTAGAGTTCCCGAACGTGACTAGCCGCACTGAAATTGAGGAAGCATTTATTAGTCTTACTAATGATGCTGCACAGTGGGCCAGAAGAAAGACTTAATAAGGAGAGCTTTTTAGCTCTCCTTATTAAAGGAGTGAAAGGAGATAGACATGAATAATATATCTGAACAGCTATTACAGGCTATGGATATTATTACGGAAGAAAAGGTAAGATAGTTAAAATATGATAAAACTATCCAAGCCACCGTTTATTCTATTGTAGATGTAGATACTGGAGAATACAAAGTTAGATATAACGGGAATATCTTTTCCGCATTTAGTGAGAATACTAGTAAAAGCTATTCTATTAAAGACGTGGTTTATGTCAAGGTGCCAGAAGGTAATTTTTCTAATAAGAAGTTGATTACTTCCTTGGTGACTGCGAAGTCTTTATCTAATGCTTAGTTATCTGATTTAACCAATTCTGTATTTGAAGTATCTCCTACTTTTGATGCATTGTATGATGGAGCTTATGACGCTTCACAAAGTTACGGAGTAATTGCGGGAACGCCAGTTGGAGAGATCGGAAGTTCTATTTATATTTTTCAAAATAGTGAGGAATATGAGTAGAATGGATATCACGGTTTATTCCAATAGTATTCTAATAATTATGAATATATTCGCTTGAAAGCGTCTTTTTTAACTTAGTTCCATAATGTCCATAATCAAGGTAATTATGGTATTGAAGTTGAGTTTTATACCAAGGATAATAGTAGTGTAAAATATAGATTAGATCTCTAGAACTTTAATGGCAATCCTTATGGATTCTCAGTCTATTCTCCGCAGTAGATTATCCTTAAGGCGCAGAAGAACTATTTAATGGGACTTAAATCTATTAGACTCTTTGAAGAAGACTTTGTCTATGATAAAATTGTTAAGAATGGCATAGTTACAGATGAAGAGAATAGAACTGTTGCTAATATTTTTGTAAAAGATATTTCCCTTTAGTATGTTGATATGCAGGATTTAAGTGATACGATTTATTATCTCACGATTTCTGCCCCCAAAGGTATTGCCTTTACGGATAAAGTATCTAGCTTGAATTTAGTTGGACGCTTAATTTATAATGGCGAAGATATTATGGATAGCAAGAAATGTGTTTGTCAATGGTATGAGAGAGATTTAAGCGTGGTTGTTGGCAGCGATGAATATAGCAAGTCCGCAGGTTTCGGATGGAAGAAGATTGATGGACAGACATCTAGTTCTCTTACTCTTGATGCAACGGATATTCTATATCAATAGAAGTATAAGCTAGTAGTCGTCTATAATGATAGCATTACTCTAACTGCGGAAATCGCTGTATGGAATCGTAATGCAAGTTATGATTATTCTATTGAGCAAGTTACTGATGGTGCTGATATTAAACTACAGATTAGAAATAATGTTGATAGCGAGTCTTTGGTGGGAGATTGGTATTTATCTTATCCAGACAATAGTTACAGCTCTGTGCCGGAAGGAAAAAAGAAGTCCGAGATTGTCGTAAGTTCTTATTTGCAATACAGTTCTGTGACTTTCTATTGCATGGTGTATAATTCTGCAGGATAGTTTATTGGAACTTTAGAACATACTATTGTGAATAGCGAAAGCGAAGATGATGTAACTATTAGTTATATCGGTGAAGATTCCTTTAGATATGATGCTAATGGCGATATTTCTATTGAAGATGCAGAGAAAGAAAGAACTCTATAGGTTAATTTAGCATGGAAGGAAGGATTCGGAACCTCTTACTTCGTGTCTTGGTTAATGAAAGATGCGAATAATAAAGAGTATGAGATTCCCACCTCTAAAGAGCTTGCTTATAGTCCGGATAACTCCATGCTTGAGAATATTTGGGTTGACAAATATAATATTTTACACTACAATATTAGATAGAAGTATAGAGTTAATTTCAGTAATAATACAGTTATTGTAAAAATAAGAACAATTACAGAATCTATTTATCTATTTAATAAAGAGATTCTTTGTTTGAAAGATGGCGACTAGGGAACCAATGGTACTACTTATATTACCGCAATTCGTCCATGTAATTCAGACGGCGTAAAGTTAAGTGGACTACAGCCTTTAAGATATAATAATGGATGGACTAATGATATTAGGGTTCGTTGTTATGTTTATAAAGATGGAGAATTGATTAACGGTAATAGTAAATATTCTATTACCTATAAGTGGTAGGGAACAAACGTTACAGTAGAAAACAAAGAAGTAGTTACTGATTCCGTTGATCGAGTTTTAGTGCGCGGTATACCTACGATTTCCGCGGATACCCCTAATGCAGAATTGGCTTTCTATGTGAGAGTTCAAGTTACTATTAGAGACGATAATAGCTCGGTTGATATCTACGCTTCTTATCCTCTTGATGTTATCGTTGGTTCTACATTAGCGAGTGCTATTGATATTGATACTATTCCGTCTTATATCAAGTATAATTCTTCCGGTCTGACTCCATCATTTTATAGTAATGATATTAACTTCTATTATAATGATGTAGCTTATAATGATAACATTACTTCGTTAAACACCAATATCCTTACTATTAAGACAGATAATGGTAAGAAATACTTAGAGCCAGCTTCTAGTTTTATCTTTGAGAATATTAAGGATAATGATTAGAGCAATATCGGAGTATTAAATCTTGCTATTCCAAATAGTAACGATAGATTAATTCATCCAATTATCATGTATCTCGATACTTATGGTAATGAAGCTATTAATGGCTGGGATGGAACTGCTCTTGATACTGGCGATGGAGAGTATGTATTTGCTCCACAAGTTGGTGCAGGAACAAAAGATAGCCAAAATAGATTTACTGGCGTGGTCATGGGTAAAGATAGTGGCCAAGATAAAGTAGGTTTATATGGTTATCAGGCGGGTGTTAATACTTTCGGTCTAATGGAAGATGGTATCGCGTTCTTCGGAGCTTCTAGTGGAGGCGGCCGCATTGAGATTAACGGTAAATCCGGTTCTATCAAAGGCGGCGGTGGAGGAGATAACTCCACTGGTATGACAATCAATTTTGCCGATCTTAATCCTGGCAATAATACTACTGCTATTAAAATAGGTGGAGGAGTTTTTGAAGTTACCTATAATGGTGCTTTAAAAGCAACATCTGCAACTATTGAAGGTTAGATTTTTGCACAATCTGGTAAGATTGGCTGCACTAGTAGAAATAGTAATGATGGTTGGACTATCGAGAAGAATAAATTATATAGCGGAAGCGGAGCAACAAGAGTAGAACTAAATAGTGATAAGGATGAAGAATTTGCTATTTGGGCAGGTGCTACAAGTTCGACTTCTGCACGAGATAGCTATTTTGCAGTTTCTAAAAAAGGTTCTCTCTACGCTAAGGAAGGCAATATTGGCGGATGGACTCTCAAGAGTAGATCTCTATCTAGCAATAACAATAAAATTGGTATGGCTAGCTCTGGCTCCTATGTATTCTGGTCTGGCGCAGATACCGGTAATCCCGGTGATACTCCAGATTTTAGTAAGAGTGGTACTTACTTCTATGTTACCAATGGTGGAAAACTTTCTTGTAAGAACGCAGAAGTTCGAGGTAATATTACCGCGGACAGACTTGAATGTGATAATGGCGAGATCGGTGGATGGACCATTAGTAGTAGTTCTCTACGAGGCGGAAGTACTTATCTATATTCTAGTGGCCGAATTGTTTGCGATGACCTTAACTGTGATGGTGGTAGTATCGGCGGATGGACGATTGGAGAAGATTCAATCTCTGCTAGTGGTACTATTTTGCAAAGTGATGGTAATATTTATACCAGATTAGGTAGAGTTGGTATGGTCGAAGGAGAAGATAGCCAAGGTACTACTTATAACTTTGGATTGTAGGCAACTGGCGGTAATGGAAGTGTTATCATTCAAGCGACATATGGCAATGGTAACGTAGCTCTACGTGCCGCGAATTATATTATCTTAAATGGTAATAGACTTACTTGCACAGTGCCAGCAGCTAATCAGTCTGGTATTTATGCAAGATTCGCTTAAGGAGGAATAAATAATGCCGAGTGTTTCTCTTACTTTTGTCAGTGCAAGTCGTTCTAGTGTGCGAATTAGTTATGATGGAAGTGAGTGGTATATCCCTGCCAATGAGCCTGAACACAGTTCTGGATGGTCTACTATAACAAGCACTGATACTAGACAAGTTCAGTAGAAAACCGTCACTTAGGTAGTTTATGATGTTGCTGGTTGTACTACTACTTGGCATTGGAGTTTTAGTGGTGGCAATGGTGGTTCTAGTTCTGTTAAGACTGGAACCATTACCATTGGTGGAATGGCAGCAGGATCGAGAGGTAGTGTCACAGGAAGGCTCTCAGCTACAAGAAGTGCAAAACAAAAAAAAGAAGTTTATACACGCACCCAAACTCGTACTAAAACGACAGAAAAAGATGATAAAGGAAATACTACTACTAAGTATGGAGAGTGGAGTGATTGGAGTGAATCGGGTCCAAGAACAACATATAGCTCTGCTAGCAGTAAAAATTTAGGCTCTGCATCTGATACTTTGGTATTTTATACTAAGCCAGCTGAGTTTTCATGGGGTAGTGGTGTAGACACTGATAAAACTATTTAGGTATCTGGTGGACTTTCAGCTAGTAAGTGGAATACCTTGGTTGCTAGAGTAGAATAGCGGAAGAACTGGGAAAATTAGTCTGGCGGAGCTGATTATAGTGATGCGGAAGCTAGCTCTGGTGAATTAGTAACAGCCGCCAAATATAATATTTTAGCTAAAGCATTAAGTGTAAGCCAAGTAACAGCTCATACGGATAGGACAACCGGCACTCTTATTACCGCCGATGTGTTTATTGCATTATAGACTGCTGTTAATGCGTGAGTTAAAGGAGATAACCATGTTAAATAAAGATATTGTTACAATGTATCGCGGGTTAACAAGCTTGGCTTCCGATCTGGAAACCAAACTTCCCGCGAAGGTATCATTTGCTATTGTTAGGAATATTAAGCTTTTAACTCCTATTGTTGAAGATATTGATTTTGCTCGTCAATCAGTTGCAGCAACTTATGGAGTAGAAGTCGAGGGTGGATACAGTATTCCTGAATAGCAAATAGATACAGTTAATTAGGAGTTAACTGCGATTGCGGAAACAGAAGTTGATGTCCCTATTGTTAAAGTTAAAATGTCAGATATTGAGAACTTGAATATCTCTGTTAGTATCGCAGAAGCTCTTGAGTTTATGATAGAGGAAGAGATTTAAGTCTCTTCCTCTTTTCTTTTTGCTTGGACGGATTTAATTATCTTAACCAAAGCAATTTTTATAATATATAGAGTTAGAGAAAAAGGAGGCGCGGAATATGCCAATTAGTATTTATCCGCCTACTTTATAGAGTACATAGCCTGCATTTTTAGCCACTACACCAGACTATGAAATCAAGTATACTCTATAGAAGGTGACGAGTGCTGAGACTATTAAACATATTCAAATTCGAGTAGTTGAATAGCGCTCAAATTCTAGCATTGTAAATACTTCGAAATACCCAGACAATATTATCTATAAGAATGTGGATTTAACTAAAGAGTCTAGTCCTTATGGAATTAAAATCCTAACTGCGGATTTGCGGAAATCTTGGTCACCGGGCGTGTGTTATAAGATTCAGTTACGCTTTGGATCTACTAGCTTTCCTACTGACTTAAGTTCTTTTGCCGCATGGAAGAAAGAATAGATTAACAATCAGACTTTCTCTGAGTGGTCCACTGTCATGATTATTAAAGCTATCGCGCAACCAGAAATTTATATCGAGAATGCCGGTACTTTAAGAACAGATGTTATTGCTAGTAGGTAGACAGAGGCTAGTTTAACTCCATTATTTGTAGGAGATTATATTGATAATGCTTCTGAGGAACCGTTGGAGAAATATAAGTTTGATCTATATGATGAAACTGGAACAGATTTAATCGAGTCCTCAGATTGGATTCAAGCAGTTAGCGGTAAGAATAACTCTTATCGGTTTAAGACTATGTTGACAAATAACGAGTCTTATAAAGTTTATTTTTCTATTGTAACGCGCAACGGATATGAAGCAAGAGTATTCTATGACTTCCAAGCTGTTAAAGTATATTTAGAAGCATTAGAAGGCGTAACAATGCGTATAGATGATACAGATGTCTATTGTCGCGAAAACGGTTGTATGCGAGTTTATCTAACCGCAAAGAATCCATTAACTGGATGTTATGTACTTACTCGTGCATCTGAGGAGAGTAATTATCAAGTATATGAGGATTTAAAGTATTTTAATTACTTTGAAGAAACTCTTAATGATAGTTTGATTTATACAGATTTTATTATCGAGAGTGGTATCAAATATAAGTATGCTTTCTAGTATCAAAACTCTCAAGGATTACGGAGCGCACCTTTGCAAGAAAGTGGCTCTCCTATTCCAGCGAGAAGTGTTGACTTTGAATACTCTTATCTATATAGAGACGGAGTGTAGCTGCGCTTAAAGTATAACCAAAAACTCAGTAGCTTTAAGCATACGGTACTAGCGAGCAAGCAAGATACCCTCGGAGACCAATTCCCGCATTTAGCGAAGAATGGTTATGCTTATTATGCCGAGTTTCCAATTAGTGGTTTAATTAGCTTCTAGATGGATGAAGACTAGACCTTCTTTACTTTAGGGACAGATGGTTATTATTATAATAATGAGTTGGTAATCCCTAAAGATAAGTTTAGTATGTCTACTGCGGCGAGAGGAGAGATTACAGCTCCTTCTTATCTTGCTATTGATACTAATATTACTGATGATAATATTTTTGTAGAGCGTAAGTTTAGAGAGAAAGCTGAATAGTTCCTTAATGACTTTACTTATAAACTCTATAAATCTCCTACTGAGGGGAACATTATTGTTGGCTTAATGAATGTATCAATGACACCTAATGCATCTCTAGGGCGCATGATTTTTGAGTTCTCTGCTACTGCTTATGAAGTTTTGGAGAATACGCTTGAAAATCTTAATGAGATTGGTATTACGGATGTTGGAGTCTTTAGTAATGAAGTATCTACCGAAGAACAATCCGCGTTTGGTCAGATTAGTGGTATTTATTCAGGCTGTCCTGAAGGAAATGATATTTATACTTTAATTAAGCAATAGGAAGAGATTGCAGTTGGCGATGGTCGATATAAGTTGTCTCTTATTAACGTCGATTCCTTCTGGATTGAGAGATATCCAACCATAGACTTTGATGGTAAGATTTACGAGTTAGAAGCAAAGAAAGCTGAACAAGAGCAAGCTGGAGAAGATACTAAAGAGACAGAGGCTGAACTCACTCGTTGGGCGGCTCTAAAAGAAGCCGCCGGTAATGCTCCATCTTCTGCGGTTAAACTTACTGTTAATGGAACAGATATTATAGTTGCGCCAAATAGGTTATATAGCGTCAGAGAGGGTGTTAGCTCTTTAAGTATGAAATCTGTTAAATATCCTATTATTGTGAATTATGTCTGCTCTTTAACAAGAGAAAGAAACGATGAAGTTGGCGAAGTAGAATCTATTGATACTTCTCGTATTTGGGGTTAGATTTCTGGCGTCTTTAGCGGAACTGATAAAGTTTTGAAGAATTATAAGTATTACTATGGGCCTGGCGAGACTCCATATCGCATCTATAGCGATTCAACTGTGGAGGAAGATAAGCTAGGTCGTATCTTAGTAGATAATACAAATTATAATGTCTATAAGACTGTCAACCTATACGATATTATAGAAGAAGAAACTCGCAAGCAGGTAGAGTTTATTTATAATATTCAAGGTGGATTTGAGCAAGATGAAAATGGTAAATGGACGAATGGAATTATTTATTATTCTTTCTCTGATATTACTTCCTTCGACATTGAAGCAGACCCCCAGACTATCTTATATATTGGTCAAAAGAAAGATGGTAGCGATAAACATCCAGTCATGCTTGGTCCAACGGGCCGATATACTCTTAGCCCGATGGATGGTATGATTAAGTATATTGCTTTATAGAAACCTCAATTTGCGGTTATTAACTACAAATGTTTAACCGCGCAAACAACAATGAAGTATAGCAAAGAAAGGAGTTAATATTCATGTTTGAGTATCTTAATGACATGGATTTTCTAACCTAGTTAGATAAACTGCATATGCGAGTATAGTATGCAAAGATTATCCTCCTTTCTTTTAAGGATGAAGAACCCATTAAAGAGATTTAGGGTTCTATCACTAGTGGTAATTTGAGCGTTAATGGTTCTTCCGCAATTAGAAGAACCATTAACCTTACTATGCTTGCTTCTATTGATAATAGTAATCTTGAGGATATTGATAATGAGATTTCTATTAACAAGAAGATTAAAGTTTTAATTGGTTATGATAATCCATTAAAGTCTTATAAGAACTATGGAGATATTATTTGGTTTCCTTGCGGCTTGTTTGTTTTATCCTCTGCTAATATTAGTCGCTCTACTAGTGGTTGGAATATTTCTATCACTGGTAAAGATAAGATGTGTCTATTAGACGGAACCGCAGGTGGCACTTTGCCGGCATCAATAACCTTTCATGAAAGTCTTGTTTAGCTTGATAATGGAGACGTAGAGATTCAATATCCTACTATCTTCCAAATTATTTATGAAGCGGTAAATCACTGGGGTGGAGAAGCTATTGAGAATATTATCATTACTGACATTGATGAAGAGATTAAGATGTTAGTAAGATATATGGGAGATAAGCCAGTATATTTCTCCAATGACTACTAGAGTTTAAGTTTTGAAGCGCAAGAAGATTATCCGCATATGTTTAGTTATGGACAAGATGCTGGATATAAGTATACTGACTTTACTTATCCAGGAGAGTTGGTATTAAATGCGGGAGACACGGTAGTAACTCTATTAGACAAGATTGTTAGCACTCTTGGCAATTATGAATATTTCTATAATATAGATGGTAAGTTCGTATTTCAAGAGATTAAGAATTATCTTAATACCGGTAGTCCTCTATTAGAGTTAAGTCCAGAAGACTATGTACGTTCATATAATAATGCAAAGTTTTTATACTCGCTTACCGATCTTGACACGACAACCGCGATTACCCGCAATCCTAAGTATGATAATGTGAAGAATGACTTTTATGTTTGGGGTAAGCGTAAGACTTCAACCGGCGTAGAGGTATCTATCCGTTATCATCTTGCTATTGATGATAAACCAGACATTGATCTAGCTATGTAGAATATGTGGGAAGTAAAGGATAAAAAATCTAATCTTATTGTTCGCTATGATTTTAATACTCTTGATGAATACAGCGTGGATGGTTATGTAGTTACCTTAGTAGGTACTCCATGCGACGAGTGGAGAGAAGAGCTATACCGTCGTGCTCTTAATGCTTAGGTATCTAATAGTGTCTATGATAACTATTATGATTCAGAGCTAATTGCGGAGTGGCGTAATTTATATAATCCAATGAACAAGAATTGGGATGCTACAAATCATTGGAACCCCGATGTATTTAATGACCCAGGTTCTATTAACTTCTGGCTAGATTTTATAGATACTAGTTCCGCCCTCGGTAAGTATTCTATTAAGAATATTGGCCGTAGGACTAAAGTCGTTAATAATAATGACATAAAAACCGTATATAATAGCGAAGTTCCTGATGTTGTATTTATTGAAGGATTAGATTAGGACTTGATTGTTAAATATCAAGGGATTGGTTAGAGATTCTTTATTCTAACCAATGAATACTATGATATGTTTTCAATAAGCACTACTGGAACTAGTTGCTTTGACCAAATTCGAGAAATGATGTATTAGAACTTATGTTATAATACTACTATTTCTTTAACCTGTTTGCCGAAATATTATATAGAGCCTAATAATATAATTAGGGTTGAAGATAAAGATAGCAATATCTATGGTAATTATCAAATTACTCAATATTCTCTACCTCTTACTTATAATGGCACTATGAGTATTACTGCAACAGAAGTTTTAACACGAGTATAAGGAGGAGAGGGCGATGTCTGCTATTGGACAAATCTACTATCGTGTAGTAGATACAAGTAGCACTGGCGATGGAAAACATTATATTTCCTCTGGAATTGATATTTACAATGATATTGTAAGTGCTTCTAGTGCCAAATAGTTTACCAAAGTTGGTATTCAGGCTCCACCGGGAGCGCAAGTTGTCATGAATGCTAGCAAGACTATCATGATCGGCCGCACTGGTATTTATGAGCTTGATGAAGATATTGTTATTACAAGCATGAAATTCGTTCGTCCTACGGTTTATATTAAAGACGAGGAAGAATCAGAAAGTAAGAAACAAGAAGGGGAGAAGATTATCAAGGAGGCTAAGGCGGCTCTTGAGGCCGCTATCGCTGCATTGGGAGAAGAGCCTACTGATCCAACTTCTGATGCTTATAAAACCTATTGGAATGGATATAATGAAGCCAATGAGACTTACATTGCTGCATTTCAAAAAGGTAGCGCAATTTTAAATCAAGGTCTAAATGGAGTTTACAAGGAAGATAAAACTGTTATTGGCGAGTTAGATAACGTGATTGTAGACTTTATTTACGATCCACTCTAGGGATAAGGAGGTATAGACATGCAATCTTTCTACGGAGGTCCTGCTGGACAGAGCTTCGAGATTAAAAAGATATTTGAGTCTTATTACGGTCCTGATGGAGCGCAAGTTGACTTAGATAAAGGATGGGCATCTCCTATCTCTGTGGGCGAATTTGTTATGGTGTCTTATGGCTTGCCATCTGACGCTACATACATGACTCGCATGAACTATGACTTAAATGCGGGTGACAAGAAAAACTTAAACTCTACTTTATGGTAGAAAGTATATGACGAGTCTGCGGGAGAGGGAAGCGGTCTTAGCTATAAGCTCATTTCTTCTTGCACTGGTAATACTCCAAAGATTAGTATTACAAAACCCGCAATCGTGCTTCATGCGAATGAACAGCCAGACATTGAAACTGATTTATCTAACCAAGATATGCCAGTTATTCAATTTAAGTTGCCAAGAGCATAGGTATTGTCAATGCCGCAAGAAGCAACCGTTCTAAATGCGGATGAAAAGCCAAGTGTTGAGTATAACGATGATGATATTGACAATCCAACCTTGCATTTCAATATTCCGCAATCTCAAGTAATTGATTAGGTTACAGTCGATGTAATTAGTGTTGGAGAAGAACCTAAAGTCAGACTTGACTTAACTGATATTAACCGACCTGTACTTAAATTCCAACTACCTGTAGCTCAGGAATTTTTAGACAGTAACATTCTTCACGAAGTATTAAATGCTAATGCTGAGCCAACTGTAAGTTTTAGTTATAGCGAAGAAGATACTCTTCACAAGCATCCTATCTTGACATTCTCTCTACCTCGTAGCCAAGTAATGGCTGTACCAGAGACGATTACTAGAGCGCCAGACTTTGAGCCTAAAGTAACTGATGTTGGAACGGTCAATGAACCTAAATTACATTTTGAATTGCCTCGTGCGGTTAAGTTCTATTATGGTAGCTTGTTAGGGCAAAGAACCAATAAAACATATACTCTTACCGATCCACTTTTCGCCAATTATGGAGTTGGAGATTACTATATCAATGAAGCTACTGGTTTTATTTATAAAGTAACTAGTAAGACAGATGATACTACTTGTGTCTTTGAATATCAAGCAAGTATTCAGCAACCGCTACCAGTGGTCAACGCTAGTGCTATCGCTCCTTATATCGAAGGTGACGAAGGATTTAAACCTGCGGTTCCGCAAGTTGAAAGGACACTAACAAACGCGGAAGGTACCGAATGGCAGCTGGAATTTAAGCTCCCATAGGCTCCGAAGCCCGCAGTTTCTTCTACTTTTGTTGGTTCGACAGAACAAGGGTCTGTCACTTCTGCTATTACTAGCGAAGATACAGTAACCTTTACTTTTAAGATTCCAACTGGTAGCAAGTTATTCGCAGGTCTTGAGATTACAGCCGATGGAGCAACTACTACTATTGATGGCGCGAGAATCGGAGATATTTATCTCAATAGTGAGACCGGTGTTTTGTATACTTTAACCACCAATGGATGGAAAGCTAGTGAGAAGAGTATTAAAGGTCCTGTTGGTGATGCTCTTAATATTGAAGCTGAATACCATTTAACTGAAACTGCGGAGTTTGCTGCTAGTTTAGCCAATGGTGTCACTTATATTCAGGAACACTATTCTGGTACTATTGATTCTCATAAAATCTTTGCTATTACTTGGGCTTTGCTTGATAATGGCGGAGATGTATCTTACTGGTATTATAAAACTAATGCTGGTGAGTGGGATAGAGCGCAATTAACTGGTGGCGTTTCTAGTTTAATTGAGCAGTCTTACAAGGAAAATGTTGACAATAAGACTTACTCAATCAATTATATTAACTCGCTAATTGGCGGCGATGGAGATACATCAAAAACGGCTTATTCTAAAGATTAGGTATAGAGCCTTGTTTCATGGGGATCTTTCCAAGACCTTATAGAAAAGCCTTGATTAAAGGGAGGATTTAATAATGGCTTTATTTAAGATTTATAAAGGTGAGGAAGAACTTCTCACTCAAATTCCCATGCATGAGGGATATGCCTATTTCTGTGAAGATACAGGTAATCTGTTCATTGATATTTCTAATACTACTGGTGGACGTGTTCAAGTTAACGCATATGCGGCTTCTATTTTGAAGAAAGACACCAAAGAGATTGACATTGATGATATCTTTCTTACTAATATGACTGCTACTGTTGCACAGGGTGGCACTGGACAGAAAATTTTAACAGTTAATGCTTTACTGCTCGGTAATGGTACTGATGCAGTTAAGATGGTATCTATCGAGGAAGGTGCTATTGTAACTGGAAATTCTACTGATGGTGTCTCTGGTCTGTTAGGTACTGGAGCATTATTCGCAGAGGTTTCTGGTGTTCCAAAGTTCGGTACTCTACCTATTAAAGCTGGTGGTACCGGTGCTACGACTGCGGCGGCCGCGAGAGCTAACTTAGATGTGTATGGTAAAAGCGAGACAGACAATAAGATGGATGAAGTAACTACCGTCTCTTATACAGTTACTCTTGCTCAAGCCAACTGGGTACATTCTGGAGATACTTATACCTATTCTTATAGTAATACTAATTTGAAGTGTGGTAAGAATGGCAATGTGCCTCCAATCATCTCTTGGATTAGTAATCATGATGACTATAACAAGATTGATGATGCACAGGCAACTGTTGGATCTGGTATTACCTTCACGGCTAGCAAGGCCATTGAGGGAGATATTGAAATCGTCATTATCGACGTAAAATAAATAAAAAAAAATAGGGGAGAACCTTTTAATTAAGGTTCTCCCCTATTTTTTGTTTTAACGGCAAACTTTGTCTTTAAGATGGTAGTGCGGGATTTCCTCATTAAACCACTTCCAACGAAGATAGTCGTCGAGGAAGATAGCTATAAGAGCTAATCCGAACCACGCGAATGAGAAAGGAAGACAAATCTGCCCCAATATATTGAAAGGTAAGTTTGAATAGTCCCAAATTCCTAGCTTTAGGACTAGATTCAAAATTACGCCGAATACAAATTCAAGTGAGGTAACTATCGCGGCTCCAATAGCCCCTTGTTTAATGATAGACATTTCCCAAGGTATAACCTCATTTATTTCTCCAATAAGAACGAAACAAAGTCCGCCCAAGAGAAACATTGACCAATGTATCATACCACCACTAATGAAGGTCTTAAACAAGAACTCTATAATAAAATAGAGAGAACCTCCAACAGTGAATAAGGTAAGAAACTTATTTAGTTTGGTCTGCATAATCAAGCTCTACCTGTTCTAGCTCCTCTAAAGAAGCTGCTCCATAAATAGAGATTTTATACTACTGCATTTGACGATACATTGGATATACAGCCGCAGAGATGGACATAGACAATGCAACAAGATTTTCTAATGTCCAAGGCTAGCACTCTTCGTGTCGAGCGTGCCATTCCAGAGTTGGAGATTCAATACCTGCCTGAACGGCGATCTGATATTGACTTAAGTTAAGACTAATCTCAGATTGATCCTCCATTGTAACTCCATATTCTTTTCCATCTGTCCATGTTAATGGATGAGAAGCAAGATACTCTGCGAAAAGTAGCTTGTTCTTCTCTTGCTTAAGCTCTTTAGCTTCATCTAAACTATAGCGATAAACAAAACTCTGAGTTTCATTATCGAACTTATATAGGTTAGGCGTAACAGTAGATGGAATTTCTTCAACCTCGATAACGCGAACTGCGTTAGGAGAGTTAATTGTATCAGCTTGGATTAAGACATAATGAGTATCACAATCAGAGCCAATAACCCCAGTGCCTTCTTCTTCTGAGCAGGCAACGACAATACCATTAGAAGATTGTAGTTTAATGTAACGAAGATTGTCGAGAATATCAACTACAATATTCTCACGATTTAATAATACATACATTACTTTATTTCAACTCCTTTGAATAATGAACGAAAATAATTATCCATATCTTGGATAATATAGAAGCTTGAACCTTTAGCGATATGTGCTCTCCAACCTTGATAAGATTTCTGAATTTCTTCAGTAGGAATTTTACCTTGTTGCCATAGAGCAGCCATTTTACGCAATTTTCTGCGCTAATGCACAATCTTTTTCTTAAAAGGTATCTAGATTACATGATTTGTAGTAGTTAGATAGAAATTCCATTTAAGATACTTAAATGGAGTACCATGAACCCTATCTTTAGATGCGATAGGGGTAATACGCGAGATAGTGGTTTTCTTCTAGTTAAGAGTAAGACCTATATCTTTTAATTTCTTCTCTATCTTAGCTTTACATTCTGCTAAGTATTTGCTATCGTTACATAGAAGATAAGAGTCATCCATGTAGCGTCCATAATACTTAATATGTAATTCTTCTTTAATGAAATGGTCAACTTCGTTCAAGGCTAGCAATGCAAACAACTGTGATGTCTGACTTCCTAATCCAAGACTTTTAGCTTCACACTCATAATATTGATGATGCGGTCGGAAAGACTGGATATCCGCAGGTATATATTTTCTACCTTTAGCAATATAATACTATTTGCCCGGAATTGGATGCTTATCTTTTGTTAGCTTAAAAGAAAATGTATCAATTAAGTATGAGCATAATTCATAGATTTGAGGATCTTTAATAACACGCTTAGCGATTTCTTTAAGAGCCTCATGGTCGATAGAATCAAAGTATTTACGAATATCAATTCGTAAAGTAAAGAAATCATTTCCTAACCCGTATTCTCTATGAGCCATCTATAAATGTTTCTTTGCTCTTGTTAAAGCAAAATCTATACCTCTATTTTTAAGTGTTGCACAGTTATCATAAATAAACTTAGGAGTTAATTCTGGTAATAAGCTCTATTCACATAAAGCATTTTGTACCAGTCTGTCGTTGATATGGCACGCTCTTATATCTCGTGGCTTGCCTCGTTCAATGATTGAGAAACAACTAAACACAAGCTACTTGTATTCACAAGCTCGCAAATCAGCTTCTGTTTGTAAGATTGTTTCAATTCTATTCTCTTCAAAATTGATTGTACTATCTTTCCATCGAACATTTCGACAAACTCGATAAGAGGAATCATATAATGCGTCAAAACTACAAAAACGCTCGAAAGATGTCTACTACTAACTCAACTTCTTTCTCCTTATCATACAGTAATAGCGGTTACTTCGCGAGCTCCGCATCTGTAATCGTATTCATTTATCCGTCGCAGAGACGAAATAGTCAAGTTCTCCTTAGATGAAAAGGCATCTACCTATAATATACTATTTAATAATATGTTCTATTCCTTCTCCTTCTTAGTCCACAAGAGTGAACCAATGCATCCAGAATAAACCATAATTAGATGGACAATAATATATTCTGGGGTACTATTCTAGGTGTTGCTCGTCTGCGCTGCTTCGCAGCTTGACTTGCAACGTGATAGCTCCATCTAATCCGGCGCGAGGCCATTGCTGTTGTTGTAGTTGTTGTTGTTCGCGTTCCCGTTGTTGTTAACATTGCACACGTTGTTCGAGTTGTTGTAGTTGCGCGAGCGAAAAATACAGAACTTGACATCTTGTAAAATCATTACCGACCTCTTCTATAACTCTTTGGCTTCTAGTAGGAATGCTCGTAGATTAAATAATCTCGATTAACTCTATCCTATAAAGTTTCTTTCATAGCCTTTGTTAAACGAGCAAGATGCTCAAAAGAGCGCCGTTTCTTCTGGTTAGTCTATGCGTATTCGAAGATACAGAGATCGATTTGACGAAAGATACTGTCGCAATAAGCGATAGCCTAATTCCAATATTTCTTTCGTGCAATTAAAGTTTCCTAACTATTCAAGTAGATCTCGCTAGCTTGATAGCAGGCGGCATGTATGCCCTTTCCGCATTTGATAATATCTAGCCCGAACGCTTGGAAAGGTTGTCCCTCTCCAAGCAATCCAGGTTTTTTAATTTGTTTTCCAGATTCGTCAAACTCTCTAGGACGAGTTAAGACTAAAATGTAATTTACCAGTTCGCGTGATTTCTAGAGACACTCACGCTTGGATTTATGTCGATCTTTTGTTTTTACAGACAAAATTAACGCCTTCCTTTCTCATTATTTATATGAGAAAACTGGCTAACATTTTAATCTATACTGTCCCACTTTTGAAAGTTTTTAATTACCAATGACGAAAGCCGGCGCGAGGCCATAGCTGTTGCTGTAGCTGCCGCGGTTCGCGGTCCCGTTGCTGTTAACACGGCACACGCGGCTCGAGTTGTTGCAGTAGCGCGAGCGCTCCCATGGATAACCGTAACTACTCGTGGATATATCACCTAAATACATGATACGCGTAGCATTACTAGTATAGTAACTATAAGCAAAATTCTTGCCTTGGGTACATTCTGCTTTACTAGTAGAGCTATTAGCAACAGATAATGGAGAATCAGAATCAAGACCAAATTCTCTTTCTGAAAGTAAGAATACGGTTTCATCATTATAAGTTACATCGCCATTACGAGAACTATTAGTAGATGGACAAGTGCCTTTTTTAATAGTCTTAATAGAGGCTTTACCGGGAAAAGCGTTATAATAGTTTTGACATAGACTTCTAGCAGTAGAACCAATCCAAACTGCGTTGCTACCAAACGCAGTATACTGAGATAAACAGTTTTTAGTCTGGAATGTAACTGTATTATTAGCATCTTGATCTACACCAATAACTCTAATTAAGTGAGTAGTAGTTCCTAAAACTGCGCTTGAAAGTGTTACAGATTTAGTAGTACCAAGAATAGCACCACCACTACTAGTTTTAATAGACGCGCCACTATGAGATGCAAGATAGTTCTTTAATCCGGCAAACCATGCTGCATCAACAGTATCACCATCAGCGCCCCAAGACCAATATTCTGCACTAACAGTAATTGTTTTGTTAGAGGGTGCAGTATGGTTAGTGCCAGCCGCGACTTTAATCGTAATAGTAGTAGCAGAAACTGGAGTAGAACCATTACCCTTAATAGTAAGAGTATTGCCACTAAGAGATAAAGTCAAACCAGAAATACTGGTAGGACTATAACTAATAGCACCATCACCTGCGCGAGTAATAGTAACAGCTACACCGGAACTATAGTTATTACCATTAATGGCCACTGTTGTTGGGCTTACATTCAAACTACCTGTTGCTTTATTGATTGTCCAGTTGACATTGATCGCGCTGGTCGTTCCGTCCGCCCAGCGATAATTGCTTCCTGGTGTAAAGGTAGCAATATAAGTGCCAGCATTAGTTGCAGATGTTGTGTCACCGATAGTCATGTAACTGGTGTTATAGTTATTCCAGTAGCTGGTGCTACTAACTGACTGCGCGCTTCCAGTATATGTAAGATTACTTTTCCACGTAGGTTTGGCTATAGACTTACGATTGACTGTGACATTAAAAGTCGCAGTTTGAGTAACTCCATTTTCTGTGTAGCTAATTGTAACTACTTGATTTCCAATAGTTGAAAAAGTTGTTGGAGAACAAGAGTAATCAGTTACAGTTTTAGTTTGAGAATCGGAATAACTAGCTGTCACTACCATACCCGCGGTAGCAAGAGTATCTCCATACTCATAAGTCAACTTATTGGGTTTAGTAGTTACAGTAATCGCGGAGAGCCTATGCGTGACTGTGACTGCTAAAGTCGTAGTGCAAGTTTCTCCGCCCTCAGAGTAAGTGATGGTTACGGAAGTAGTACCATCAGCTAAGACGCTAGGGGATACAGAATATCCACTAACTTCTGCGGTTGCTAGAACCGCTTGCCCAGTACCATAAGATGCAGTAACGACCATGCCGGCGCTATTGAAGCTGTCGCCCGCAAGATAGCTGGTCTTAGTAGGCTTAGTGGTGACTTCGATCTTCATAAGAACGATGCCGCTTCCTCCACCTTTTCCGCCTTGCTCAGCTAAAATACACTTAGGCAAGATTATAACCTCCTTCGTATCTAGCTCTTTTAAAAATACCAAAAGATTTTCCGAGAAAAAGTACACTTTTTTATGGGAAAAATACTCCCAGAAACTAGATAATAAAAAATTGGGAAAAAGGTATAGAAACCCTTTTCCCTTCAAGTAGGTATCTTACCTTTTCAGATATACATAAAAAACAAGCTAAGAAAATTATTTATGATTGACCAAAGCCCAGTTAAGTGTACTTTTTAGAAGATGAAAGGAGAATTAAAGTGAGCTTAAAATGTATTTTGCAAGGTCAAGTAAAAATTACTCCAAATGATTTTGGCCTAGGTACAGAGAATGTTCTATTATGCTTGGATGCGAATGATGCTATATTAAGTGGGTGGTATAGGACAGATAGTGGCACAGTGAATTTACCTAGTAACCTTAGTACATCTGGAGTTTTATTAGTATCTAGAAGACAAGACAAACGTATATTCCAATAGTATATAGTAATTAACGGTGGAATAGAGACTGGGACTATGGCGGTACGGACTTCTAGTGGATAGGATGCTATCGTTTGGGACGAATGGGAATTTTTTAATCCTCTTATGAATCAGGGAGTTGAATATAAGACTATTGAGAGATATCAATCGGCATCATTATATAAAAAAGTAGATGGGGTATTCTTAAATGGCGCCCCGAAGGAGAATCTAATTGGAAGGCTGTCGCTGAATATATTGGGGCTGTTCGGTATGACGCTAATTAGGAATTATCTGCATCCTCAAAATAGCAAGTACGGAAAAATATGAGTGCGTAGGGTGGATCATATCTTCATACAGCTCTTTCAAAAATAGGGTGGTATTGTATTATTACTACTACTTCTGACGCTGCTGGATTATTTACTATATATCATCATTATGGCAGTGGAGGACCATCATCGCTTAAACTTTTAGTGACTTTTGATTATCACTCTCCTGCTTTAAAGTGTATAGAATGCACTGGAGAAAAATATAATTCACAAATCACTAATGTTCGTATGATAAAAACAAGTGATGACAAATATTGTCTTGATGTTTTTTACAATATTAACTATGACCATGATGTAGCTATTGATTTTATCAATACTGGCCGATACGAAGTAATTTTACAAGAACCAATATATCTATCGGAGACAGATGATTTATCTGAAGGAGAGACTCTTTTAACTCCAATGGAGTATCTCAATCCTCCCATGGAGCTGGGCGTAGAGTATCGCACTACGGAGAGGTATCTTGGTAAGCCGGTGTATGTCAAACTGATAAATTGCGGGAACTTACCCAATGGCACAACAAAAGAAGTTGCCCATGGAATTACAAATCTTGATTTTATGGTAGGCGCCCAGGCAATCGCTTCCAATTCAACTAGTGGCTTTAATGGGCACACATATCTGCCGGAAATTTATAACGGGTCCTTGACAGATAGATGGACAGACTATCTTGCTGGTATAGACACTAAAAACATCCGCATATTCTGCGGCGGATTGGCTGGGTGTCTGGTTTATGTCACATTCAAATATACTAAAACCACAGACTGAGGAGGAAACACCATGAAAGTTATCAAGTATCAGCTGTGCACCGAGATTAATCACGGCACGGAGGATGAGCCAAATATCGAGCAGGTTTTCTCCGCTGTCACGCTAGGATGGAGCGAGGCAAACGAGACCATCGCCAAGGCCGAAGCCTACAATGGCGAATATACTGTTGAAGAAGAACTAGATAATCGTCCATTCGAAGAGATTCAAGCTGAAAAATTATCTAATCTCTCAGCAGCTTGCAATCAAATCATCGTTGCTGGCATGGATGTAGAAACAACAGAGGGCGTAGAACACTTTAGCCTCGAAGAGACAGACCAAATTAACTTAACGACAGCATTATCCGCAATTGAACAAGGAGCCAAGGGATATCCCTACCATGCAGATAAGAAGTTATGCCGTATGTTTACAGCAGTAGAACTCAAGGCAATCGCCGAAAAAGCTACCGCGCATAAACTATACCACACGACTCTTTGTAATCACCTCTTAATCTTAACAAGACGTGCAACTACAACTGCGGAATTAGATAAAATTACTTATTCTGCGGATTGCCTTCCTCCTGATCTCGTGGAGAACATGAAGAAGATTCTAGTCGCGGCGGGGATTACTGAATAATTTTACCAAAAAATTTGGCAAAGTTGTTAAATCAACTTTGCCAAATTTTCATTATATAATGAGGTGATAAAGGTGTTATATGGATATGCAAGGGTTTCATCAAGAGATCAAAATCTAGACCGATAGATTATTGCATTAACTGATGCAGGCGTAGATAGAGATAATATCTTCGTCGATAAACAATCAGGTAAGGACTTCAATCGTCCAGCCTACTAGGATTTAGTGAGTACAGTTCAGCCAAATGATATGATTATTATTAAAAGTATTGATAGATTAGGCCGTAATTACTCAGAGATTCTAGAACAATGGGGTTTAATTACCAAGACTAAAAAAGTAGATATTAAAGTATTAGATATGCCATTATTAGATACATCATATTGCAAAGATGTTATGGGCACATTTATCTCTGATCTTGTCTTATAGGTATTATCCTTTTAGGCTGAACAAGAGAGAACCTATATTAAACAACGACAGGCTGAAGGAATTGCGGCCGCCAAGTCTAATGGTGTCTAGTTCGGGAGACCAAGGAAACCTCTTCCCTCGAATTTCGAGGAATTATATCAGCGTTTCCGCAAGAATGAACCAATTACTAGACTCGCGAAAGAATGTCCAGAAATCTCAGAATCTACATTACGGCTCCGCTTATAGGAGAGATTTGATTTGGACAGAAAAAGATAATCAATCTTCCTTTTGTTTGATATATTATATACAATAAGGAGGAATTATTATGCCAGAAATTGTGATTCAGATTATCCAGGTATGTGTTATTCCTTTGCTCGGTATCTTGACTAAATATCTCGTTGACTACTTGACTGCTAAGCGCAATGAGATTAACTCTAAGACCGATAATGAGACTGCTCAGAAGTACACTAATATGATTTATCAGACTGTTGTTGATTGCGTTATTGCAACCAATCAGACCTATGTAGATAGCTTGAAGAAATCTGGAAGCTTCGATGAAGCAGCTCAGAAGGAAGCATTTAACCGCACAATGAACGCTATTATGACTATTCTAAGTGACGATGCCAAGGAATATATTACCGAGGCTACAGGTGACTTGAATACTTATCTCACTCAGTTAATTGAGTCTGAGGTCAATAAGCGCAAATAACAAGAAAAAGGGAGCCTATTAGGCTCCCTATATTTTTTTTCAAAAAAATTGGCAAAATTTTTGGCAAAAATGTAAAATCGTCCATAGACGATTTTCATATACTAATGAAAGGTCAAAGGAAATATTTTTTTAGGAGGTAAAAAGTTTTGGCAACTAATTATCCATACTATCCACAGCAACCTATGTATCCAAGACCAGGTATTCAATATGTGGATCAGACCTAGCCGCAAATGGGTATTAAAGGCCGGCCTGTATCTTCTATTGAAGAGGCCCGCGCCATTAGCATTGATTTCGATGGCTCTGTATTTTATTTTCCCGACTTAGCAAATAGACGCATTTATACTAAGCAAATAAACATGGATGGCACAGCCAGTCTTAATGTTTATGAGCTAAAGAATGAGCCAGTCGTCAGCTCTCCTCAGTATGTTACTAGAGAAGAGTTTGAGACTACATTAGCGCAATTAAAACAAGCTATGTTAGGAAAGGAGCCAGAATCTCAGTCCGCATCGGCATAGCCGCAGTAGACTGAGAAATTTAAGTTTTAAGGAGACATGAATTATGAACCCAATGCAACTTATCCAAATGCTTAGGAGTGGACAGAATCCTTAGCAACTCGCTATGAATCTGCTAGAAAGCTAGATGGGTGAGACCCCAATGGGTCAAAACCTTTTAAACCTAGCCAAGAATGGTCGATCCGCAGATATTGAGCAAATTGCTCGTAACTTAGCTAAACAATAGGGAATAGATTTCGACAAAGAATTTGCCGCCTTTAAAGAGATGCTTGGCCTTTAATCATCTTATTAAAGGAGGAACATTTTTATGTTCAATAATTCTAATGGCTATAGTCTAGCTGATATTGCGGCTGCTACTGGTGGTAATAACCGCAATGATGGTATGTGGGACAACGGTGCGTGGTGGATTATTATCCTCTTCCTCTTCTGTTTCAACGGTGGTATGTGGGGTAATGGTTTCGGTCGCGGCATGGGCGGTCAAGGCGCTGGATCTCCTGCGTTCCAAGGAACTACAACTCGTGAGGAAATCGCTTATGGTTTCGACATGAATGGTCTCCAGAATAGTGTTCGTGGCGTACAACAGGGTCTCTGTGACGGGCTCTATGCTATGAATACTGGAATGTTGAATGGCTTTGCTGGTGTTAATAATGCAGTTTGCTCTCTCGGCTATCAAACCGCTCAGCTTGCTAACGGTTTAACTTCTGACATTGTTGCTAACCGCTTTGCCGCACAACAGGGTGTATGCCAGGTTGAAAATGCTATCAATCAGGCTCGTTATGATAATACTATTGGTCAGAATAGTATTGCTCGTGAGATTTCTGATTGCTGCTGCGAGAATGGTCGCGCTATGGAACGTGGTTTTGCTGATATTAACTATAATATGGCAACCAACACTTGCGCTATCCAGACCTCTATGGCAAATCACACCCGTGACATTATCGACAGTCAGAATGCTGGCACTCGTGCTATCCTTGATTATCTCTGCCAGGAGAAAATCTCTGATCTCCAGAGTGAGAACCAGGCTCTCCGCCTTGCTGCATCTCAGCAGGCTCAGAACAATTATCTGGTCAGCCAGCTCGGTACTAAGGCACCCGTTCCTGCTTATGTGGTTGCAAACCCATACTGCAACTGCGGGACCGCAGCTTATGGTTGCGGTTTAACTGCCTAAATTAACCTATAAGGGGAGAGTAATCTCCCCTTATATTAAAAACAAGGAGGATTTGTATTATGGAAATTACCGCTAATGCTGTGCAAACAGTCGCGGCTAATCAAGATGTTTTATTCACAAATGTTGCTATCGCAGGCAACTCTTCTACCGTTCATCGTAGCGGTAGCGGTCAAGTAACTTTAAGAGGTTTGACTAATTGCCAGTGTCGTGCGCGTTTTCGCGTGACATTTGGAGGTAATATTGCGGTTCCCGCAGATGGTACTGCTGGACCAATTTCATTAGCTATTGCTATTGATGGTGAACCTATCAATACCACTACCATGATTTATACGCCAACCGCGGTTAGCACTTATGGCAATATTTTTGGCGCTATTTTTATTGATATCCCACGTGGATGCTGTGGAAAAGTAAGCGTAAGAAATATTTCTACTATTCCAGTAAGCGTTCAAAACGCTAATCTAATTGTTGAAAGGGTGGCTTAATTTATGGAACGACTAAAGCATATGGAAGAAGTCTTGATGGGCTGTGTTCAGGCACAGTTAAGTCATCTTGATACGGTAGATACTGAGGAATTAGGTCAGGCTATTGATATGATTAAAGACCTTGAGCAGGCTAAGTATTACTGCTCTATTGTCAAGGCAATGGAAGAGGCTGAAGAGGACGAACCTAAAGAAAAGAGCCATCACCATAGAGATATGGATAGAGTATATGGAAGAATGTATTATGAAGGTCCAGACGGCCATTATCCATGGAAAAAGCGCGATCGCGATGAAGATTATCCTTATTATCCTGAACGCGGACGTGAGATTGATATTCGCGATTCTCGCGAAGGCCGCAGTCCAGTAACTCGTCGTATGTATATGGAATCTAAACAACTCCATAAAGATAAGACAGAAAAGGTTAAGGAATTAGAGAAGTATATGCAGGAACTCTCTGAAGACATCGTAGAAATGATTGATGGAGCTTCTCCAGAAGAGCGTCAAGTTCTAGAAAAGAAGATGACTAGCTTGACTAATAAAATCGCGCAGTTAAATCTCAATGCTTAATATTAATGGGGTAAGTTGGAGGATATTGCTAGTACCTCCAACTTCCTCTACTCTTGCTAGGAGCGATGGGTCATTAGCTTCTGGTGTTTGTGATAATGATACTAAATGTATCTATATCAATGAGAATCTTAATTCTTCTTTAATGAAGAGAGTGTTATGTCACGAAATAACTCATGCTGCTATGTTTAGCTATGAAACTGATTTAACCGTTGAACAAGAGGAACTATTAGCGGATCTAATAGCTACCTATGGACAGGAAATAATTTCTAAAACCAATGATATATTTCAACGATTAAAAGCAAATAAAGGGGACTTGTCAAGTTAAAGACAAGTCCCCTTTATTTTTTTGTTATTCGGGTTTAATTGGTAATTCCAATGCTAATTCATAATATTCTTTAGCTTGACCATTTCCGCCTAATCCAGAATATATTCGATAAAACTCACTTAATTGGTCATATTGTTCTTGTGCCATATAACCCTATTTAATATAAGCTTTACAAAGCTAAACCAAACGGAATTTATAAGACGAAATAATTAGCTGCATATGACTTTTCTCAATATCTTTAGTTTCCATGATATATTTTCGAAGTTCTTCGATCTCTTTCTGAATCGGTTCAATACGAGAATCTATAGTTTTTTCTAGCTCAGTGTCTTTATTCTCTTCAAGTAATTTTTTGTAATTCTTTAACTAGCTATGTAAGTATTTACAAAAAGCTAAGGCTCCCGCTGATACTAAGCCGAAAAAAATTTCAACTAAATGTTCAGCAATAAAAGTAAACATAAAATCCTCCTTCCTTAAACCTCTCAAAAAATTTAAGAGTTAAGAAAGGAGGATTATTTTATTTAGACCGCATTCTTACCAAGCGCATTTATTCTTCTTGATATGATGAGTTCCAATACATACAGCATCCGCGATATCCTAGATAACATGGATACCATAATTCTATTCTACATATAGTTGAGCATTCTTTTTCTATTCTGCTCTTGTTCGACCCTTAATGCCTAAAGTAGATTTCCAAGATGCGGCGAGAACTGTTGAATGAGGAATCTGGATTTCTTGTAGTAACTCTGATACAACTCCATAAACCTCTGCCAAGACCTTAAAGGTCTAAACATTATTAGCCACATTGTTCTATTGCTAAATATCTTCAAAGATTACTTCGTCGATATTATAATCTGCAACTAAAGTCTAAATGCCCTATCGCAACTAAACTAGTCTAATATCAGTATTTGGATCATCTAAAGAAATCTTACCGTAGAACTTTAATTCACCATCTTCAAAGATAGCCCATCCCGTAACCTTTGAGGCTTGGTCAAGGGCTAACAAGCGACTCATTACTTACTTGTAGAACCGAATCCGCCTATGCGCTCGCCTGTCGCAGCATCATCATCGGTTACTCCATAAGTATGAATAATTCCTTGCCCGATCTTATCTCCACGCTTAAGCTGAATAGCAAAAGGAGAAAGATTGATAATCTGGAAGAAGATTTCACCCTCATTATCAGGGTTATCGCAATAATCTGCGTCAATGATACCGATACTATTACCAATAATCAACCAATGCTTAAGAGGGGTAGAACTGCGGGCACTCAGTTCGAGGTACTGACCAGGCTCAAGATGACACTTCATACCGGTAGATACAAGAGGAATTTTTGCTTTTAGTTCCTTAGTAAGAGCCGCCATTTCATCAAGAGAAAGTGGATCAATGAAACCATAGAAGTCTTCGTGGCGTTCTTTCTCAAATAAATCATCCTGAATCTTGGTTCTTAGAAAATCATAGGGAGGAATTACAATGTCCTCTGCGACTACAAAATCATAACCTGCGGAATTGGCAGTTGCACGAGTCGGCAGGGGTAGATCAACGTCCGCGAAGCGAGAAACTTTCTCAAATTTAACCATTATCTGTATCCTCCATATTGATAGGCATAACCCCTTCAGGGTCTTTCTCATTGTCGATGGTAATAGTAGCAGTCACAAGCTGATACTCTTCAATAATCTCGCCCTTTGCCTTAATATATTTAGTAGCGTACTTAAAGGAAGTTAGCTCGCCAATACAGTTCTTGTCAAGCCACTTCCGCAGACGAAGAGCATCTTCGACAGTAGGTACGCGATACACATTCGTTGTTTTCAAAGTATACATCATTAAATACCTTCCACTTCAATTTTTTGCTTTGTGTAATTACTTGTAATTAACTGTTGTCTAATTTCTTCTACTATATGGGATGGAGCATCAATCTTTACAGAAAAGATATTAGTTGCATCCGCAAGTAAACCAATATTCTTCGCAAATTCAGAGATATTGGAGTCGATTACTGTCTGCTACTGAGAATCATCTCGGCAGATATAAACACGGGATTCCGCAGAAAATGGATCGTAATGAACTACTAATACATCGTTCATACTTCAATCACCCCTTGTGTATAGTCAAACATGGCATACATGGAGCAAGTTTTATCTTGCTGAATCCAAAATTCAACCATGTCATCTTGTACTTCAATGCCTTTTAAGACGCCCAATGTTTTAGCAACATCAATCATTTCAAAAGCCATCTTCTTCACATCATGCTCTTGATTATAGGTATATACAGTGTAGTATCTACCATCTACATTTAACATCATGTAGTATTTAGAGTCATGCTTAGTTAGAAACTGTTCAAGCTTTTCAGTTGCCCTGCGGATTTCAGCTTTCGGCATCTTAGGAAGCTTGTTATAAGCAATCTAGTTCATTTCATATAATGTCATAGCAATTCTCCTTTTCTTTTATTATAATATCATAAAACTTTAGTTCTGTCAATTAGAATGGCTCCTAAAGAGTTGCCAATAAGTGCCACTATAAAGAAAGGAAACATTTCATAACAGAAAGAACCAGAAGCTATAAAATAACATAGGTCTGCAATACAGTGTTCACCGCCAAAGAGGATAAAACCTGCAACACATAATGGAACCATATATGGAGCAGAATTGCGGAAGCAAGAGACAGCAGTATACATAAACATACCACATACTATTGCTTTTATCATTACTAATCCAAGTGGAAGAGCTAGTTTTGTAGCGACCAAAGGAATAGCCGCAGAGTGCGGGAAGAACAAGAGTAAGCATACTCCGATTAAATTACCAGCAAGAATTGTAGTAATATTTTGCATATCTGCGGGATTCAGATGCATAAATCCTATTGCGCCAGTATATAGTTTAAAGTTCATATTAAGAATGGTTAGAAGTCCTATAGAAAAGAGAAAGGCTCCTACTATTCCGCCGACTTGAAGATAAATATAACTAGCTATGGCAATCATCATGCCGCCAAAAATGGAGTTAATTAGCATCATGTAAGTTAATAATGCGCTGATTGCGGCTACCGCGCATAGGCAAGGTAATATCTCGCTCAGCTTGAATATAAGGGCCATCAATCAAGACATCCGCGGTCTTAAGGATTTCCCGCATATTGGTATCAGAAGAATGAAGAAGTTCTTCATATTTATTACCTGTCCAAATGTAGATTTTAGTATCCGGTAGCTCTTTCTTTACTGTTGTTACAATCAAGCGAGTAAGAAATGAGTTATTTTGACACAAAGGTTCTCCGCCCATGATACATAAATTTCTATGTATCCCATTAGCTTTCAATCCAGTAATGATTGATTGTAAAGTATCTTGTGTAAACTCTCTTCCGCCATCAAAATCCCAAGTCTCAGGGTTGTGGCACCCCTCACAATGGAAGGGGCACCCCTGAGTGAAGAATGATAGGCATACACCAGGCGCTGAAGAAAAGTCATTATAAATAATTCCTGCGTAACGAATAGGTCATTCCTCCAATCGACCAGCGTGTTTTACTCTATCATTTGTTTCTGCAATTTTACCTGCGTTGAATGCGGTTGTATAGTTACCAGTTAGATAACCAGTCACTCGTCTAAGCTGCTGGATATGATGGCTTCCACAAACAGGACAGTGATCATTAAATTCGTCCATGAAACCACATTCAAGACAAGTATCATTAGGAACATTGATAGCAAAGTAAGGAATGTCATGTTCCATAGCATAATGCACTAGAGTTTCCAAAGCATCAATGTTATTTTTGACACCGCTATCAAGTTCGACATAAGTGATGCAACCAGCAGAAGAATACCCAGTTAACTGGCTTTCAATATCAATCTTATCGAACGGAGACATTTCTTTCCAGACTGGAACATGAATAGAGTTAGTAAAGTAATCTCTGTCACTCACATTAGGAATCTCTCCATACTTCTCTTTGAATTTTGTCATAGCGGTATAGCAAAGATTCTCAGCAGGTGTATAATATACACCAAAGTTTAACTTATACTGTTCTTTAAACTCTGCACATCTATCCTTGAAGAGCTGTTCAATTCGTTTCGCTAGTTCCATACCTTCTGGAGTAGTATGGTCTTGACCGATAAGGATTTGCAGAGTCTCAGCTAGACCGATCTGACCAACAGCAAGAGTACCATGTCTAAGAGCACTACGAGTAGTCTTACCATCATATCCTGCCATTAAGCCGTTCTCATACATGAATTTAGCGGATGCCGCGGGTTGAGAGCAGATATAATCAAAGCGTTCAATCAGCATATCTTTTGCTTCATGGATCTTCTGGTCAAGTTTATAAAGGAATCTGTCAATTAAAATTTGTCTATCATTAAAAGAATAATGGCCTTTTACATCTGCATCAAAGTTAATCTTACACTCCATAGCTAAAGTAGGCATGATAATAGTTACAGGACAAATATTACCACGACCATCTTTTGTTTGACCCATACCGTTGATGTCCCAGCCATTTGCGGTGCGGCAGCCCATAGTAGAGAAATAGGTCTTGGGGTCATTGATGTCATATCCCGCATTACCAGACCAATCAACATTAGCATAGTTGGGATAAAGTCTAGTTGCAGTAGATCTTAGAGCCAGTCTAAACAGATCATAGTTTGGATCACCGGGCTTTTGATTAACGCCTTTCATGCACTGGAAGATACCACATGGGAAGATAGAAGTCTTATGTAATCTACCAAGTCCCTCAATAGAAACATCAAGCAATGCTTTCGTGACCATTCTACCTTCTGGCAACGTACAAGTACCATAGTTGATAGAAGTAAAAGGTAATTGATTACCAGAGCGAGACTGGAGAGTATTAAGATTATGATACATACCTTCTACAGCTTGATGTACTTCTTTAACAGTCATATCAAGAGCATATTGATATGCTTTATCATAAATCATATATTCATTATCTTCAATTCCAGCAGTATCTGGGATATGGTCAAAAAGCTCTTTATCGGAGATATTCTCAATATACTTTAAACCTTCAATATAGTGTTTTCTAAAACTTTTTCTTACATAAGGAACCATAGTCCAGTCAAGATGAGTAGCACTTACTCCACCAAACTGCTGTAAGGATTGAAGCTGGAAAATAACAGCAACTAATTGGAAAGCAGTATTCACAGAACCTGCGGGCCGCACGTCAGTCTGTCTAGTATTGAAGCCTTTTGCAAGTAGATCATCAAAAGGAATAGAAAGACAGTTGTGCATACCAACTGCATATGCAGATAGATCATGGATATAAATTTCATTGTTCTCGTGATTGCGGCGAGCCATATCAGAGACGCAGTAATCTAGAGCGTATCTCTTCATTTGCAAGTCAGAACCTGCGCCAACTCGACCGCCGAATGACATTTCATCGACATTAGCGTTCTAATTCTCAATGGCTGTACCGTTAATCTTCTCAGAGAAAGCCTTAATAAAATCGTCTCTACCGGAGCGCGCGACCTCTCGTTTATAACGATAACGAATATAGGTTTTAGCTACATCCTTGCGTTCAGACCGCATGAGGAAGTCTTCAACCATATCTTGAATTTCCTCAACAGAGATAATTTTATCTGCGGTTTTTGCACTATACTTAATTTCATCAGCAATATCATTTGCTGTATCTTCTTCATATAAAGTACCATCAACTTCGATAAAAGCCTTATTGATGGCGTTAACGATTCTTTGCTTATCAAATGGTACAAGGATACCATTTCTCTTTTTCACTTGTAGCAATCAAAACACTCCCTTGTATTATTTTTATGAACGGATACTATATCTGGTGTTTTTGATAAGCAAATTTAACAAAATTGCCCAGCTATAAGATCGACAGCACGAAGTAAATCGCCTGCATCTTGATTTTTAATTACTTGATAATCAATATCCTCTAAATCTTCAAAATCTTGTTCATCTGTCGAGAATCGTCTAATAATCTCCTTAATATCAGGATTCTCTTCTCTATTCAACTGCCTGATTAGACGCTCTTTATCGCTAGTCCGCACATAATAGGCGGTTAAGTCTACGAGTTTATCTTCCATAAGGCATCTAATACCTTGAGGGTTAAAGACGCCCACATTGATTTTATCTTTTGATAAACTAGATAAAGCAGTTCCATAATGCCAATCATTAAATTCAGTTGCTTCTAGCATATCGCCATTAAGGACTTTCTCTGTGAATTGATCAATTGTCAAGAAGTGATAGTTTACTCCCTCTTGTTCTCCTTCGCGAGGAGGACGAGTAGTACAGCTCACAATCTCATTAAATTTATCAGGATCTACTTTAACGAGAGCGCGAAGGATTGTATCCTTCCCGCTCCCGGCTTTACCAAACAAAGCGATGACTTTGACTTTATTCATCTTCTTCTTCCTCCCCAGTTGCTCTCTCGCTTCTTAAAACAAGAGAACCATCAGCAGTCACTTCATCAATATGATATAACTGGTGACCATTAGAACTTGCATACTTCTTAGTTACAAATTCATCGCCTCTGCGGATACCTTGCACCATAATCATATTGCCACGGTTGAACCAAGACTTTTCAATGACGGTTTTAGTTCCATCATTATTCTTGCGGAAGGTCTGCTTATCGAATAGAGCAAAATACTCCTGCCTGAACTTAACAGATACCACACCCGTTGTTGTGAGTAGATATACAACGCTCTTAGTCTTATTCTTTGCAATACAAGTTCCGCAAATTCTATTGAGCTTATAGATTGGAATAATAGATGCGCCTTTTTTGAAAGTCTTTTCAATAATTGGCTCTTCAGGTAGAGAGAAGAAGTCTACTAAACCATACTTCTGAGTATTTACACCACTCAATTCATGGTCATGGTAATAAAAGCACAGGACTTCCATTTCCCAAGAGGAGATATTTCCTTTAGCATACTTTTCCCAATCTTGCATGAAGATTCGAGTATTCAGTTCATCAAGAATACTATCTTTATTCTCTTTAATCCAATCTCTAAATATATCCATTTCCTTCTGATAGAAGTTATCCCAATCTTTAACATTGAATAAGAACATATCATTCTCGTTAATGATACCTTCTTCAATTCCGCCTACCTGCGTACTAAGTTCATAGATGAAGTCAACCGCTCGTTCATCCAACTTATAATAAGTCCCATCGTACTTACATTCTGCTTTTAGATACCGATTGAACTCATAGATTCGATGCGCAAGAACTTGTTCTTCTGTATTTTCGGGTAAAAGACCATAGCGGATAAGACCTGGCATATTCTGTAGAGTTAAACGCTTCTTTCTATCGCAAGTCATCCACAAATATTGTACCATAGCTTCTTTACGATCGCAGAACTGATCAAAAGCACCACCCTTAATAAGAGCAATCATAGCTTGCTTATTAGGCGTTACTCTATAATAAAAATCAACCATAGATACATATGGACGTTTTGCGATAATCTCTTTAATCAAATCATTGTTGACATTAGTTAAACCCTTTAGACCAAACAAGATTTGGTTATTCTCCGCGTCGGGTTTAAATCCAAGTGCAGAATGGTTAATATCAACAAGAGATACCTTAATACCCTTGTTACGAATTTCACCAATAGCCTTTGCTAACTTTGTATAGTCAGATTGCTCGCCTTCATCTTCATCAATAGCACCGCTATTAACGATTAGGTACGCAGTATTCCAATACACAGGATTGAAATGAGTGGCGAGATAAAGAGTTTGCATACCAACAAAGCTATAAGCAAGAGCATGGATTACAGAGAATGAATAACCCATCTGCGGGCCGAGGCCAAACTTCCAGACATATTTACCCAATGTCTCTGACTTTGCAGTATCCAAAACCTTTTGGTGAAGTTCTGGAATCTTATTCATCTGCTTCTTACCAACAATCTTTCTTGCAGCGTTTGCTTCAGCCAGACTAAAGTTGCAAATATCGGGGTCCCGCAGCATCTTCATTAACTGCTCCTGAGAAGGAGGCACACCATAAGATGATAAGAAATAAGGTTCCAAAGTCTTCTGCTCTTGTTTCGTCAGACCATTATTATCCATCTCTTGATACCACAAAGAAATGTTATTCTTATATCTGACATACTTTTCCATCGGAGTTTCTGCGCCCGGCTCAGAAGCCATAAGACGCATCAAACCATTAGCGTCCGCCATTTCGAGAGGATTGTGCGGGCGAATTTTCTTGGCTGCCTGTGCACCTACCGCACTATCAAACTGGAAGCAACCGATTACATCACCGTTTGCCAGAGCAGTCCACATTGCTTCATCGTCCTGCGGAAGAACAGATGGATGTAGATATTTATTATAAACCTCTCTAAGAGTTAAGTCTTTTTCAATAACTCCATCTGCTTGAAGAAGCTCAATAGTTTGAATGATAATATCCTGTACGCTTGTTAACAGGAAGTCATATTTCACAGAGCCTGCGGCTTCCTGGTCATGTAGATCCCACTGGGTAATCAATGCGCCCTTTGGGGTACGCATGACTGCGGCAGAATCATAGATATTTTCATCAAAGAGAATAACACCAGATGCGTGACTACTTCTCTTATTCACCATACCTTGAATACGAACAATGATGTCTAAGAGTCCGTCATACTGCGAAACCGCAGTCACAAATGCTTTAACAGGCTTTCTGCCTTTCTCTTGATTACCATTGACAACATCTTCAATAGGCCACAAGAAACCACGCTCTTGAGGAATCAAAGAACTCAGATACTGTGCTTCATCAACATCAATACCATCTGGATATTCCTCAGAACGATAACCTCTACACGCAGTCAAGATTGCAGATTTCGTACCTTCTGTGCCGAAAGTGCAAACCTGAATAAGACCAAGTTCTCCTCTTTCCTTGCGGATTTCGGCGAAAATCTTCTGAATTTTAGACGGTGCCAAGTCAAGATCGATATCACCTAACTCAACACGTTCATCGTTAATGTAACGCCAGAATGGTAAATCCCATTCGATAGGATCGAGCTGGGTAATACCAAGGAGATAATGATTCAAAGCTGCACACGCAGAACCACGACCTGCGCCGACTGTACTGCCGCAATCCCAGAACAAATCTACATAGTGCTTCAATGTATTAGGATATGCAAACATACAAGTCTGCAACTTTTCACCGATAACTCTCTTTACTCTTGCTTCTTCTTCAAGTCTTTCCCAATACTCTTTCTTGTGGATAAGACCTTTCTCTTGCATCGCAATGATACACTCTTGAATCCAATACTTCTCTTGCTCATTATCAGATTCAATCAAGGAAGTCAGTACCTTATAATCGTCACGGAAAGTGTCCATCATATCTTCTGGAACTCGTGACCAATCATACTTATCATAATGAGTTACTTCTACTTCTGGAATAGACTGATGCTTCTCAAGAGAGTAAAACTCAATCTTATCCTTGATTTCATTGGAATTGTCGTAGATCCAATAAATTGTATTTAAGTCGTAGCTAGACAAAAGTAAATCTGTTGTCTCTTGCTCAGACATAAGATAAGTAAACTCATAAAATGAATCAACTTCTCTTTCTCCACCTTTGGAATTAAGATAGGATTTATGCACATATCTATCTTCCTTGGTGAGATAGTGAGCGTCAGTGCCAACGCACATCTTTACGTCAAATGCTTTAGCAATACTAAGCATTCTCTTATTCGCAATAATCTGGTCTTCGTTATTCGCTGGCGCACACTCTATATAAAAATCATCTTTACCAAAGACATCAATACCGAACTCCATAAAGTCGATAATCTGCTCATGGTAACGACGCGCATTATTTTCATCGTTAGCTTTTTCGCAAGCATCAAGGTTTAGAATGGATTGTCCCAATTCTCCACCGATACAAGCAGTTGTGCCAATAATATCTCCCTTAAATCTCTGCATAACCTCTTTGAGTTCAGATTTGAGGAGCGGCACTCTTTCCATTCGACGGTCATAATAACCGTTCGTCCATGCAATAGAGGACAATTCTTTTAGACCTCTATAACCATGCTCATTCTTTGCGAGAAGAATAAAGTGATAATACTTCTGACCCATCTCTCGCGTATCGGTCAGATAGATCTCGTTGCCCAATGCTACGGTAAACTCAGGATGAGTTTCCTGTAGCTTCTTAGCATACTTATTGACTCTCATATGGGCACTCAACGATTCGTGATCTGTAATTGCGATTCCTGTCAATCCAAGCTCGATAGCTTTGTCAATCAACTCTTCCGGGTGATTTATACAGTCGAGAAGACGGAGATTGCTATATTCTGTATGAGCATGATTGTTGAAATAACTCATAAATTATCTCCTTTACCTTTTATATAAATATTATAGCATAATTAAATACAAAAAGCAAGTTATCAATCTTTTAATACCAAGGTTAATTTCTGCGAAGCTCTTGTCACAGCTGTGTATAGCCATCTTGCATGGTCTGCTCTTTTTAGGACTTCTTCAAGCACTAGCACTTTATCATACTCGCTACCTTGACTCTTATGAACTGTAATACAGTAACCATAATCAAACTGCTCTGGTCGCAACTGCTTAGGAAATATTCGGAAGTTTTCTTTATTAACAGTCGCTTCTTTTGTAGTAATAAGCTTATAGTCCATCAAGAGTTCATGGAATACCTGATCACGAGGATCGGTTTCGTCAATGGTCTCTGGTGCGAAATCAATGATGCACATGGGATTAAGCCATGGATTAGGGTAAGTAGCAATCTCTTCGATTGTGCCGATGGTTCCATTAACAAGAGCATCACCTGTGGCAGTAATCTTATCCCAGTTATTCTTAAGACAAATAACCTTATCTCCAACAATAGGAGCAGGAATATCTTCGCCATATCGCATATTGCGGTAATAATTATTCATAGTATGACGAGTAATATTCTTACCACAAAGAATTTGATCAGCCCATGTAAACATACCATCGCAAAGGTCTCTCTGTCGAACTACGTTGATTTCTGAACCCTTGTAAGGTTTGATGATCTTACCAGCTCGAATATCTGCGGACAGGCGGATAATCTCACTTTCTGCGGCTTGACGCATAATTTCGTCAAGGAAGATATGCGGATGGTCGAGGATGCCATTCTCCTCGCCAATAGGAGGCAATTGACCTGGGTCGCCGCAAGCAATTACATAAACATTATGCGATAGCAGTAATTCCCACATCTGTTTTGGCAGCATAGATACCTCATCTACCACGACAATGTCGCAATCAGAGTTGAGTGACTCTCTTGGAATATGAATGAAGGTACCATCAGCTCGCTGTAAGGATTTATAGAGCAGTCGGTGCGCAGTCATCGCAGTTGGACAACCTTTATTCCTTAGCACCTGTGCGGCTTTGCCAGTATAAGCAATATAGGCCACTCGTTCAGGGTTGATATCTAGAGCAGAAATAATGAACTTAATAAGTGTTGATTTACCAGTACCGGCGTATCCAGCAATCACAGTATAGGGTTCATTTTGGTGATATCGCTCTACTGCGATTCTCAATCCTTCCTCTTGTTTACGTGTTAGTTCCATTTTCCTTCTCCTTAATCGCTGCTTCTACTTTAGCTTTTAAATCATAAAATCTTCCAGTTTCACATCATAGAGCAGTCTAGTATTCATCGGTAGTGTAATTAAATCTCCATTTAGCTTATAGGAGAGTTGTTCATGCAGCGAAGCTACTTCTTCAACATTCATACTAGTCATATCTACATATAAAATATTCATACCACTTTTCCTTTCCAAAAATAGTAAACCCTGTTTTAGTTTCGACGAACGGCCGTCTAGGTTCCG